AGATTAACGCTTCTGTGCTCTATCCGCACGATATTGTTCATAAATATGCGGGCGGTTACAATCGAAGCTGCACTCAATACGATGAAACCCTTGAGCAATTGTGGAAGAACCTTCCCGATACTGTTAACGAGAACGGAAACACTCTCGTGGTTTGTGACGGTTCCGGCTCGATGGAGTGTAAGATTGGTGGAACGACCGCAACCGCTCTTGAAGTAGCCAATGCTCTTGCAATTTATTTCGCAGAACGTTCGAGCGGACAGTTTAAGAATAAGTTTATTACGTTTTCAAATAAGCCGAAATTTGTTGATATTAGTAGTGGTAAAACGCTTCGGGATAAGATTCGCATTGCGATGATGAATGACGATTGTTCCAATACCAATATTGAGAGGACTTTTGATCTGATTTTGGACGTTGCCGTTAAGAATCATATGAAGCAGGAAGACCTTCCGAAGAACGTGTTGATTATCTCGGATTGCGAATTTGATTCTGCGACCTCGCAGTATTACGGGTGGGATCGTAAAAGGTGTGATAAAACTCTGTTTTCAACCATTTCGAAGAAATTCGAGGACGCTGGATATAAACTGCCGCGACTCGTTTTCTGGAATGTAAATTCTCGAACCGAAACAATTCCTGTTCGAGAAAATGAACTCGGAGTTGCTCTTGTGAGTGGATTTTCAGTTAACATTTGTAAGATGGTAATGAGCGGAGAAATCAATTCGTATAAGTGCTTGCTGGACGCGATTATGGACAAGCGATATGATGCCGTTTCAGAAGCGGTTAAGAAAGTAATCTAAAAAGGAATATGCGTGGGAGCGGTCAAAGTAATTAAGTTAATAAGATGATCACTCCTATTTTTTATAAAATTATGAACATTTATGTTGCCGCACCGTTTGGTTCTGTTGGCAGTGAAAAAAGATGTGTTGTTGAAGAAATTAGAAAAATTCTTCAATCAAAGATTTCATATGGAGATAAGATTTTCTGTCCGTGGGATTACAAAATCCCGAATGCTTGGGATTACCCGAACGCAGAGTGGGCGCAGATGGTTTTTGCTAATGATGTGAAAGCAATCGATAATGCCGATATTGTTGTGGCCGTTTCATATGGCAGAACAGAAACAACAAGCGGGACGAATTGGGAAATTGGATATGCGTTTGGAACCGGAAAGAAAGTTATTGTGGTTGAGATGACAGATAATGTAATGAGTCTGATGATTTCGAACGGGTGTTATGCAGTCGTAAACGGTCTTGTTGGATTGAAGGAATATGATTTCAATAAGATGCCAAAATTAAGAACAGGTACGGAACAAAAATAAGTGCTTTTGGAATTTTGGTATTAGCTATTTATTATGTGAATGCGAGGAGGATAACAAGATGATGAGTAGTTTATTAGATGGTGTTGTTTCCGCAGAAGAAGCAAGAAAAATTATTGGAGCAAAAAAGAAATCTCCAACAAAAGCAGATTTTAAATGGTTTCGAGATAATAATGAGGATTTTGTAGATTTCCTGAATGAAAGTATTACAAAATCCTCTGAAAATGGATGTCGTGAATTTACGTTTTTGCTCGGAGATATTTGCAATAATTACGCAATCAATAAAGTCGGACTTCTTCTGCCATTTATTGAGTATCTCGGATTCGAGGTTGAATACGAAAGAACAATGTCCGGAAATCCTTGTGTCAAAGTTAGTTGGTGAGTATTATATATTATGACAAAACAAGAAGCGTTAGAGGAATTGAAGAGTCGCCTCCGTGGCGCAGAGTGGGTCGATGAAGATTATGTGGATTGCGTTTCTAAAGAGGCGCTTATAATTGCCGAACGAGAATTACAAAATCAAAAAATAAGAGATAGGATTCAAGATTATTCTACGCTTTTGGAAACGATCAATAAAAGATTAATCCAAAATAGAGAAAAGAGTTTCATTGCTACTTTTATATGTTGGGACATAGATCAAAAAAATTTTTATTTTGATCTGATAAGTCAATGCGATTGTGATATTAAAATTCTCGAAGATAATGATCTTAGAATGCGCGGAAAAATTAGTAGAAAGCCTAGCTAACCCCGACCGGGTATAAATTTGAACCGGTACCCTGAAAATACCCCCGGTAGGGTATAATCTGCCGTAATTGTAAAAGACGTTTTGTGGAGGATAAGAATAATGTTTTAGAGTCGGTTGAAAGACCGGCTCTTTTTTATGTGTTTGGTGGGCAGTGATGGAGAAACGATTTAGAACAGATGACGTGTTTTAAAGTTGTCGAAATCGACGGGTTTGGGTGATTTCGTGAAAAGTTGGACGAGATTTTAGAATAAGATGAAACGATATGTTTTGTCGGGGTCGGAAAATTATCGAGTGAAAGAATAAGGTCGTTGGAAATTTGCTCGAAAAGTATTGGTTTTTAGATAGTTTTGGTGCGGATTTGGTTTTGAGATGAGGGGAAGAATTATAGAGATGTGGTGAGAATAGAGTGCGGTAACGGGGTTAGGAGGTCTACGGTGGGAGTACTGATTTTGGGTCGATTTTCCTTTATTTTAATAAGGCGTGGAGAAAATGTTTGAGTTGGATGGGTAAGGATAGGGTGTGAGGAATCGTGGAATTTCATGAGAATAATAGTGAGCGAGAGAGTGGTTTTGTGGGCGAAGATACGACGATGAAAGGCAGAGGGAATTTAACGGGAGAGAAGAGGAGTGAGAAGTTTACAGATTATTTAGAGGTGGGCAATATTGAGGAAATGGATGGATGGTATAATTATGGGGAGCGAGAGGAGACAAGGAGACATGGGAGATATGAGGAATGAGCAAGTCGGATATGATAATGTATTGTAGAGATGAGTGGATTATAATTTTAGCGGAAGTTATGAAGAAGTTAAGAGGAAAAGGATAAATATGGGAGTTCTGGACTTTTTATGTGAGACAAGATGCCATATATAATATTTTGAAATGAAAAGTAAGTGTTATAATGTAAATTCGGTCTTTATGTTATTTCGCTTACTTTTTCATTGCCATTTCACAGAAAGGAGGTGAATAGAATGGCTGACTATACTATGTATAGTCTTTCCGAACTTCGGAAGCTCTCGAAAGAAAATTTCCTGAAGATTCGGGAACTCGAAAAATCAAATGAGATGATTGATGTCTCGTTTGAGCTTTCTCAAGCGAGAGAACAGGACGTCGCGATTCGCGATGCTCTTGCAATCAAACAGGAGGAAGCAGATAAGAGAAAGAAGTAATTCTTTCTCTTTGTGTGGAAGCGATAACCACGTTAAAAACACTAAAAAATTATGGGTTTCGTGTCCCAAAATAAACACGAAGGGCAAAACGCCCAGAAAGGATTTTGTTATGAAAACCGCAATCATCACTCGTACCCTGACCACCTCGACAGTATCTGCTTTCGACCTTGTCCGTAAAGGTTGGTTCATCCAATCCAACATCAACGGAACAATTACTGCTACAAAACAGCAGATTTGCAACTTCAAGCACCCCGAACTTGCTTCTTGGCGTATGGAAGAGCACAACATCTATAGCTCCAACGCAAAGTGCGGACTTGATCTCATCACCAAGATCGACTTCGGTCCTTGCAAGGTCGGCGTTATCTGGAATAATACCATTTGCCGCGCAGAAGCGTGGATGCATCGTCCGGAAGTCAAGCTCGAAGACGTCATTCCGAAGGAAGATGAGGAATACATCTCCCAAGAAGACATCGATTACGATAACGCTTGTTTCGATGCCGATATGAGAGACTTCGAAGACCTCGCACAAAGATATTAATAGAAAGGAGGTGTGAACAATGAAGAAATTTCTCTCTCGTCTTGCGGACTACATCCGCTTCATCATCACTGGAAAGTCCGACACCTTCGTCGATGCAAACATCCTTGACTTCTCCGGACAGGGCAAAGACCGCTACGGTCGATAAACATTCTTCGAGTATTAGAGCTTCGGTTCTAATACTCCATAGAGTGTTTCATCACTCTCGCCTCAAACACCAGAGGTGAAATTACCCGTCGCGCAGGGTAAAGCGCAGAAAGGAGCGTTATGAAAAACGCAAAATTCACCATCAACAACAGCACCGTCAACATCTACGAGTACGACAAGAATCCCGTTGAAACAGCACGGGACGAACTTCTCCGCAGGCTCTTCCACGCAAGACACAAAGCCACAATGGGCGGAGTCGAGAACTGGGAGAAGTTACTGGATCACTACTACAGTGGTGAATATGAGGAGATGATCGAGAACATTTCATCCTTCAAGGGTAAAGGCGGAGCAACCAGAAACACTTGCATTCGTCTTATCAAAACCATTGCCAAAAGTGAGGAGGTAAACTGAAGTGGCAAAGAAGAAGATTGTCTTTACAAACTTCTGGGGAGATGAAATCACAAAAAGGCAGTATGTGGACGAGAAGATTCGCGTATTGTCGGAGATGGAGATTTTCTCTCCTGACAGCATCGTGAATGAGAAGGAAACACGGAACAAACTCCACGATTTCCGGCATTGGACACATAAAATTCTGATGTCCTGCGAAACGGAGGTTCAAATCGATGGACTTGTTAGAATGTTGATGCTTGGAGAACTCTCTCCGGCATCATTCGTCGAAAGATATTATGACCGCATTGGCGGTTAGAAAGGAGAAAAGAAATGGCAAAGTATTGCGAACTCGCAAAAACAACGACGAATTGCACGGATGATTGTCGCAAATGTCTCGAAGAAGAATTTGGAGACAACGACATTGAAATCGGAGACAAGGTTCGATATATCACCGAAGACACTGAAGACATCAAAGAATCGGGGTACTTCCCGCCAAAAGGAACAGTCGGAGTAGTTATCGGAATCGAGCACGACGTTGCCCCGTATCACATCAGATGGCCGGAAGGAACAACAGTCGGAGATGGTTTTTGGTACGTTAGTCGAAAAGACATTGAAAAAGTTTGAGAAATTCACCGATTTCTCTTGACATTTTGAGAAAAATATGATATAATATAAATAGCTGGGATATCGGCTAAACGGTCAGAGATATAAAAGGAGAAAATCATTATGAAAAACTTTAAACTCGTTAACGCTTCTTGTTTTAACTGGCTCAAGACAATTCCCACTAACTCAGTAGATCTTGTTTTAATAGATCCTCCGTATGAAGTATCAAGAGAAACAAACTTTCAATCAGGAGAAAAAACAGGAAAAGACACGGACAGATTTAGAATTTCTATGGATTTTGGGGAATGGGATTTTGGATTCTCTGGTTTGGACAATGTTATTATGGAGTGTTATAGAGTTTTAAAACAATCTGGAACGCTAATTTGTTTTTATGATTTGTGGAAAATTTCTACATTAAAAACTTATTTTGACAATGCAAAATTTAAACAACTTCGTTTTATTGAATGGGTAAAAACAAACCCCGTTCCAATTAACAGCAAGACAAATTATTTGACGAATTCGAGAGAAATTGCCCTCGTTGGAGTTAAAGGAAGCAAACCGACATTCAATTCTGAATATGACAATGGTATTTATAAATATCCGGTTTGCCACGATAAAGGACGTTTTCATCCAACTCAAAAACCGGTTGAATTAATTCGAGATCTCATTCGCAAACACTCAAAAGAGAACGACATTATTCTCGATTGTTTTTCAGGTTCTGGTACTACGGCCGTTGCCAGCATTTTAGAAAATCGTAATTTTATTGGTTGCGAGTTGGATAAGACATATTATAATAAATCTATGAAAAGAATCGAGGAAATTCAAAAATGATTGATGACAAAATAATCAATGAAACAATTCAAGAAAAGATTAAGACAAAGGAACCAATTTTTGACATTCTTGTTTATGTTAAAGGAGAATGTCAGGGAGCAAAGCTAACACCTCAAACATTAGGAATGCTGTTTGAATTATATGCAGAAGTGAGTTATAACGAAAATGATCCACTTTCTGGATATTCAAGAGAAATTCCTATTTCAGAGCTTCGCAATATTCATCCTTGTTTTGAAAGTTCAAATGGATGCCAATGGGCAAGAAGCGACAACAGCTATTTGGGCAAAAAGTACATTATTAAAAGGCCACAAAAAGGAGGAAAGGTATCTGCTATTAAATTAGACGGATTAAATCTTGACTCTATTAAAACAAAAAGAGCGATACGAAATGATATTCGTTTAGAAATTTTAAAACGTCGCTGTGCAGTGCTTGATATTAGTTCTCGAATTGAAATCGATCATAAAAATGGAAGATATAATTCGCTTTCTAATATTAAAACAGAGGATCAGAATATTTCTGACTTTCAATCATTATCAAAAGCCGTAAACGATGCCAAAAGACAACATTGTAAAGAATGCATTCAAACTGGAAAAAGATATGACGCTAAAAGACTCGGCTATAAAGAGTCTTTTATTGTTGGAGATGAAAATTCATCCAGTTGTCCCGGTTGTTATTGGTATGATCCTGTTAAATTCAACGAAATAATTTCAAAAGACTTTATTAAAGAAAAATAATTGGACCTCGGAGAAATCCGGGGTCTAGAAAGGAAAAGATGGAAAACGCAACATTATGTTTTACAATCATTTTGAGTTTTGTTGGAATAATAATTTCAGTCGCTTCTCTTATTTTTGCAATTATTTATCTTATTAAAATAACAAAACTAGAAAAAGCACAAGAAGAGTTAGTGAAAATTAAAGACATTTCAGAAACTATTAAGAGAGCATTAATTTCGCAATGTTGCTTGTTCAGTTTGAATGGAAGTGGAAACCTTTCTGGAGAAGAAGTAATAAAAGAAATTTGTGATAAATATCATTGCGATGAATGGACGGCAATTTCTATATTTAATTCCAAACAACAAGAAGAAGACTAACAAAAAACAACAGCCTCGGACCAACAATCCGGGGCTGAATAAATAAGGAGAAAGACAGAATGGACTACAAAATAAGAAGATTAATTGAAGAAAAATTTGGAAAAAATCCTTTCATTCCAGACATTAAAACGATTTCATTTAACAAATTATTAAAATCTATAGAGAATAAATCTATTTTTGAAAACCAAGAACAAACAAACTATTTCAACTGCGTTTGTGACATTCTCCAATTAGATTATTTTACAAGAAAAATGGAGACGAAGGCATTCAATAAAACTCCTATTTTTGAAAATTATTCTGATTGGGAATATTATACTATTGAATCAGATTCGGAAAAGTATCCTTATCTTCATTATCTTGCCAAATCAGAAAAATATGGACATATGAAATATTTTTGTTATTTAAACAATGTATGTATATATTTCACGATTGGAGCGCATAAAGCTCCAAAATCATCTGATTTCTCTCTTGTCTCGTATTGTTACGGAGTAAATGATGTCTTCGTTGATCTTGAAACAACTGGCTTGAATCCGCTTTTTGATGATGTCATAAGCATTGCGTTGTTTCAACCATCGACAAGAAAGAAATTTCAAAAATACCTTCCACTTGAAAAACAATCAGTTATTTCCGAAGAAATTACTGCCATAAATGGAATAACTGAAAAAACGTTGAAAGACGCAACTTCATTGACTCAATCTGATATCGACAAACTAATCGAACTTTTTGATATAAAACAAAACAACTTAACGATTTGGGCAGGAAGAGATATGTTTGATGTGTCTTTTCTAAATTGTTATTTTAGAGAACACAGCCTGACAGATCATAAAACCTTTAAATTTCAAAATGCAAGAGAGGCGGTGAAATCTTATGAACCATTTAAAAATTTCGGAAGTTCTTCCAAGGATGTTATAGCAAAAACATTCTTTATTAATGTTTCAAAATCGCACAACGCTTTAGAAGACTGCAAGATTGAAGCTCAAATTTGTGAGAAGATTCATAACGGAATCAAGCCAGAAATTCCGGATTGGAATTCCGCAATTTCTGAAATGGAATCAAATTTCATAACGATGTCGGAAGAAAGGAGTGAAGAATTATATGAGAAGTTGTGTTTGTGGTGTCAAGCCGAAAACGGGTTAGTAAATCAAGATTATGATGAAAATCCGATCAAAAGAGGAAAAGAAGGAATTGACATTCATCACATTGATGAAACAATTTTAGACGACATTGGAAGAAGAACAGAAAAAGCACAAGAAGATAAAGATTTTAAAGAACTTAAACGGTTAAAACAATACAACAGAAAGGATCGGTTGATTTATGCGACAAAGAAACAACACTTTTTGCTTCATTGTTTAATTGAAAAGATACGGTGGGGCGAAGGAGGAGGTCCTCATTATCTTTACGCAAATTTAATGGCAAGATCTATTTATGGAGTCGATTATTCATATCGAGAAATATATGCAAAGCTTATTATTTTTGAAAAATTGAGCATTGACAAAATATCGATGAAATATTGGTCAGTTGTATTTTCTCAAAATGATTGCGATTTTCAAATAATTAGAAAAGAGATGGACTCTCTCAAAACCCTTGTCAAACAATTAAAATCTAAATAAAACCACAATTTTAAAGCCGAAAAGGCAGAAAGGAAAATACTATGTTCACAATCACACCACGCACCAGAATCCAAGAAGGAGCTTCTTGGGAAGAAGACGACTGCTACGAAACAGGCTACGAAATCACCAACAGCGATGGAGAAATTATCTACGACTTCGCAGACGAAGACATCAAAAACTATTATGAAGAACTGAACAAAAAAGAGGAGGAAGAAGTAATGAACACAAACGACAATTTGACCAACACCGCAGACGACATCATCGACATTTTCGAAGGGCTGCTCGACGAACTCGACATCACGCTTCCCGATAAATGGAGAGAAGGCGAAGAGGATGAAGCAAGAATCTTCGGAGACACTTATTACGAGCTCGAGGCAAAAATCGTCGAAAGATTGAGAAAGGAGTGAAATAAATGCCCTACATCCACGAAACCAATCACATAAAGCTCGTCGGGCTTCAAGACAGACGACGAAAACTGACAGACGAACAGAAGGCGGAGATAATCCGCCTTCGAGATGAAGGTTGGAGTTTGATGAAACTCGCCAAAGAATTCGAGGTTTCAAAGAAGTTGATTCTTCTCATTGTCAATCCCGAATCCAAAGCAAAGAACGACAAATACATCAAAGACAATTGGAGAGAATTTCAACAGACAAAAGAGGAACGGACGAAAGCAATTGGAAAAACTCGACGGTACAAACAAGAATTATTTTTAAAAGGAGAATTGAAATGAACACCAAATCGCTTATGGAACGTCTTCTCGAGGCTGGTTATCCACCCGAAGATATTCATCATTATTATTCAGACCTCTACGTTTATGTCAATACACTGACAACACAGATTATCACAGAATGGGCGAACGACAACGGATATGACAATAATCTTAAAGGTGGAATCTACGTTCAAACATTCAGAGACCAAATTACTGGAATGAAGATGTATAACATCGCTTTTCAATATATTCCGTCTTTAGATAAAAAGGAGGTGAAATGAAATGAACTCGAACATCCACGACATTGACAAAATTCGCAGAATCGAAGACATCGGATTCTACTATGATGATGGTTTGAAACATTCTGCGAAACTTTTCATCTATTTCGATGAGGAAACCGGAAGGGAAATCGAAAGCAAATGCTTCTATTTTCTCGCAGGTCCGTTCTACAGAAATCAGATGGAAAGTCTCATCGGTAGAATGACGGCACAGGAATTCGACAATTATCTGGAATATCCGAGATACACTCGGTTCCGTTTCGTTCCCGCACACATCGAAAGTATTAATTAATCAAATTGGTTGGGCGATTCGACCATTAAACGAGCAGAAAGGAAATAAATATGAAACAGAACAAAGTTTACCCCCGCGAACTTGAGGAAAAGGGCTACGTCCGCGCTACTTGGCACGAAATGAATAAATCCCAACTCGACAAGAGCGCATATGTCGAGATGTTTCTTTCTCCGGCCGTTGCTAACTCTAACAGCGGTTGGTATGGATGCACCTATGTTGTTTACACAAATGGAGAAGAATATGTCTTCTTCCTCGACTCTCTCGACCGGTTGAGCCGTGGAGTTTGCGTAACCGGAAATTCCAAACAGGCAATTGCGACAGCAGTGTTCGACAATATCGATTAATCATAATCACAAAACCACCAACTAAAAATTATGAGTTTTCGGCAAACCTCAACAAAACCGAAGAAAGGTATATACTATGGAAAGAAGAATTTTGGCTGAACTGTTCGTGGAGGACGACCGTGCAATCGAGATGGACAAAGGAACGATCGATTACGCAAAAGATGCGATCGATTACCAATGTCAAGAATGTGGAATTTCAACTGGAGATATGCGCATTCTCGATGATGACGATCCCGAAGACGCGAAGGCAAGTGACCTTGCCGACAAGATTTTCAATTCAGAAGAGAATAAGCCGACTTTCGTTTACATTGTTAAAGTTGATGCGACAATTGACGGTTCAACCGACACCGAAATGAAAGTTTTCTCAACGCGCGAAAAGGCAAAAGCCTATTTCGATGAATGTGTCGCCGACGAGAAGGCAAATGACCATTTGATGGAACTTGACAATAAAGTTGTCGATGAAGGCGAATATTACTTCTCCGTTTATCAGGAAGGATTCTGGTCCGAAGATCGTTACGAAATCGAAATTATTGAAAAGGTGGTGTTCTAATATGGAATTGAAATGGAATAAAACTTGCGCAATTCTGAAACCGACAATTCAAGTTAAAATCACAAAAGAAGATGTTTTGGATATTGTCTGCTCCGCCGTAAATGGCGGGGTTGGATACTGGGCGGCCGTTTCCGCTAACGACAACGACTACTCCGAAGCGAAGAAACATCTTGTCGAACAAGGAGCAGACTTGAAAGATGTCTGCTTTGAAGAGATTTTCGCACAAATTCTTTTTGATGGAAAAGAACTGGAAGTTACAGATATCGAAAATGGTAAAAATTATTTACTCTCTCTCGAGAAGCTTTTCATCGGAATTCGAAAAGCAATTGAAGAAGGTTATTATTCTCATTACAACTGGTTCGTCCCCGAAGGAGATGGATTCGGAGAGTGGCAGCTCAATTGTTGTCAGATTGATTCGGAAGTTGCCGACATCATTGTTCAATTCTCGCTTTTTGGAGAAGTTCTGTTTGGTTAATCACTAAAACAAATTAAAAATTAGAGTTTGCGGAAAACCTCTTCAAAACCGCAGAAAGGAAAATACTATGAAAGACATTAATGAACTCGTAAAGGAATTTCTCGCAGAAAACTACGGCTATGCAAAACAGAAAGACGGAAATTATCATTTCGAAATTTACACCGATTATCGAGATAAAATTGACGACTCAACCGCGCAGGAAATCCTTGAGGATGACTCTCCTCGAGACATTCTGATTGAAAAGCTTTGGGATGGATATCAAGAGCAGGAATGGGATATCACCGACAACATTGTTGATGGTTTCGAAGAAAAGATCGAATCAAAACTCTTTGAACACGAGGACATTCGAGAAGCATTTATGGATGTCGTCTGTGTCGACTACCCGGAAGACTGGGCTCTGTCGCAGGAGTTCTGTTTTAACATCGTTGTTTCAAATGGCGATGACAATTATGACTTCTGGCTAAATGAGCATATCGTTGATGAAGATGGAAAAGTCGATGAAAATGCTGAAAAAGCTGGGCTTGTCTGGTTGGCAAAACAACAAGGGTATACTTTCGAAGAAGTTGTTGAAATCTTAAAGAAAGACCCCGTTGAGAGACCGAAAACATTCCTCGAAACTGTTCAGCAAGAAATTGACAACGGTTACGGCTGCGAAGCACTAACTTTCTGCGTAAAAATGACGCTCGGACAGGCAATCGAGCTGAAGGAAAAGATGAAGTCCAATCCTAACGGTTCGATTGTTCTTGACAAGAGAACAACCTGCGGACTATTTAACCCATGGGATGGAAGCGGTTCCGTGCTTGACATCAGTTGCGACAAAGATATCGAAATTCCGTTCACAAATATTTGGAAGTTCTATATTGACGAACGCAGAACGAACAGCTGCGATTCAATCCATAACGTATATGGAGTGACCGACGCCCTCTGGAAAGACTATCTGAAAGAAATCAAGGGCTAAATTGTTTCACGTGAAACATTAACAAAATCAATTTGCCGTGCGGTGGCGGCATAATACCATCGCAAAAGAAAGGAAATATTATGAGACACTCAACCTACACCGAAATCGCCGACAATTTCTGCAAGAAGCACAACATCACCGTGAAATTCACTTACACTGGGCTCGCAGCAAATACCAATTGGGACTCAGTTCTGCGCCCTCGTTACCGTTACGACATCAAAACCCCTCTCGGACATATGTGGGGAATTTTCTGGGATTCTATCGCAAACAAGGAAAAGCTCCAATCGAAAGACCCTGAAAAGATTGCGGAAGCAGAACCGACAGCTTATGACATTTTGACTTGCCTCGGAGGAGACAGCTATGCGGATGACGATTTCGAGGAGTTTTGCTCGGAATACGGATATGACAACACGCCCGGGTCCGAACGCACGAAAGCTCGGAAGATTTGGAAGGCTTGTCTTGCGCAGAATGAGAAACTTCATCGGTGCTTTACCGAAGAGCAGATTGAGGAAATGCGCGAAACCATTCAGTAATCAATAATTAAATTACGCTGACCTAACGGCGTTATACGGAGAGAAGGGAAATGCTATGAAAAATTTTGCTACTTTTGAAAACGCGAAGAAAATGCTCGACTTTGTCAAGAGAGGTCACGATCTTTATTATAACGACGAACATATTTATGTTTCTAATTACAATGGTTATGGAAACTTCGTTACTTATACTATCGATGAAAAAGACGCTGCTGAATGCGAAAAATATCAAGATTGGATTTCCTGTCTTAGTCCCGATGGAACAATTTATAACGATCCTTCATATCCTGATTTTAACAAAAATAAATTAAGCAATGTTGAATTTTGTGAACAGAACTACAAGAAGCTTTGGTTCGTGATTTGCTAAATTAAAAATTTGTCTGCGGTATCGGACATATACGGCCAGAAAGGAAAAATATTATGAATAAACAAAAACTTATGGAGTTGCTTGAGCATCCCGAAAATCTCCCCGAATGCGCTTACACGACACTTCCGAGTGATCCGACTGCTGCAATCTATGTTATGAAAGGTGAATATGGATATTGGCCTCTTAACTTCTATCCGACTGCTGAAATGGCAAAGGAACGCTGCGATTATATGAATAAACTCGAGGGCGTTTCAGAAGAAGAAGTTGAGGCGCTTGTTCTTTTGTCTATGAGAAAGAAATAAACAAAACAATTAAAAAAGGAGAATAAAGCTATGAGAATCACCAAAACCGAAATCAAAAATCACATCGAAGGGAAAGACCCTATTGCGACCTACTACGGAGGACTTGCTGGACTTGGATTGGAAATTTGCGAGATCGATGAATCGGAAGAAATTGTCTACTTTGTCGAAATCGCCGGAACGAAAGAAACTCCGAAAAAATCAAAAGTCTTCACCAACAACGACGGAAGAACTGGTTTCCGTTGGGGACATCGGGTTGTTTGGTTGGACGAATGCATGAGAACAAATTGGTAATTAAAATATTAACAAATTATTAAAAGGGAGAAATACTATGAAAACCACAACCACTATCGACACCAGAAAGACCATCGACCGTTATGACATCGAAGGATTCTACGGGAACGAATGGAGCGTTGAATGCTCTGAATACACTCTCGCGGAAGCCAAAAAGACGCTAAAAGAATATCGCGAAAATTGCCCGCAGACAACATTCCGAATCAAACACCGGGTTGAAAAGAATCCGAACTTTGTCTTGACTCTCGGAGCATTAAAGAAAGGTGATTGGTTCACCTTGAAACCGATTGCCAATCCGAAAGATTCGCAGGTCTATGAGAAGGGCGACTACGATCGCTCCGAAAAGAAATACTCCTGCGGAAGACGGGACGATATCAGCTACGAACGGATGTTGAAGAAAGACACTCCGGTCTTCGTCGATTTCACATATTAAATTATTAACAAATTATTAAAATTTAAAAATTAGAGTCACCGCAAACCTCTTACAAAACGGCAGAAAGGATTAAAACTATGCTTACTACTTACAAAACCGCAGAACAGAAGTATCTCTTCGAAACCTACGCAAACGAAGAAAGCTCTATCGATCAAGAAATTGTTAATAAACTTGCGAATATGTTTTCTGATGAAGTTTGGGTTCGCCCCGAAAATGAAAGTGACTTTGTCGCGCCCGCAACGCATTATGAGAAAGAGTTTTTAAAACAACTTCTTAAATCCGGAATCTATGCAATTAAAGACGGATGTGATTTCTGGTCTGTTGCAAATGCCCTCGAATATATGTTTGTGCTCTGGGATAACAAACAGGTTGGGAGACACTTGAATAGCTATCTGTCTTTCTATTGCCCGTTTGCAAGAATTTGCGGTAGAGGAAAAAAGGTCGAGCTCTGACAATTAAATTATTAACAAATTATTAAAATTCAAGGAGGCTGGAGAAATCCAGTCTCCTTTTTATATAGATATTTTAGAAGATTGGAGGTAAAATATATGTCACCTTTTGGCATCTTGGTATTATTGATATTAGTTCTGGCTTTTATAGAAATTCACAGATTCTAATCAAAGGAGTTCAATTATGAACAAAATATTAAAATTAATTAAAAGAAAAATTCATTTTAAAAGGAGATTAAAGTATGGCAAATATGGTATTTTACGAGAGCTGGCTCGAAACAATTGATGCGTTTGAGAAAATGATGGGAACTGATTTCGCTAAAGAAGCGATTTATGCGTTAGTATATTTATCGATTCGAGGAGAAATCAAAACAGAAAATGACTTAATTCTTGGCTGGATAAAAGGCAGTTGTCTTCCGAATGTTCAATCCGCACAAGAGAAATATCGAAAAGCGGTTGAAGCTGGAAAGAAGGGCGGACGACCAAAAGAATTGGATTATGATGAGATTTATCGCCTGAAAGAAAATGGAGATTCGATTAAAGATATCGCTTCTAAAATGGGGTTGACAGAAGACTCAATTCGATGCGCTTTAAAACGATATAATAAAATGGGTCAAAAGGGTCAAAACCATGATATAGATAAAGAAAAAGATATAGATAAAGATAGAGAGAAGGAGAAGGAGACAGAGATCGAGAGGGGTGGTTCTGACGAACCTTCCCAGACCGCTGGCGCGGTTTCTCCCCCTGCTACCGCAGAGATAAAGATCAAGGTCGTTCAACTATATCGAAAAAGAACAAAATATCCGGAGATTCAAAAGATCACAGGATTGTCTAAAGAACAAATCTCCTCTATTATTGACGACAGAGAAAAATACGAATATTGGAAGCACGAAGTAGAACAGGCTAAAGAAGAAGAAAGATCAAAACGTTCAAGAGAAAAACAAAAGACCGAAGAAGATAATATGTTGAAGATTGTTCAAGAACATTGCGAAGAACCAATTGATGAAAAAGAAGTCCTTGAACATTATTGTTCCGAGTCGATGTCGGAATGGTATTATAGCGATTTGCTTTCGTTTTTCAAAATAAACCCGAACAAGAAATATACACGATTTAGAGATTTAAGTAACGATATACAACACGACAAAGACGAAGCATTTAAAAGTTATCCGTACTAAAATAAATACTCGAAAATTACAGGATTTTATCCTGATTATATAAAATTAAAATATTGAGTTTCCGGAGAACCTCGATAAAACCGGAGAAAGGATTTCTGATATGGAAAACATTAAGAACACCCAAACGACATCGATGGAGCTTTACCCGAATGAAGTAAAAGAATGGACCGACTACGAAAGACAGTACAAGATTGCCCTTGCGGCAGTGAAATGGCTCGACAAAAGTCTGCGGATTGTTCACGGAAAGCGTGAGAGGAACGTCGAACTGACCTACGGACTTCCTTACACTTCGAGCGGAGAATATGCTGCAATCTGGAACACCAACGTTGACGCAAGGAGTAATGACGACTTGGATTTACAGTTCAAGGGAGTGGCACTCGACAAGGATAACAACCCAGTTATCATTTGGTATATGACCGACTGCGACGGTTGGAAATATACGACGATGAAGAATTTTAGCGAATTGAGAAAGGAGGGAAAAGTATGAAGAAGCAAAAGCGAAGTGCAATTGAGACTCGGAGAGAACGCAGAAGAAGAAGGCATTTCTGGGCTTGGATGATGGACCACTTTCCGAAGACCTATGACTGGCTTGATCTGCATTTGAGTCGCGACACATTGCCGTTCTGAATTAACAAAATTTTAACAATTATGCTGTCCTACCGGCAATAAATTAAAGGAGAACTACATGGAAGAAATATGGAAACAAATAGAAGGTGGATATGAAGAATATCAGGTATCAAATTTTGGACAAATTAAATCACTGAAAAGTAAAAACGAGAAAATACTACATCTTGATAAAGACAGATATGGATATATGAATGTTAAACTTTGTAAAAATGGAACAATGAAAAATTTTAAGGTTCATAGACTTGTTGCGATGGCTTTTATTGAAAATCCGAATGGATTTCCTGAAATTAACCACAAAGATGGAAATAAGGAAAATAATTTTGTTGAAAATCTTGAATGGGTAACGAAGTCTCAAAACATTAAGCATGCGTTTGATACAGGTTTGAAACTTCCCAATGGTATAAGTTATGGGGAAAAAAATGGTAGCCACAAATTAACAAGACAAGATGTGAATGATATATTGGAAACATACATTCCAAGAGATCCAATCTTTGGTGGAAGAGCATTGGCAAGAAAATATGGAGTTGGAGCAACAACTATACAATCAATTTTACATAATAAAACATGGGTAATTGCAAAACCGAAGGAGTAAATATCATGACGTACAGAGAACAATTAAAAACAGAAATCATCAAAGTGCCTGACAACTGGACGGATTTCGATAATAAACGCAATGAACTTCAACAATACATCGCTGAAAAGCTCGACAGCAGCGAGAAAGCCGAAAAGATTATCAATATTATTGATAATAATTGGTGGTTCTTCGCAGAAGAGACAGCAGTTCTCGTTGAAGTTGAAAGTTATGATTGCTTGACAATCGTAGACGAAGACGATAACGTCAATGAAATTGTTTATCCGTTTGATGAAAATCGGATTTATCCGATGCAAAGAATTGAACAAAAATTATATTTCAATCATTAACAAAAAATTAACAATTGGTTGTCCTATCTGACCATAAGCGGGGAGAAAGGAAAGAATTATGAAAATGTTTGCAGAAGTGAGAAACGACTATTGCTTTGAGGAATTAAAAAATGGAATCAAAGCAGGTATTACAATTGATGTTTGGAAAACAGATGACGAAAACGAAGAAGGTGAGGTTGCTGCCACGGTTATCTTGAGTGAGCACAATGACATTATTGTGGTTTGGCATTTGAATTATGCCAGAAGAAATAAAGAGTGCCTTTTGGCAATTGAAGAGGCAAAAAATATTTTAAAGGAGGAAATCTAAAATGAGAAAGTTTAGAGATTTAGAGTTTGACATCATTGTCACAGAGGAGGAACTTCTGAGAACATTCAAGCACCTTCAGAGAGAGCAACCAGATGAATATAATTATTCTTTTGAAAATTATATTCGTAACTGCACCGACAAAAACGGAACACTTGAGGAAATTCGCGAATGGGTCGGGAACGCGAAGGTTGTTGATTCGCTTTCGGATCTTCCAAGGATTGGAGAAAAAGACAAATATCGCGGATTGTGTGTTTCCGTCGAACTTTACAAGGACCAAGACGACTATGCGATTTATCGGGCTTTCTTTCTTTATGGCCGGTATATCGATAAGGATGTCAACATCGCTTATTGGACCTATGCAATTCACAAAGACAGCATTAAATAATTTAACCAGCCAATTAACAAAACAAACCAACTAACCAAAATAAACAAAAAAATATTGAAAACGGAAAGGAGAACAAAACTATGAAAACTTACAAAGAAAAGGTTGAAGCAATTCGCGACATTATCGAGGATATGGACGATTCGGATGCAGTAGCACTCCACAACGAATATTGCTACGAGACGAATGACTACGATGACGAAATCATTGAAATGGAGAGATTCGACGAGATCTGCGAAGGAATGACCCCGAGCGAAATTGCTCGTAGCATCGTTTATGGAGATTTCAATCCGAATCACGACTATTTCCATTTCAACGGCTACGGCAACTTCGAATCGACCAACGACCCGACTGATTGGATTTACCCCGGAGACATTGCAAGAGAAGTCGTTGATTGCGAAAAGTCTTTTGAGAACGACAAGATTCAGGAAGAAATTGACAGTTGGAGCGAGGAGGATGACGAGGAAACTGATGATGAATAATGTTCATCATTTGTTAATAAATAAAAGGAGGACAATTATGTGATACTTTTACTGATTCTCGGACTGGTAATCCGACGATGCTGGAAAGACTCTAAAGAAATGTGCAACAAGATTGAAGCTATTGCAACTTGGGTTATATTAGCTGTTTATTTCTTTCTGATGTTCTACTTTTCGAAGTAGAAAGGAGGTGATGAAAGCTTGATAACATTGTTGGTTCTGTGGCTATTGTCGAAAGGATCTATGAAAGAGATGAAAGATAGCGGAGGAATATTTGTCGTCATTATTGTAATTCTTTTGTTCATCTTCTCGATTTGGCTGGGTATTAAGCTGGACCCGGGGTGCGTCGAGTATATCTTCAATTGAAAGGAGGTGATGAAATGAGCGCTTTTGGTATTGTTGTGCTTCTGTGTCTCGTCCTTGCTTTTATCGAACTTCATCGATAAAATGAGGTAAGAACAATTGGGTTTACGGTTATCCGCAAGTAAAGAAAACCGTGCTTCAACGGGATTTGTGTTTCGAAGAGTTCTTGTGTTGTAATGGGTTTGGTAGACTGTTGAGTTATGACTGTGGGTGGATGGGATGGGTATAGAATAGTTTAAAGGGAGCGAACCCCAAGGCTTCCTTGTGTCTTTAATCGGACACTAAAACAAACCATACGCGAGGGCTAATTATATTCCCGAGCCACTTTTTTAATTAGGCGGGGAATTTTTTTCTTTCCGGCGGCCGCCCCGCTTTTAACCCCACCCGCCCCTAACCCATAGAACCGCCCCTTTAAAATGGTTGAGCAGCCGCCTATTTTATTAGAACTTCGTCCAAAAATTACTTGCCCAACAAAAAAAGGAGCAGTCTCCAGACCACTCCTAAATTGTAAATTATTTGTAAACTTACTTAATCAGTCCATCCTCACTTCAGTCCCTGAAGCTTATCAAAATATTCCCGAACAGCCTTCTTAACGTCATTCCACGAATCCGCTCCCTCGGAGTAAAACTCCTTACCGTTCAGGTTAACATATGCGGAGGAATAATATCCAGAATCTGCGAGTTTGCTCCGCACCTTGTCTCCATCAGTGTCGGAGTTCTTAACGCACTTCTTACCACAACCACCGCACGAGCTATTTGTCTTTGCGGGAGCGGTCTTTTCTGTAGCGGGGCGAGTAGTTTTTGCTCCGGGACGAGGAACGGCTTTAATATTCATCTTGGGAGCGGAGGACATTGTATCTTCCTTAATATCGTCGGCCGTCAGTTCGTCCTTTTCATCTTCGTCTTCAACATCCTGAAACTCAAAACTCGGATACTTAAACTTGAAATTGTTGATTAGCTTCTTGATCTCTTCGACGGTCTTGGAATAATCAATCTTACCTTCTCTTCCCGCATCATAAACCTTCGTGGGAGCGGGGCTGTCTTTTTCGGGGCTATCTTCTTTAACCGCTCCCGTATAAACATCGGAAGAGTCGGAGGGTTTGGCATCAGCCTTCTTTGTGGTCGTCTCTCCGCGAAGTTCTGCGAGCTGTGCTTCGAGATCCGCAATCTTCTTCGCTTTCTCGTCCGCGCGAGCCTTTTCGAGAAGTTCGGTTTTGTAATCGCGCTCTGCCTTGAAAAGCTGTTCGCGGGTTTCATAAAGTTCGTTGGTAATATCGCTGTAATATTTCATTTAAAAGCATCTCCTTATTGGAATTTAGAATTGTTTTTAGTTTTATTTTTGCCCTTATTTGGGCTTAATTTTAGTTGCTATTTCAGTGCTTCGGCACCAATATAGTTTGAGTGCCGATTTTACCCCGACTCTCTCGATTAAAATAGGACGAAATTTTTAAAGTTGGTTTTCGGCGAGTACCGATAGCCCTTTGAAACTTTATTTTCTGGCTTATTGTTTTATTAGAAAATCAGGGGTGTCTTTTAACGGGGAGCGGCATTATTTTTCTGCCGCACGTGGGAGCGGTTTATAGACCGTTGAAGAACCTTTATCGGAACAATGTGCGGAACAATAGAACCGCTCCCGAACAATAGATTAGGAACTTAATCCTCGTCTTCTGTTTCTGCGGAATTTCCTCTATTCTTCCACATCTTGGACATCCGCTCCCGCATTGCTTCTTTCTGCTCGTCTGTCAGCTCCTTCGTGGTTGTTTTGGAGCGGAGAGAAATTAGCTTCTTGGGGCAGGCCACTTGAATCTCGATGAAATGAAATTGGTTATTGTCGGAACTTGCACGAGTAACGGCTTGAACCTTCCAGTCCTTATGTTCCGGATCTGCGATAATATTCTTTCGAATCTTTGTGAACATTGTGGAATCGGAGGTCGTGATTGTTGCTTCAGGAGATTCTCTGCGGGTAATAATGATTGTCTCGGACTCGTCGGAAGTTACTCCGAAAAGAGACATTTCTTCAATGTGAGAGTAGAAGAAATCAATGGGGGCGGCAAGAATTGCGGAAAGGGTAGAAGTTGTGTTAGAATTAGAATTATTCTTATTATTAATTACCTCTGCCATCACTTCTCCTCCTTTGAACCGCTCCCCGTTTCAGCCTTTGCTTTGGTGGCAGCAGCTTTCTTTGCGGCACGGGCGTTTGCCTTCTCGACTGCCTTCTGGTAGGCTTCGAGTTCCTGCGCTTCCTTAATTCCATCATCAAGAGAGAGAATATAATTTGGGGCGTAGTGCATTGCTACTCTTGGAGGAAGGTTGGGAGCATAATCGATAATCTGCCACTTGCCAGTCTTGCCCAACTGAACGACTGGAGCAACGTGTCTGAACCCGAAAATGCGGGGTGGGACGTGTGTTACGAGGTCGGAGATATTGCGGATGGGGTAGAACCGCTCCCAACGCTGTGCGAGCTCCTGCGGCATCTTCTTCCACGGGAGGAGAGAACCGAAATAACATCTCGGACAACCGAATCCATAACCTGTGATTCCTTCGGGATTCTCTTCACTGCGGAGGTCGGGACGGTTGAACCAAACATACTCGTGAGCAAGTGTTGCGATAGCAGCGCCGTGTGAAAATCCCGCAATTTTAATAGCTTTGTACTTTTCATTTTTTACCAATTCTTTAATGTGCGGCTCAATCGATTTCCAAACTCTTAAAAATCCTCTGTGACATCTCCAAGTAATTTCCATATCTTTGTACGGTTTAGCAACAAAATCAAAATTACTAATCCAGTCATATGCTGTTCTGGTCCATTGGAACAAAAGATACAACGTTTTTCCATCTCTCGATTCTTCAAAAGCATAATCGCCGTCATTATCAACGTGAATATACTCTGCTTTAAGACATTTTAGGAAACAGTCTTTCATTTCAATTAATGCCTTGCTGCTCAACGGGGTTCTTTCAATTTCTTTCATAAATTCATCTCCATAAAATATTTTATTTATTATCAGGTCCTATAAAAGACCAAATAAACCCTTTATATTCTTTTCTTTTCCCTTTTGCGCAATTAGATATTTTTGAATGATCGAATCCAGTTGCGTCCTCTGCTCTTCTCAATCCTTCAAAAGACGCTATATAGTTTCCGTCTAAATCATATTGAAAAACGGGAATTCTTCTTTTTGATGCGCCTCTTTCAATTTTGTCATTCCAATGATTATTCTCAAAACGAGTCATCCATCTTAAATTATTTAAACTATTGTTATCTTTATTATCGTCAAGATGGGCACAATCATAATTTTCCATATTTTCAATTGGACAAAAGGTTTCTAAAACTAACCTATGAATATATCGATCTATTCTTTTGTTATTTATCTTTATAGTTACGCGATGATAACCATATCGAGATAATCTGTGTTCTAATCTATGCCAACGATTTGTTTTTCCCATATTTGTAATACTAGAATAAACATCCCCATTTGAAACTATAATATAAGAATCGTTTGTTCCAGAAATATATGACCATTTTTCTTCAAAAGGTATTTCATTAATCATTTCATCGAAAGATATACTTTTATTTTTACGAGGCATATTAAGTCCCCCCCTTTCTTGTTAATAATTTGTTAATATATGTGAAGATAACCTGTTTTGGGTAGGTTGTCTAATCACCTGATGATATGAACCGCTCCCTAAATGTCTTCTACCGCATATCCGCCTTCAACCGTGAAGAAGACTCGCCGAATGCCAGCGGCTCGCAGGAGGCTCATACAGCCGCTACAAGGGCGAGAAATGGCAAGAGAGCCATCTTTATGGGAGCGGTACAGATACGCGGTACAAGAGGTTAAATCCAGTCTCTGACGAATGAGCGGAAGCAAGGCAGATGTTTCTGCGTGACACACTCCTCTATGTTCTCCGCCGAACCGATTGTGGTCGAGCTTCTGCTGAATAGGAGAGCATCGTGTGATTGAATTACATCCTGATGAGATGATACGAGAACCTTCTACGATAACACAACCTAAATGAAACTGTGGATGATCAGAGAGAATAGATACTGCTTTAGCAGACTCGAAAAATGACCGCTGACGACGAGTTAATTGCGGGAGCGGTTTATAGGTTGGAGTCTTGTTATATATTGGAAGGTTTACGTTGACGTTGAGAGTGATGCTCATTGGGAGCGGTTTCCTTTCTTTAGATGCGGAACAACCCGTCTCATCGGTTTCCGACTCAATTATCGGACCTAATAGAGGCGGGTGCCCATATAAATTATTGGAGGTTTAGCGGAATAGCATCCGCTGGCTGTCGAGGCAGGATTCGAACCTGCGCAATGACTGGGTCAAAACCAGTTACCTTACCACTTGGTTACTCGACAATGTTTCGGCTGTAACGGCTATCGCGTCCATTTAACCCCTCATCGGTGGCACCGAATTTTAGCAGTTGATCAGACTGCTATCAGCAGTAACCGCAATTAGACGGCTACAGGAACCGTTCCCACGCTTGGTGGGTCGGCGATTTTCCTCTCTTTTCCGCGTGTCCATTTCTGGGGTGCGATAGGCGGAGGAATACCTATGAATACTTTCCGACTATAACGGGCTAAGCTATGAATTTCACATATTTTGACGGGGAACATCCCGCGTCGAGGGAGCGGTTTATCTTGCCGATTAAGCCAGCCCGAAGCCGGGAGTTTAACCCGTTTCACCGCAAGCATCATTCATCTAATGCTTCATCGGAAAGGCGATCGAACAAGACAGTTTTTCGGTTGGTGTTTTCGGCGTTCCGCTTCGCCTCTTGGCAAGGTTTTACTTCTCTTGCCCGAAGAACCGCAACGATTGGATTCGAACCAATGATACCAACGCGCTATTGGATGTTAGACTCCTTCATCACGCTTGCGGCAGGGTTTCAAGCTAACCCATAAACTTCGCCTTGACGAGGGCTTACTCTCGCTCCCTGTGTACTGTCTGGGAGCAGACCTGATTCCCCTCGCCCGACTCGAACGGGACTGCACGCCATCTGAAGGGGATAGAAGAATCGGTTGCTTTGGCGAAATTATCTGATGTAAGAACCGACTGGAAGAATTATCCAAGGCACGGATTAAACAGTTTTAACGCGCCCAGCTTGACTTAGTCTGAATGGCGTGAGTTATACGCATCTCCATCATTGGCGGCTGGTGGATGCGAAATGATTCGAACATTCCCTACAACGGGTTTGAGCCGTTTGCCTCTTCCTCTGGGCTACGCATCCATATGAATGTCTGTCTCTCCAGACTGTCACTGAAATTTTTACGAGACGATTCAGTCAACGTCGGTCACATATACAACACAGCGACGGATTTCTGTTCCTCTGTGAGGGAGCTCCGCTCTTCCGTGGGAGTCGGGCGCTTCCATTACTATTTAGAGACTAAGGAATTCTGCCAATCAAGCGTCTTGGTGCCGGACATTAGTTGCGAGCTAACGGATAAAATCCTATTCAAGAACAATCCAGCGTAGACCTGAAGAGATTTGAACTCTTAAACCCGGAGGTACTCGATCTTAAGTCGAATGCGTTTGCCAATTTCGCCACAGGTCCATATGGACGTCGGTCTTTCCCGACTGTCATCTCGGTCAGAGAATTGGAAGAATTACCGCAAAGAACCAAAGCGCGATAACTGCCGCCACTCCAAAGATTGTAACCGGAATACAATACCACTTGGTAAGATTGCTCGGAGTCCGTGTCCAGAACCAAACGATGAATCCGACTGCGAGGAGAGACAGGACTGATGCTACGATAATTGGTAACATTTGGAATTACTCCTTTGATTATTGAATTTGTTTAGATTTACGAAATTTTTCAAAAATTTCTTCTTTAGATAATTTTGAATGCGACCATACATATTTTTTATATGTATACAAATTTCCAGTACAACAAGAGCTAATACAACTATCTGTAAATCCGTTTTCTTTTGCGGCCTCTTTTGCAGAAGAGTAAATCCTAATTAATTCCCCGCATTCATTATATTGAAATGTCGTAAGACAATTTTTAACAGACCTTTTAATATGAGTCCCATTATATGTGTTGTTATATAAACAACTACACCATTCAAGGTTTTCATAATAGCAATTAGATTTATTTTCATCTTTATGATTAACCATCGGAAGATTTTCTGGATTTGGAATGAAAGCAAGCGCAACCGCTTTATGAGCCATCATAAGCCGTCTTTTCTTGTCTTTGAAAAGATTATATTGCTTATACCCATCTGTGGAAAAGCTATATTTTAAAATTTTACCAGTATATAAGCTATATACCTCTCCCCGTTGGTTCACTTGATAGAGCCCTTCATACCCCGGGATGTCTTTCCATATTATATCCATATTGTGTTTATACTTACCTTTCAAATAATTGCTTGGTCCATCGGGGAGGGGTCGAACCTCCACTTGCCTTGTGAGGGTCTCGCGATTATAGATCGCGGGCTTGAACCAATTAAGCTGCCGATGGATGTTTTAGAAAGGTGCCGTCTGTCCGAGCTGTCAAGCGTCCGACCGCTTTGTCATACCGATCAAGCACCACCAAGACCGGCGTCACATTTGAAAGGAGTCTACTATGAAAACCACTAGTTCATGTGAACTGCCCAACCCCAGAGGAGTGAGCTTCCTGCTCAATGAAGTCTCTTCAAGTATCAACAGGCTATCCCCGCAGTTCCTGCGGTTCTTTAAGAAAGGAGGTAGTGAAATAGAGTCCGATGGAGCCTTCGGGAGCGGTTAGTGTCGGGTATCACTTAGGCTTTGAACCGCTCCCTACTCGTGTGCCGATGCTCTCTCCCTTTCACGCTTATATTATAGCACATAAAATCCGTTTTGTCAAGGGGTTTTAAGAAAAAAGTTCTGATTTTTTGAAAAAAGTTTTTTGGGAGGGAGATGAAGGCAAACGGGAGCGGTTAAAACTGTTCTGATGGCAATTTAATTAATTCTCCAATCAACATTTCTCTTACATTTTTATATTCATCTATAATAGCCTCGTTATCAAAGCTCTGAAACATCAATTGATCTTTGACATCTTGTCTTTCTCTTGGCTCATCGATTAATTCATATAGTTCCATTAAAATTTCTAATGTTTTATAAAATGTTCCTCTTGATGGAGTCTCTTCTCTTTTTTCTATAATTTCTGTTGCCGCTGCGTGAGTTAAAGCATATAAATTAATGTCCGTTCTATTTTTTAAGAATCCAATCATTTTTTCATTAATTTCACAAGCTTTAGCTTGAACCACTTCGTCATCCGGATCGTATCCACATTTCTTTAGTATTTCCTCCGCTTCTTCAATTACATTTCTTTTAACCATCCAAAAACTTACAGACTCTCTATATAGCTTCCAGCCCCGCTCTCTATATATAATCTGTGTTACTTTATTTCTAAATTTCTCTCCCCACCCTCTATAATATAGACTGGAAAGGGTGGAACATCCCATTTCCCTCATTATACTCTTTTTGACATCCATCAAATACGTCTGTTCTTCTTCTGTTAAAGATCTCCAAATTCCATACCAAGTATCTATTGGATAAAATTGATGAGTATTTTCATTTCTATATAATTGATACACTTCTACTGTGTCGTGAGAGTCAATTAATTGTTCATTCTTTAATCTCTTTCTAACACTATCCAAAACATCGAAACATTTTCCAAATACTTCACTTTCAAATTGTTTGATAATAGCGTTTTTATCTTTTATGTTTTCAAGAATCTTTTTATTTTTTTCATTTTCGGAATTAAAACAAAACTCAATAAACTTTTGATTGAAAAAACCAAATAACATATATAAATTTACTTTTGATGCTTCAAAATGATAGTAGTCACTTTCTTCATTTTTTTGTTTTGTGTTTCTTTTTTGATAACAAGATAAAACTATAATATCTCTAATATATTTTAAATATTCGTTTTTCTTTCCCCTTGTCTCAATTGGATGGAGTTCATTTTCATAAATCTCATTAACTTCATAATATGGAGAATTTGCAATTTTGTTTAAATTACATTTCCGCTCCCATCTGGCAATTTGATACTCTTTTTGTTTACCTCGTAATTTCGGTTCTTCGAGAACTTCACATAAATCTACGTATCTATATTTTTTACCAATTTGTAAATTTTTAAATGTTTCAAGATTATTTGTTATTCGAGGTTGTTTATTCTCAATTTCTTCTATCATATAATTCTCCTTTAATTTTTATAATATTTATAGTTTAGTTTTGTCACTTTTTAACACGAAATCTACGATTCTATGGTGAGAAATTTCGTCGTTTGGGGAGCGGTTAAATTATGAACAAAATATTAACGATTGCACACTTTTTAACGGTATATATATAAATATAATAATAATAATAAATCTTTAAAAGTGTGCATTTTTCATTCATAATTTGTTAACATTAACAATCCTCCTATATATATAATTTTTGATTAAAAAATAGGTAAATGTTAACAAATTATGTTATGACTCCAGCGTCTCTGCGCTTCGCGCAAAAAGGGTTTTTAAATATTAAAAAATATTTTTTCCATATTTTCCTATAGAGGGGTTTTCTATTCTACTGGAAAGTAGGGAAAATACATTTATAATTTGTTCATAATTATATTTTGAGTTTCTATTCTACCTATTCAGTATAATTATATCATAAAAGGGCGGATTTGTCAAGTGGTTTTGAAAAATTTATTTAAGATTATTTTTATAAGGGAGCGGTTAGAAATTAGTTTGAATTAGTTTAAGTTAATTTGGAATTTATTTGAAATTAAAGTGATTTATTTGGAATTTTCTGGAATTCTTAACATTTTACTTTATTTTTACTTTTCTTATAAAAGAAAAGATCATATCAAACATATCAAAATCTCGTCTATCCTATATCTCTCTTAATCGTTTACCTATCTATCCTCTCATTATCAATCTCGCACCCAATCCTACTCTTCAAATATCCCATCAACAATCTCCTTTATCATTAACTCCATCTCTTCCCTATTTATACCGACATTCTTCCAATCTCTTACAATCTTTTCGAATCTATCTTTAAATCTATTAGGATTATTTCTCCTCTTATTTCTCCCTGCTTTTATTCTATCCATTCTAGTTCCATAATAAAGATTATCTCTCCTTGAAATCCATTCTAAATTATCTACACGATTATTATGCTTATTTTCGTCTTTATGATTAACTTCTGCCAACCCTAACGGGTTTGGTATAAAAGTCAATGCTACTATTCTATGAACAGATAAATATTTACCACTTATACTACAATACAAATATCCATTAGGATTACTTCCAAGATGTGCCCAGTCCCCTTTTGGTTTTGACCAAATTCTCCCATAATTACTTACAAGATATCTATCACAATCAGGGAACGGTTTAACAATTTCTCCGTCTTGTAAAATCATTTTTTTCTCCGGTTCAACAGGAATCTTATCTAAATATATTTCAGAAAAAATATACTTCTGTCCAACTTTAATATATCGGGTATACTTATCCAATAATTTCATAACTGCAATTCGACTACTTCCACTAACAAATGGAAATTTTAAAAGTTCACAAACCACCCTTGAGTTTTTATAAATAACTCCCACTTCAAGATTGTGAAGTTCTCTATAAAAAGTACGCTCAATATTAGTCATAATAAAAATCCCTCCTCCTTCTACTTCCTTCTATTCACCTCTATTATACCACACTTCCCCCTCCTTGTCAATCCCTCTATATATAATTAACAAAATATTTACAAATACATTCCCTTTTAAATATAAATACACATCCTTTCCTTTCCCTTAAAAAAATAAATATATACTACGACGAAGTCGGTTTATTCATTTGAGAACCGTCAGGTTCGACAAATGAAAAACGATTGGACGGCGACCCGAACGAAGTGAGGGGACGAGGAGAAAAGACTGAAAGTCTTTTCGGGCAAAGGAGGGGGTGTGGGGAAACTTGGTTCCCCAAATATATATGATCAATATATATGATCCTTGAAAGAATAACAATACTTGATATCTAACCAACTTTAATATAAGTTCTTCTTAATAATAGCCCATATACTAGTACTAGACTATAGAACCAATATAATTCCATATCCAACGGCCTTCTAATCTAATCGCATAATTAAGAAAGAATATATGAGTTAGATCACACAATTATATGATGATCTGTTGATGATTTATATATAGAAGATGTCTATAGAGGGTTTTCTGGGTATTTCTTGGATATTTGGGTAATAATTAGACAATATTTGAATATGATTGAGTATTTTTGGTAAGTTTTCCACAAGTTTTTCCACATTTTCAACAATAGGACAAGAGGATGGTTAAAAGTGGGGAAGAATGGAGGAAAATGGAGGGGAAACAAGGGAAGAGACATACGAATTAAGGGATAGTAAAAAGTAGGGATTAAATAGATTTCAGAATCGATTTTAGGGATGGTTTTACCTATTAAAATAAAGGACTGAGGAAGAAAGTGGGGAAGGATATATGGGAAATAGGGTATCCGAAGATACCCTAAAATTCTTGTTATTTAATTTAAGAAATTGGCATAAATTTAGTTTATAGTTTTAGCTGATTTTAGTCTTTCGATTCTCTTGTCCAACCCAATTTTAGACCCTTTGATTTGAGAGTATATTCATCTTGGAAAATAAGATCGCAATCATTAATGTAGACCTTAATATAGATATCTTTGAAGTCTGGAGGAATTTTAGAGACGTCTTGATTGGCGATAAGGTTCCACTTAATTACTTCATCGTTCCACTGCTTGATAAGGAAAAGGAGATCTACGACTTTTCGAGCATATCTTGTTCGAGGTTTGTTAGAATCGAGAGCCGTATATTCGACTTCATATTTAGCCTTTGATTTTGCTTCAAGTTCTTTTGTAAATATCTTGAAATTGGTCTGTGCCACGTCTGCGATATTTCCGAGGAAGTAATTTCCAGCAATTTCTTTTGGTTCATGGTAAGTTACTTTTTCAATATTGCCTTCATTGATTTGAGTTTCCCTTTTGGTTTGTTCTGTCTGTTTTGTGGGTTCTTTTGTCCGTTCGTTCTTTTTCATAAACATCTCCTTTGGACGATTGTCTTTCTTTCCTGTAAGTTTATAAAACCAATCCTGCCATTGCTCAAAAGTACGCTTGTAACCCGCTCCGTTTTCAAAATTTGGATCATTGCAATAATCAGAGAAACGTTGGAACGGGCATTCTTTACAATTCAATGAATACTCAATTGGATAGAACGATTGACAGCGAAAATCACTTTCATAATATAAAGAATTTACTGCCTTTTCAAGAGTACGATTATATGCCTTCATAAAGACTTCTGACGGCTTGAATTTATTCTTTCCCATTATAGAATTCCTTTCTTTTTCAGAGAGATTTCGTAATCTCTATCGTGATAATTATCTTTATCGAACAGATATTCAACAATTTTATCTCCGACCCACTCATCAAAATAATCGGAATTCATCCAATTTAACTGTTCATAAGCATTAAGCAGCCACTCCATATCGAGAATCCAGCAGGCTGTTTTAAGAGCGTTATACCATCCACCAGTTCCGCCTTCGTATGCGAGCTCTGTGTCTATTTGATCGCGATATGAATAATCCTTTGGATAAGGCAGATTATTGGTGGCTTCACCTTCCACAAACTTCTCCTGTTCTTCGGTGTCATAACAATAATATGGGTTAGGCTCGAAAAGTGTTATGCCGAAAATCTTAACAAGCTCCCCAAACATACAGGCGAAGAACCGATCGGGGAGCTCCAGTGAATCAAGATATTCTCGGACTTTGTCACGACAATCAATCTCGCCGATAATTTCTTTCAGAAGTCCGGTTGGTTCGGAGGATGAAACGCCATTGTTTACTTTTTCTTCCATTGTTCTATCTCCTCCTTAAACATTCATACAAGCAATTTGTTTTATGGGGATCAATGCTTTAATTGTTTCGTTTGGAATCTCGACAACGGGCGGACGATTTTTCATCGTATAAACACTCTTCCCATCTTTTTCCTCATATAACTGAAAAACAGTGGTATTGCCATATCCTAGTTTTGTTAATGGAGTCCCGAAAAATGAAATTCCAATATATGAATCGGCAAGACTAATACGATGAGAAGCAAGTTCTCCCCAGTCTAAAACGACGCGATAAACCCATTCAGTCGTTACTTTGTTTGTTTTGTCAGACATATTCCCATACCCCTTTCGGTTAAATATTGAATTGCTTGATCGGCTTCGAGATGTTTCATAATCCAATCCAACGTTACATTTTCACGAAGTCTGTTCTCCGCGCGAAGCCAAAACCCTTCGCACTTTTTAATATATTTTCTGTCATAGGCGTTGAAATATAATAATGAAATCTGTGGTTTGCCTTTGAAAGCAGATTTACAAGTTCTCGCACCAGAAATATAATTGTTGCGAAGATAATCATAAGCCTCATCGAAAGAAGTGTCGTCGAGTAAAAGCTCTGTTTCCGGAATGTCTTTGTCCGTAACGAACCAGTTGGTATCGAACGGGTCTTCCAATCTTTTCCACAAACCTCCGTCAACGGAAACGGAGTAAATAAATGGGATCATAAATTTTAAGCATTATCTCGACCTCTCTCCTGTTCGTTCATCATAAAAGGCATATTTTCCGGGAAGCGCGGAAAGAAGAGCAAAAATTCTGTCGGCATCTCCGTAAGCAACCTCCTTTTCATATTTATCCACAATTTGATATAAGCCCGTGTCTTTGCAATGGACAATAGTGTAATCATATTCGTTCCCCTCCAAAATTAAAGAAAGAGGTACAATGTCGTATTTGTCAACAAATGCAAGGTTGGCTTGGTTGAAAAAATTTCGAGCTTCATCGAAACTTGTGAAAGAAAATTTATAAGGACAATCGTCTTCTTTAAGAAAATCTGAAATATCTCTTTGCCGCACCCAAAAATATTCTCTTTGATTCTTGTCGTATACAAAAACGACGAAATTTATATGCCGATCTGATTTATATACGACAACATACTCTTTTTCAGTATTTTTATTATTCAAAATCATAGCTGTAACCCTTTTCTTCCATTTTCTTCAGCAGTCTCTGAAATGCGAGCTCTCCACCTTCAAGAAAACTATTCTTATCGTCTTTGTGTCTCCGCGCATGAGCCGAAAGAGCAATCTCCAAGCCGATATAAAGCCGAGCAATTGTTTCCCGCGTTTTTTCGTTGTAGGTAATAGTAATCTGCTTTCTTGTCAGCGTTTTGGCGGTGGATTCATCTGCCTTCATAAGACATCTGCCTTCAATCACCGGTCCGTCATTGTTATAAACAACGTCTTTTAGCTGATAACCAACATAACGATCTGTAACATATTTTTTGGAAATCACATAATATTTTCCAAAATATTTTCCATAAACATCGGAAGATTGATTCTCCTCGCACTTTGAAATATCGAGACACACAACGTCTCCAACCTCAAACTGAGAATCGAGCTCTTTAAGCTTTGAGTTCTTTTCCTGAAGCTTCTTGGATTCGACAATATCGAACATACTATCCGTCCAACTGTTGTTATAACATCCACAATAATCGAGGCGGTAAGTGCCATCTTTATTAATATCTCCAATGGTTGTGGTTTTAAATGAAATTCTATTAATCCAGTCAATAATTTCCCACGAAGCAGCTTTTGTCGTTACCAAATTGGAACTCGGAAGATAATAGATTTCTCCGTCGATTTCCTTCTTCTCCAACATCGGATAGAACATTCCTGCCGAAAGATCTGTCCGCAGAACAACCTCGTCTCCGGGCTTGAATAAGGTTTCCATAATATTTTCTCCTTTAATCTTTTTAATCGTTGTTAAAAATCAAGTAACTTCTTTCCGCCGAAGTAACAACATTCTTCAAAAGCATCGAGACAGTTAAAGGACCGCAACCTCCAGGGCAAGGGCTGTAATAACTCGAATACTTTTCCTTAATCTCTTCTGAGACATCTCCGTGGAGTTTCCCATCTTCTCCACGATGAATCCCGACATCGATAATAATCGGCTTCTTGTCTCCATAAAAGTGTCTGTCTGTAAGTGTATTTTCCTGTCCGGTCGCTACGACAATCACGTCTGCGTGACGGCAGTAAAATTGTTTATCTTCTTCGGAAGTCTTTGAATGAAGCATTGTTACATTCATATTCATCTTCTGAAGAAGAATTGAAACTGGCTTTCCGACAATATTGGAGCGACCAATAACAACTGCATTCTTTCCAGAATAATTAATTCCGTTAGGAGCAGAAATCGAATTCAACATATGAACAATTCCTGCAGGGGTGCAAGGAATAAATCCATAAGGCTCGGGATTCTTCTTTGAGAAAAGCTTTCCTGCGTTCAAATATCCGAATCCATCGACGTCCTTGAACATATTGATATAATTAAGGACGGTTTCCTCATCAACCCCCTTTGGAAGTGGAAGCTGAACAAGAATTCCGTTGACATTGTCGTCTCTGTTCGCTTTCTGAATTTCTCCAATAATTCTCATCTCCGTAAGAGCAGGATCTTTTTCTTCATCGATATGAATATCTTCGCACAAGATACCGACTTTCTCGCAAGCTTTTTTCTTGTTGCGAACATAAGTCGAAGAAGCCGGATCATTTCCCGCCTGAATCACAACAAGCTTCGGTCTCGCGTGCCCGTTTTTAACAAGGGTTTCAACTCTTGTTGCGGTAAGTTCGTTTTCGCGCTCGGCAAGTTCTTTGCCGTTAATAATAGTTCCCATTTTGTGTTTTCCTTTCTAATTGCTTTGGAATCGATTCTGCGCTTGATTTTCTTTGTTATTTATCTTGTAGAAAAATTTGAATTGTTTTCTGGTATAGTTACTACCCTTTGAAACATTGTCCACGGAGATAGATAAAATAAGACTCTGAAAGGTATTGTTTGAATTGCCCGAATTATTCCTTTTTGCGATCCGGGATAAAATCCTGCGTTTCTATGCTGTTTCTTGCTTCTTTTTCGGCTTGCTGTTCGAGTTCAAGATAACCACGAATGGCATTATTTCCTGTTGTTTGAACAAACTTCCAAGACCTTTGATGAATTGCTTCGGCATCATAAGTCTCGATAAACATTGAACCGCAATTGCAACAATAACATCTTCGAGAACCTGTTTCTCCTTTGGTAATCATCGGATTTGCGCACTTGGGGCAATACATAATGACATCATCCTCCTTTTGATCTGGTCTGAAAAGTTCCTTTTGCGAAAGCCGAAAAAGTTCTTTTCTTGCTCTGCGCACTTCCGAATGAGAAGCGGCTTCTCTATATCCTTCGTCTTCGTATTTTAATACGAGTTCAAACTGGTCCGGATTTCTATAACGAAATCTCTTCTGAATGACTCCATCTTCGTAAATCTCTAAAATTCTATCGAAACCAAGACGCCCTGTTTTGCTAAGCGGCATATCGAGATACTGTTTCTTGCTCATAATCTCCCTCCAATTTTGCAAGATTTTGTGTATAATTATTCATTTTTTATCCAATTCTTCTTTTGCTAAATCTTTGATTTTTTCTTCTTCTTGCCGAGAAATATTGCCAGAATGAACACAACAAACAATCAAAAGTGCCGTCGAAATGATTGCGAACCCTCCAATAATACACGCAATAATCATAATCTCCTCACATTCCCGACATATCGTCGCTAAGCTCCGAAAGCTGTTCAAGGAACTCTTCGGTTGTCAAAACACATCCTCCATCGCGACCCTTGTCTCCAAAAACAAGGTCATCTGGCCACATTGGAAACCATCCGCCATCGTGACCTTCATTAAACGGTTCGGGCAGTTCGACTACGTAAAGAGTTCCAACTGTCTCGATATGATTGCGAACTGGTACTCTTTTTTGTATAATTTTCACAACTTTTCCCGGTCCAAAGTCTGTATTTTTGGTATAATTAACGGTATCTCCAACTTTAATTTTAGCACTTCTCATTTTCTTCTTCCTCCATTTTTTACGCTGTAATTTTTGCTCTCAAAATAACCGTCTGTTTAATCCCGTTGTATTCGTCGTGCGCTTTTACTGTTCCAGAAATTTTTCCGCTCTCGGGAATCTCTTTTCCAGAGCCACTCTTCCAAACAATTACGTTTCCATTCGCGTCTTTGAATTCGTAAATGTGGAGAATTCCGAACTGTGTTTCACAACAAGCAACCTGTTTTCCGGAGACAAAATCAACTTCAATTTTTTCTCCTACCTCGCCGAGATAATTGGATAATTTTGCAAGTCTTTCTTTCTCTTCTTGCATTTTTAGAGTTTCCTGATAACGGGCAACTGCCTTCGGAATCGAAACAAGAAGACCAAGTTTATCGAGCGGAATGTAATCATTTGCGGCGATTGTCTTCAAATTGTTGTAGTAGGATTCGTCCGGAAGGCATTCAACCGATTTAAGGAGGGCAACAACTTCATCTGAAATACGCTCTTCTGCCCACACCGAATAGCAGTTGAGCTTCGCGACGGCGAGATCGATTTTCTCTCTGTTAGACCTATCGATGTTCAGCAGGTCGCTCGAACAACCCATTTCTTTCAAGATCTTCGCTTGAACGATGTTTTTTGTCGAAAAGATGTTGCGATTTCCTTCGTTGTCTCTTGTTGCCACAAACCCAAACATTTGCGTTGCCGCCTGTGCAAGTTCCAGCGCTCTCTGAACTTCTACGAATCTTGCTCGACGATCGTAGAAGAACTCGTCAGACGGATTTGCCATATCTTCCGCTTCTTTGATGAAAGATTCGAAAGTTGCGATCGCATCAACATCAATTCCGGTTACGAAAAGCTTCAAACACTCTCTGCCGAGCTGTTTCCACTCCCCCGTGCCTTGATTAAAAACGAGATAAGTCTTTGTGCGCTTGCGATTGGTCTTGCAATAATCGCAATAACAGGGATTCGAAGAGAAATATTTAGAGGGAACGATATAACCAAGGTCTTTGCCTGAAAGGTTGGTATTAACGAAATTCTTGCCTTCAACACTGCTCGATTCAATTGTCCCGCCGAAAGCCCAATCATTTTCTGCGAAAACAACCTCGTCTGGAATCTTCAACTCGACTCTGCGAGCTTCGTAGGGGACTTCTTTGAAGATTGCTTCAGAACGACAATCGCAAGGACGAAGTTCGATTTTGCGCATAAGAACGATTGTATGATCGCTCTTTGTCATTGTCGGTTCGAGTTTCGGATTGATTTTCCGAATCTTGTGTGCGGCGGAAAGGAATTTCTTTTCAAAAGATCCGATATTTTCTTCGGGAATCATATAAGATTTGACAATCATTGTTTGTTCCTCTGTTTCGTTTTCTGATACTATTATACCACATTTTTCCCCGTTTGTCAAGCCCTTTTTTAAAAAAAGACCCGAAAAAATCGGATCTTTTTTTGTTTTTAAACATTATTTAATTTACTCTTCTTTGTCGGAAACTTTATCCATTGCTTCTTTGTTAGTAAAAAGACGCATTATTGGAAGAATCTCTTCTTGTGTTCCTCGCGCTCGAAGTTCTCCATCAACATAAAGTTCTTTCGTGCCGTCTGGCAACGTTTTAATTGAAAAATCCAGCGACGTTCACTCCTTTCTTTTGAATTTCTATAACCGCAGAAACCGCGAAGCTAATATCTCGATAATTTCCTCGAACGGTTTTGATAAGCGTTTCGAGATTCGAAAATACTCGGCTCGGAGAATAGACATAAACCTTTTCGAACGAATTTTCAAAAACGAAAATCTTCTCGAACTGCGAATTGTAGGCACTTTTAAGATTAATCGCACTTTTAACCTTGTTAATCTGATTGGTTAATTTGCCGAAACCAATTACGCAACTTGTGGTATCGTTTGTGCGAATGTACCAATATTCTTCACCATTATTGAATTTTGGAGAATTAGAAAACGGAGTAGAATCAGTCGATGTCGAATTAAGAATTGTCTGATTAATCATCTGAAATTTCTTCTTCTTTCTTTACTTTTGATTTACTGATTGAGGCAGTTCGTTTCTCCCGCCAATCTGATTCGTATAGGATTACGGTTACCAACAATTTGCATCCGCCAGCCTTGCTTCCGCTGACAAAAACGAAGTAAGCGTCTTTGTATAGGCGAATTGTTCGAGACCCGCTTTCGCGCCTGAAGATGCGTTTGTAGAGCCCGTACTCGTAATGGTCTTGACTCATCGTAGCAGTCGTCTGCCCTTTAAGGCGGGCGTTCCTGACAAGGTCTGAAAGCTCTCTGTCGGAAAGATTTCCGAAGCGTTCGTAAATCCGCTGTCTTGCGTGATCAGTAAGTTTAACTTTTGTTGCGAGAGAATCCAAAATAATCACCTCAATCCATAATAATATATATAATGAAAGAAAAATTTAGAAAGCCGCGAAAAGTGTGAATAAAAGAGCCCTTTTATTATCAAATTTTTCGGTATAATATATAATATACTTTAATTAACTAAAATATATTTTGTGCAATATATACAAAAAATTTTGATTATTTCAACACTTTTAGAGATTACCCATTGCGGCGTTTCATAAGACCAAGAACTGCCAGTTCGTCGATATAACAATCGTCGCACAAGTTCTCGCCAAAATCAATGAAACTCTGTTCGGTGGAAAACTGCGAAATCTCCTTGCCGCATCTCGAACAACAACACGGACGGCTCTCGTTCTTACTATATCTTGCCCCGTAAGCAATTTCATAGCTTCCAATTCCTTCACAATAATCATTCATATACTTCCGCATTTTCGATTTCCTCCATATTCGTTTCTTCTATTGCTTCGTTAATATCTTCCACTTTCGGTTCTGTTATTTCTTCGCTTTTTGATAAATCAATTTTTACCGCATTCTTTTTCGTTGGTTTTGCCTTTCCAGTTACGCTATAATTAGCAGGGGTTTCGTCGACTCTCTTTTTGAAACAAGCCCACGAACAAACTTGTTTGTATTCATAAAGCCCTTCTCGAACCCAACAATAAGTATCTTCTGTCGGCTTGAATTCTTTCCCGCAAATCGGGCAAACAAGGAGATTGGATTGCGGAGCGTTTTCTGCTTCAATTTCTGATTTCTTTCTTCTGCCCATTATAGCCCGACCTCCATATTTTTCTGAACAATGACAACTTTTGTAGAAAGATTATTTTTAGAAAGTTCGGCTTCGATTTCTGGTTTTACCGAAATTCTGCCGTCCATATCTCCGTGAACCAAGAAAAGCTTTTCTGCGTTAATCTTCCCATAAAGAGTAACAATTGAATCACGCTGAATATGCGATGAGAAGCTACCAAGATTGGTAATCTGACAACGGTTGGCATATCGCTTTCCTGCCACTGAAATCGTCTTCTGTTCGCCCTGCTTGATTGTATAAGCCATTGAACCAGGAGGCGCATAACCGATTGTTACGACTCTATCATCGACGTGCGGGAGAAGACTTGCGCACCAAGCAACCGACCGTCCTGCGACCATAAATCCAGAAGAGGCAATTACGATGCAGGGCTTTCCCGAATCGCGAATTTCTCTACTTTCGATATAATCTCCAACAAAATGAAGATTTTTCCAAGCAAGAACCGACTTCCACTTTTCAAGCGCGTCACCTTCGAGAATATCACAATAAGCACTACTGATTTTTTGAGCCATCGGAGAATCGATATATACCGGGATATCAAATTCTTCATTGGCAAACATATCATAAATGATTGTGACAATTTCCTGTGTTCTCGCAAGTGCGAAACTCGGAATCAAAATTCTACGACCTTTTTCTACGCACGTTTGTTCAATTACCATTCGAAGCTTTTCGATATCTTTTTTACGCATCTTCTTGTTGGCGATCTTTTCTTCGTGCGCATAAGTCGATTCGGCAATAACAATATCTGCTCTCTGTCCGAAAACCGACTTGAACGGTTTTGTGTAAGGCTTTGAGAGATGAATATTTCCGAGGTCGGAAGTGTAAACAATCTTTTTTGTAACATTTCCTTCCGTAATCCATAATTCGAGTTGTCTCGCAAAAGGAATATGTCCAGAAGGGCTGAATCTGAATTTTACGAATTCATCAAGCGTAACAATTTCGTCATCGTATTCTGTCCAATATCCAAGAGCCGTATCGACATCCGAGTCAAGGTAAAATGGAATATATTCACGTCCAAGTTTTTCCGAAAGAGAGGCGGCATCTCCTGCAATGATTCTTGCGCTATCTCGCATTAAGATTTCTGCGATTGGTTTAGATCCGCGAGGAGCAATAATTGGGCAGGTTGCTCCAGAAGCATAAAGCCGAGGAATCAATCCCGTATGGTCGATATGGCGGTCGCAGGAAAACACGTAATCAAGTTTATTTGGTTTAAAATCAAATTTTCTCGAATTGATTTTCCAGTTCTCGAGAGTACTTCCGGTCGATTGCCATAAACCACACTCCAACAAAATTCGTCTGTTTGGAGTTTCGATATATGTCATTGAACCAGTTACGTCCCACGCATTTCCACCACAAAACTTGATGTTAATTTTGTTTTTGGATTTCTTTCCCATATAAGAAGTCCTTTCTGAAACGGAGAGCGGAAGAACCGCCCTCCGCAACCAAGTGGTTTATTTTTTAGTAATTTTGAACAAAAGATTAGAGAATTGTGTCGATGTTTTCAACAATTTCGTCAATAACCCCGTACTTCAAGCACTCTTCATCATCAAGAAACCAGTCTTTCGGAGCTTTCGAACGATAGGTCTTCTGATCAATCTTTGTCTTCTTGAAGAGAATATCGTTGAACTTTTTGTCCGACTTATCGACGAACTTCTTTGCTGAATCTGCTTGTTCGCGCGTTCCGCCAAGATAGGTTGAACCACTGTGAATCAGAACCGAAGAACCCTTCAATGCGAATCTCTTGTGCCCACAAGCAAGAATAACTCCCGAAGCACTGAAGCAAGCACACATATTTACGGTATAGACCGGTGTTTTTGACATCATAATAATGTGGCATAATACGAGAGCACCTGTTACGTCGCCACCGGGGCTGTCGATATAAAGCATAATTGGTTTTCTTTCTTCGAGAGAAAGTCCTTTGTCCTCGCGGTTGTACCGGAGAATTCTCTTGACAATTCCGATAGAATTATCATTCATCGGATCGTCTTCTGTTCCAATTGTTCCTTCGAGATAAATTCTTCTCGCTTCCTCGTCCTCATACTGATGAAGAAGGTCTGGGTCCGGAAGCTGAAGATTCTCCACGCTTTTTGGAATAACAATGCCTAGATTTTCCACTAACAAATCACACTCCTTAAAATTAGTTTAGCTTCGGTGCCTTTGTCTCCAATGCTACGTAAATCATCGCCAGAAGAAGCGCCTCTGCCGACGCCGCGAATACGGGGTTGATTCCGAAAAGCACGGAGTCGAAAAAGAAGCCACTGATTCCACCAACAATTGCGATAGCAACGGTCGAAATCGGCAGACGAAACTTCGAAATAAAATTGGAGACTTTCTTAAAAAACTTTTTCATAATCAATTCTCCTTTGAATATTTTGAAGGATTCTTTCCTTCTGATATCATTATACCACAAAAGCCCCTATTTGTCAAGGGCTTTTGGAAATTTCTTTGAAATTTTACTGATTTTCTTCCGGAACTTCTGCGGGAGCATCGGCATCTCCTGGTGTTGGGGGAACATCTGTTGAAATTGGATGGACTGCCTGTGTTGGAGAATCGATCGAAAGACTTACTACGATATTGCCATTTGCGTCAACACCAAGTCCTCCAAAAAACCCGAGAGCAGTGTAATAATTTGCAAGATCTCTACGCAAACGATCCGCAACCGGACCGGGGTTTCTAACAATATATTCAATCTTTCTTTCTCCACGAGTTCTCGCCCCAAGCAAGAATCTATTATCAATCTTCTGAATTGTTGTCTCGAGAAGCTTCGGATAATCGGAATATCTCTCTTCAATAATCTTTTCAATCTGTTCTCTGGTAATCATTTTATTTTCTCCTTTAAAATATTAATAAATTATTAATTATTTTTTTAAATTTCTTTAAATTGTTTGACAATCCATTTAATTCCAACACACAAACAAGAACCTAATACGACGCCTCCAGAAATATAAGCTCCCGCATTTTTAACATTGATACCAATAATTAAAAGCAACGCCGAAGCAAGAACCGCAAGTGCGAAAGCGCCACAAGTAATAATTTTTTGGAGAAATTCTTCACTTTTTGACATTTTTCTTCTTCCCTTCTGCGATTTTAATGGATTTTTCAAGGTAACGATGGATTTTGCGAAGTCTATCAAACGATTTTTCATCAAAATTATCGTCTCCGTAAGCTTTATCACAAACAATATGGAGTTCCGATTCAACCGCTCTTAAAGCATCTTCGAGTGCTTGCTGCGCAATAACAAGTTTTGACATAATGATTTCTCCTTTGAATTATTAATAAATTATTAACTACTTTTCAATAATTTCTACAATTGCGTTGTAATAAACATACCGCTTCCCATCAAGATCGAACATAACAGAGCCATTCGCGTTGTCATCAATATCGATTTTCCCTTCATAGGTGGCAAGCAGCTTGCCGTCCAACGAATAAACGTTGATAGTTCGATATAGCCCGCCGCTAATATCAGAACTACAACTTTTTAGACTACGATTGCAAGAAGCACATCCACCAAACATAAACAGAGATATGATTAGCAGAACGAAAACAACAATCCTAACTATTCTCTTTTTCATAATAAACCCTCTTTTCAAACGATAAATTTAGCAGTATTCGGAAGTTTCTCGCGATATTCGGAAGGGATCACTCCACAAAATCGAAGATTATCGGTTTCGATGATTTTTTCTGAATCAAGTGCTTTGATTTTAAAATGCTTCCCATCAAACCCCTTTGTCCCTCCGACTATTTTATTTGAAACATAATAACAACATCCATCTACTATAATATATTTTTCTTTTTCTTTAACAATTTCATCCCAAAAAATATCTACCATCTATTCTCCTTTTAATGTGCTACAACATCTGCTTCGTGAAGTTTATCGATTGCGCTTTTCATCCACGAATCAAGGTTGCGATAGTATTTTGTGTCCAAAAATGGATCCATATGAGCACCAATGAGCCAAATTACAAATCCGTTGAACGTTTCTTCCATACATTGCCACGCAGAAGTACACTGATGTTGATAATAATGAGCGCACGCGCTTGGATTTCCTTTCGAATCGTGATAATCTTTTACGATATATTTCCCGCAATCGTGAAGGCGAGCCGCAGATACGAGTTCGTCATACAAACGATCGTCGGCAAAATGCTCTTTCGCGTATTGTTCTGCCTCTTGGCAGTGTTTCCAAACAGGCAATGAATGATGGGGGTTGTCGTGAAGAATCATCATACGTTCCAAAAGGCTTCCATATTTCTTCACAAATTGTTCATATTCTTCGTCAGAATAACTCTGATATACATCAATGAAATCGAATCCCTCGTCATTAAATGGAGGTTGAAATCTTCGAATCATCCTATCGATTACTTCTTTCCCAACGGACCGTTCGCGAGCTGCGTCTCTTTCAATACACATTTCATACGGAGCAAAAACCACGGTCGCCTGTTTATAGACATATCTTGGAGTTGTTGCAAGAATTCCAGCGCGATCTTTTCGAGTTAAATTGGTCGCATCATAAAAGACATCTTTCCCCTCTTTTAGTGCTTCAATCGCACGACTCTGCATTAAGGTAAATACTTCTGCAGGATTTCCCTGAATCGATTCATCTCCGTACAATTCTTCTCGAATTTTGTCGGAAGAGAGATAAATAGAGTTACTGTTTAATTCGTGCTCTTCTTTTGCATAAGTTGATTTTCCGCTTCCGGGAAGACCAATCAAAACTTCCAATTTTGGAATTCCGCTCGTCATTTTTAAAACTCCTCCATCCAGAAACTTTCAGCCTCCGCCGTTTCTTGCTCGAAAACATCGCTCACACGAAAACCATCTTCATTATATAAAATGTCTCGCGCAACTCTTTTCGCATCGGCGTCGGATTCTGCTACGACCTGAATAGAAATATCTTCTTGTGTTCCATCTCCGAAACCGACGCGATTCTTTACAACGAACAACGCGAACTCGGAATATCGATGTCCTTCGTGATTGATTGTTTCCAATCGTTCCAGCTTATTCTTTCTCGCCATTGTTTTGCTCCTTTCTTGCTTCCAGGTATTTCACCCATTTGAAAGACGTCATATTTTCTTTTACCCAATCACCCGCATCTTGATTAGTTATCTTTGAAAATAGATACGGTTGAAGTGATTTCGGATACTTTAGAACTTCTGCCGCGTATTTTTTCTTCATTTCTCTTGCGGCCTTGCTCAGCTCTTCGATAAAACCATTCATTTCTTGTTCGACCGATTCGAGTTCTTCGCGATAATCATCGGCATAAACGAGAAACTCTTCCTGTTCTCCGTCGAGAACCACCTGAATTAAAGACTCTTTGGAAATCGAATTATTTGATCTTGCGTAGTGCGCAACCAGCCACGCAGGAGATTTGATTTTAACGCGATTGAAATTGTCATCAACAACGACGTAACCCTCTTCGTCCCACGGAAGTTCTTTCGCCGCATTGATAACGTCTTGCGCAGAATGAAAGTCGTATTCCTTCGGAGTCTTGAAAAACTCGGAAATAATAGACTCTTCAGGACTCATTTCACGTTCAGTTGGCATCACTCGGTGTCCAATGAAATACAAATCCGGCTTCTCATATGGAATTACGACGCGAGTTTGTGGGGAGACGAGTTCGAAAGTATAGCAAACGAGTCTGGAAGCCGTCTGTTCGAACTTCTCTTTCGTAATATCATTGTTACGAAAAGCTTCTTCTAGAACATCTCCGAAAGTTGGAAGCTTGATGTCTCCAGTCGGAGCTTTATAGGCATCGATAGTTCCATTGGTTGAATAATGCCACTTACCATCATCAAACCACCCGCTAATCAAACTTCCATCTACTTTGGTCTGAACCCTCGCCGTATTCCAATCGATCTCCACCGCGTTCGGTTCTCCGTAATTGAAAAACTTATCGAAAGCCCGTCTAACGCACTTCCAATTGTCTCCTCGGAAGATGATTCCACGTGCCTCGCGGACGATTGGATCGGAGAAGTCCGAAGAAAGTTGATTATACTTGAACATCACATACGGACCGTCTCTAGAAATCTTCAGGTTGTAGGGGTTGGATGACAATTTTTCTTCCCAATCATTAGGGTGGTTTTGAATGAATTCTAATAAATAATTGGTCACCATAAATACTCACCTCGTTTCTACTAATATTATACCATAAAAAAAGCCCTTTGTCAAGGGCTTTTGAAAAAATAATTTAGAATAATCCAATAATTTTACCATCTTCGTCAACGTCGATATTTTCAGCCGCAGGATGCTTTGGAAGCCCGGGCATCGTCATAATATCTCCTGTCAGTACCACAATGAATCCAGCCCCTGCGCAAACTTTAAGATTTTTGATTGTTACCGTAAATCCAATTGGAGCATTAAGAAGCGTTGGATTATCGGAAAAACTATATTGTGTCTTTGCGATACAAATTGGGAGATTTCCAAATCCGAATCTCTCAAGTTTTTCAATTTGTCTTTTTGCCGAAGGAAGAATATTGATATCGGAACCACAATAAACATCTTCCACCACGGTTTTAATCTTTTTTTCGATTGAATCTTCTGTGTGATACAAATACGTAAAATCGGACGAATCTTCTTCGCACAACCGAACGACTTCCTTTGCGAGATCTTCTGCTCCTTTTCCGCCTTTTGCCCAAGAATCACAAACGACAACATTAATATCTCGATCGCTACACAATTTCTTCAAAAATTCGACTTCTTCGTTTGTGTCTGTTGCAAATCTGTTGATTGCCACAACATATGGAACATAAGTTCTGTGAATATTGCTAACGTGCTGAATCAAATTTTCGATGCCTATTTCTATAGCTTCGAGGTTTTCCTTGTCCAAATCAGCTTTTGCAACTCCTCCGTGCATTTTAAGTGCGCGAATTGTTACTACAATAACAATTGCGTTTGGATGAAATCCAGCAGTTCGGCATTTAATATCGATGAACTTTTCAGCCCCTAAATCAGCACCGAATCCTGCTTCTGTTACAACATAATCTCCGAGTTTTAATGCCATTTTTGTCGCAAGAATTGAATTACAACCGTGGGCAATATTCGCGAATGGTCCGCCGTGAACGAGCGCCGGAGTTCCTTCGAGCGTTTGAACGAGATTTGGCTTAATGGCGTCTTTCAACAACGCCGTCATCGCTCCTGTTGCTCGAAGATCGTTCGCGGTTATAGGTTCGTCGTTATAAGTATATCCGACGATGATTTTCCCAAGCCGGTTCTTCAAATCTTCGAGCGAATTTGCAAGACAAAATACCGCCATAATTTCCGAGGCTACCGTGATATCGAATCCATCTTCTCTCGTTACGCCATTCGTGTTTCCGCCAAGCCCATCGACAATATTACGCAATTGTCGATCATTCATATCGACGCACCGTTTCCAAGTAATTTTTTGCGGATCGATTCCAAGTTCGTTTCCCTGCTTTATATGATTATCCAACATTGCCGCAAGCAGGTTGTTTGCCGCACCGATAGCGTGGAAATCTCCGGTGAAGTGCAGATTGATGTCCTCCATCGGGATGACCTGCGCGTAGCCGCCGCCACAAGCCCCACCTTTTACTCCAAATACCGGACCAAGAGACGGCTCGCGCAGGGCGACGATAGATTTTTTACCAATCTTGCGCAACCCGTCGGCAAGCCCAACTGTCGTAGTTGTCTTGCCCTCGCCGGCAGGAGTTGGCGTCATTGCGGTCACAAGGATTAGTTTTCCATTTTTCTTTTTTGATTTTTCAAGGAATTTTAAGTCGATTTTTGCCTTATAATTGCCATACTGCTCAATATATTTTTCAGGAACTCCAGCAGTTTTAGCAACATCTTTAATGTGCTTCGGTTTTGTTTTCTGTGCAATTTCGATATCTGATAACATAATTATTATCCTTTCGTAATTTTTACGATATTTGATTCTCTAACGTGTTTGACAAACATCGGCTCTCCGCTCCCCCGCCAGTCCTCAACCATAATATCATATGATGGTTCGCGTGGATTATCAATTTCCCACGCACCGTATTTGTCGACGATCTCGATGGTTCCGTCGAAGGTTTCGACGTTTTGGTCAATGGTCATTTGAAACGAAACGTGGTCACCGATAGAATACATCGGTTTCCCGGGGATATGTTCTTGTGATATCATTCTTCTACCTCCACTTCTTTCATTTCGTAATAAAGATCGTCGTATGCTGAATATGAATAATATTCGTTCCCGCAAAACAGTTGCTCTTCTCCATCATCCAATTCATATTCCTCGTCGAAATCTTCGCAATATTCGCTAATTGCTGAGTAAAGTTCTCGGTCGTGCTCTCGAACAGGGCATTCTCGACATTTTTGAGCTCGAGCTCGCCTTTTATCTTCTTCGTCTCGAAGATTTTTTAAAACCTCTTCTGCTCGTTCTTTGTGAAGATAAGAACCGACAATTACGTCTCGATAGTCTTCGTATTCTCCGGAAATTTCATGAATTTGAAAAATCGTGAACATTTTGTTAATCATCCTCCTCGTCAAAATTCGTTTCATCTTGCGACGTATCCGTCATTCGAATACAACTAATTCTTTCAGGGAACATTAGCAGTTCCGCCAACCACGTCGATTTTTTAGTAACTCTCGTCGTTTTCACGCATTGAGTAATTGATTTATTCGTTCCAATTAATACACAATATTTTTTAGCACGCGATAACGCGGTATACAACCACTCTTTCGTAAGCATCATATAGGCGGCGGGGTCGCACGCTACGATTACATATTGAACTCCCGATCCTTGCAATTTGTGGCATGTGATAGCATATCCGAGTTGAAGATTTAAAAGCATATCACCATTTATCATAACATTTCCTTGCGGAAATTCGGCAATTAAATATCGATCTCGAACAGAAACTTTTCGGACTGTTCCGATGTTTCCATTAAAGATTTCTATTTCTCCTTTTTCTTCTTCTAAATCATCCGACATCAGCGCCGCATCATATTTATTTTTAGTAACAAGAACTCTATCTCCAACGTGATAATTTATCTCATATTCAACACCGTCTTTATAGTATACTCTCAAACCGTCTCCTTCGAATCCGAGTGTTTCTTGAATCTTTTCATTTAATGCGCGAGAAGACAATTCTCCAATAGTTCTTTTTGCCGTTACAATAACAATATCTTCGAGTGGATGATTTTCATCAAAATATAATTTATTAAAATTGTCTACGACTTTTTGATAACAAGTTCCGCCAGAAAGATAGCTCCCGATATATAGATCTTTCAATTCTCCGTGAATTTCTTCTCCAATAAATTTTGGATCGATAATCGGTTGCTGATTATATACTTTGTGAGAATCGGTGATGATTCCAGACATTTGCGCCTGTCGGAATATTTCGGAAAGATGAACGGACGAAATTTTTCCAGAATTTCGAATATCTGAAATTAGATTACATAAACCAATTGATTCCAGCTGTCCAGGGTCGCCGATCATAATTAATTTTGATCCATCTCGAATTGCCTCAAGAAGGCGATAAAAAAGTTCTCCTCCAACCATCGAAACTTCATCCAAAATAATCGCGTCAGAAATTAGCGGATTTTCGCGATGATGAATAAAACTTTTCATTCCAGGACGCCATCCAAGGAGTTTATGAATTGTCATTCCGTTCTCGTGCGTTATATGACGAAGATTTAGAGATGCTTTCCCAGAAAGTGCGCAAATATCGAATCTCAATCCGTTGCGTCGAAAAATGCGAGACACGGGGTACATTAACGAAGATTTCCCGCTTCCTCCCAGGCCGGTCAATAAAATAACATTTTCATTTACAATTTTTTCAATTGCGCTCTTCTGTTCGTCGGTATATTTAAACCCAACAGCCTCTTCGCATTCCGCGATTGTCTCTTCAACGAAGTCCATTTTTTTAGGTTCTACGTCTCGAAGCCGAATTAGCTCACGACAAATCATCTCTTCGAGTTTTCGATATTTCATCAACCCAACTCGCTTCGTTTCTGGCTCGTAATACAAAATCCCCTCAACAACCATTTTACGAAGCTCGTTTTTTACCATCTCTACCGAAATATCGCTAGGAGAAAGCCCCTTGATATTTGAACCGAGTGCTTCAAGCGCGACCCAAGTATGTCCGTCGACTTCCGCAAGATTACGAAGATAATACAGTGCAAAGGCTCGAATTCTAAACTGTGAATTTGTTGGAATACCTTTACGAAGGGCCATACTATCTGCTTTTTGCCAACCGATTCGAGCGCCTTCACCAATTAAAGAGTATGGATTTTTTTGGATTTTTTCAACAAGAATATCGGCAGAACCATAATGTTTCACAAGTCTGTCGATTGTTACTTTTGAAAGACCGAATTCTGCAAGCGCCGTATATGCATTGCTATTATCTTTCGAAGCGTGATATTTTTCAAGAATTTTTTTAGCCTTCGATTCTCTGATTCCTTTTACTTCACACAATTTTTCAACATCGTTTTCTTCGAGAACTTCAATGGGATTTGGAAATTTTGAATACAAGGCATCGATTTGCGATTCTGTGAAAACATACCCGAGAAAAGTGCGAATATCTTTTTCTGTGTCAAGCTTGACAACAGAATTGATGTTTAAAATATTATACTGCCATCCATATTTTGGATCTTGCTTTAATTCTGCCAAGATTTTATATTTTGTTCCACCATCAAGTTCTGGAACGCGCCCTTTAAAAACGATATCGTTACTTTTATATCCGCCTTTATTTTCTTTTGTTCGAGGATCAATTTCCCCCTTTATGTTATCGGGAGAAAAGGTAAATATCGCAAAATCTCCGCTTTTTACTTTTGTTCGTGGAAAGATTTGTTTATTAACAAACCCCTCGACAAGAATTTTACTTGTTGCTGCCATACTCTTCCAATTTATGCTCCTGCTGATAATTGAAAACCCCGACTTTAACTTCGTTAATCGTATATGCCCACGTGAATAGATTCATATGGACTCCGTTTTTCCTTCCAGAACAAAACCGACCGTAATAATCATCCCAGTATCTATCGCTAACACTCATATTTGCTTTATTTGGAATATAGAGAAAGTATTCTCCGCCGTTGTCGAGATTGGTAAAATAAACAATATTTGAAACCGCACCAACCCCGTAGGTCGCGAATTCGGTAATTTTAATTCCGCTCCAAGTCGGGACGAAGTCATCGTGAATCTGTTTTTCAAGCCAATGAAGATTGTCTTTCTTTTTTCGACCATCCTTTTCGGAGAGTTCTTCCTGTGCTTTTTTGATTATCGGTCCGGAAAGATCGTAGATTGTTTTATAGGAGATAATTTTGGTTCTTTGATTCATTACAAGAAGCCTTCTGAGTTCCTGTGCGTCTTCGATGATCTGTTCCTGATTTTTGAGAAGTCTTTCGGTTTTGGCAAAAGATTCAAGAAATCTCTTGTCGGCATTATCGCTTCCCATATTCCCATTATCGAAAAACATTTCCTCGCCATAATAAGTTGAATCCATAATAATTTCTCCTCCTGCTTTATTCCTACTATTATTATAACACAAAAAAGCCCTTTTGTCAAGGGCTTTTTGAAAAATAATTTAATTGTTATCGTGATCTATTGAAAGCATAATCAAAAGCGACGCAATAGATAAAACAATAGCAATTGAAGACAGAATAATTGACATCATTGGTTTCTCCAATTTTCTCCGAATTTTTCATTCAACGCTACCGCAATTTCTTCAGCGCGACTCTTGCTTGTTGTCCACGCATAAATCCAGCCTGTTGTGGTATCTGTTAGTTTGCGCAAAAAGTAGCAGTCACAAGTTCCGTTTTGATCGTCATAATCGAAAATAAGCGGAATGCCGTTTTCCGTATATTTCCCAGCGAACGGAAATTCTCGAACGCCATATCCAGCCCATTTCGCAATCATATAGATTTTCGGAAGAGATTTAAGATATTCGCGAGTTTCAGCAGTGTTTTCAAGAATTTTTTTCATCGGTTCCTCCTTCTTGCGCAATCCGAATTGCTTCCAAAATTTTACAACACAATTTAGCCGCACTTGTCTCCTGTTCGTCCTCTGAACCAATATAATAAATCGGGTCCGTCCCCCAATATTCTCCAATCAGATCTTCAATTTCTTCGAAAACGTCTTTATTTTTGGAAACTTTCTTCTCTTCTGCCGCCTCTGCGCGAACTCTTTCGTAAAAATTGCACTTTGATTTATCTCCGCTACAATCGCAGACATCCTTTTCCTTTGTCCCCCAGCAACGAGGAACATTGATATTTCCATAAACAGATCCTCCGTCCGCATCTGCAAACCGATGGATTTCGGATTCTACGCGATAACAATCACACTTGCTCATAACCACTTCTCCTTTCTACATTCTTTTAGCTTCTTCTTTTTTCACTTTCGATATGAACGGCTATATTTCCACAAATTATATCCAGCGTTAAACTGTTAGATTGTTCAATAGAACCGGGCATTGTTGTCAGATAATCGAGATGTTCTTTGTCATCGATTAATGTTTTGAAAATTAGATCGAGAGCAAATTGTGCGTCGATTGGAGGATCTCCAAGGAAATTATGCACCTTACACCATTCTGAAACTTTCTCGTCAAATCCATCGAAAGATATTTTTTTCAGACCAAATCATTTAATTTTCTCCATTTCTGCTTCTTCTTTTCTCTTTTTAGCCCTTTGATACAAAATACGCAGAAACGCCAGAGCTTCTTCTTGCGGCCAGAGGTTATATTCTACTTTTTCGTCAGCATCTAAAAATGTTGGAGAAAATTTCCATTCAATCTTTCTTCCACAGTTATGGCAATATTTTTCCAAGTCTCCGAAAAACTGAAAAGATGCGCGACACTTCGGGCACTGATATAAAATTTTGTTGCCGTTGTCCCAACCGGAAATACAGAACGGAATTGGCAAATGAGGATCAATAAAATCTTTCATTCTGTTCATAATAAATTTCTCCTTTTATTCTTTCGACAAAAGTTCTGGATTATCAAATTTATTCCCAACAACTTCACAATTCCAAAAACGAGTCCAATTATAACAGCCATAATCTACTATATCTTCTACAATGTTTACCCGCCAAGACGAATCGTATTTTTGTCCATTTGTTGGACTGCCGGGATTTCGAAATGTTTTGATATAATGTTCGACAACTCCCAAGAACTGTTTTTCTTTTCGCGTTGTGGAATATGGACGATCATAGAATGGTTGTGTTCTAACAATATCTCCCTCGAAGATTTTTGTTCCGTTTTTGTCTGTCATTCCGGTAAATTCACCGACGGTTTCTGGATGAACTTCAATCTGTTTAATATTTACAAATGTACCATATTCAAAATAACAAATATATGGAGTATTACTATATTTTTCTAAAAGATATGTTCCATAAACCCACTCATTTGTTTCTACGCTCTTTCCTCGAAATAATATTTCACGATTCATTTTTATCCCTTCCCTCATCCAAAAGACTTCTGCGCTTCTTCGAGTGTTGGAAACCAGCGACATCCCCAATCAGCTGCGTATTCATTTCCAAATGAATCGATTTTGATTTTTCCTTTATTATTCTTTTTAATAAAGTTTTTACAAGCATCGATAAACGATTTACCTTCGGCCTCGCCAACATAATGAGCACCAACAGACTCTCCTGTCGCACGATATCCTTCTTCGTAAATTTTATATGTTTTCATTTTGTTATCTTTTGCCACGTCACCCATTAATTCCACATCAATATTGAAAGTTTCTTTCAGATTTTTGATCTGTTCAAAAGTCGGAGGATTCCAGTTCATATAATCATAAACCTCCATCTCGAATACGCCGCAAAAAGTAATTTTAGCAACGACCTTTTGAGCGATGAATTTCTGTCCTTCTACCGCTCTATTGTCGACAAAATAAGATTTTTCATCCATTCTTCATATCCTCCAAAAGTTTTTAGACACTTTTTACATAAGCAGATTCGATATTTTCCGTCTTTTCCTTTGTGTGCAGATTGATAGATTCTCAGCGGAACATATTCTTTCCCAAGATATAATAGATTCTGATCGATATTTTCATTAGTATCTGGAAGAGTTATCGCATCTTTATCGCGCCATTTAATTTCGTCTCCGCATCCGAGACAATAACATCTAAATGGTTTTCTCGGATCCGTATTCAGACCAAACAAACGGGTGCGCAAATAGGCTCCTTTATTTTCGATCCACATTTCCATTTGTTTTTACCCCCCCCCCAAATAATTTTCATTCCATTGCTCTGTCGCGAATAAAATGACAATTTTGTTAATATTTTCATTTTATTTTTTCTTTCGTTGATCGCAAAACATCGAAGTTCCAGAAATAATTGCCGTTAGAAAAAATACAGCAGTCAAGAAATCCGGAAAACATTTTGATCCAATCAAAACCAACACGATGGAAAACACGAAAATACAAACTTTCATTTTAGGCTGTCCTCCGTAATTGCTCGAATGTCATCGATTAACGATTTTAATCCATCGACCGTATTGAAACCGTCATAATCAATGCATAAATCGTGAATTGTTGAAAGAGCATCGACGCCCTTGCTCTCTTTCCCGTTGACAAAATCGGTCAACCGTTTAAACTCTTCCTGCGAAAAATCTTTCTGCCCTCGCCGATATTTTTCCAAAAGATTATAATAATTGCAGAGAAGATATTCATCGTTGTGCTCGATAAACCGGAGCGGCTGTTCCGATTCAGAATATCCGACGCCCAAAAAATAATCAAAATAATTCTCAAACGATTTAACCTTAATTCCTCGCTTTTCCATTTCGAACAAGACACGATTAGAATAATACAGGAGATATTTTTTGTCATAGTTATAAACATAGTTGATCAGAATATGATTGTCTTGCTTCTTATAGATCGAATTAAGTTCTCTCCATTGTGCGATTAGTTGTGATTTCGGCAAATACGGGATTAAATCAATGTGCCATAATCTCATATATAAACACCATCCTCTCTGCTATTATTATATCACAAAAAGACTCTTTTGTCAAGAGTCTTTTGAAAAATTTTTATTTATTTTTTTTTACTCTTTCCGGCAAACCAAAATTTCGATATCTTCTTCTTGAAAAACATATTTAACGATTTTAGAAACCTTGTCCCATTCCAGTCCATCCAGCCCGCATCCGATTATCGGCATTGCGATTTTGCGAATCTTTTCAAGCCAACACAAAACCTTCATTTCGCTCAACGCGCCAAGCATCGTCTCATATGTTGGTTTCTCAAAATACCGTTCTTTCGTAATCAGGTTGAAAACACGGTCTTCAAGAATACAACCGAATAGTCTCTTCTGTCGATGAAACTGGTTGACATAATCCGGATATTTTGATTGAAGAATGCGTTTCATATTGAAGCGTTTGTTGAATTCTACGACAATTCCCTTTCCCATACCAAAATCAGCGCTAATACAATGCGCGAGATAGTAATCCTCCGGGACGGAAAAAAGATCTCGAACTTCTTCTCGATAAATCATATTTTACCACCCCATTAAAACAAGTTCGTCGTTTTCCCAGTCAAAAATTTTATACAGTCGAACCAATTCAAAAATCGCATACTCATACGACCAGTCGCCGGCGATTTGTTCTTTGTTCTCATCTAAATCAATTGGAGAAATTCCGAAATACTTACCACTCCAAGAATCGATTTTGTTTTGCGCTTCTTGCTTTAACACCTCTAATTGATATTGTTCTTTGGTAAATTCTTCTGAAAATTTACTGCTGTCTTTAATTTCAAGAAAACTTTTGAACCAAGCAATAATTTTTTGTCGATAAAATTCAATAACAGCCTTGAAATCATCTTTTGTCAGGAGGGCGAATCCATAATCTGTATATTCGCTTCTCAACTCATCTGACGTAAAAACACACGGTCTTTCGGATTCAAGCTTGAAACCAATTTCAGAATACTTTCCAAGTTCATAAAGCTCTTTTCCGACTTTGTAGAGAGAAAGCCAACCATCGTCTTCGTCATATGGGTAACCGTGCCGTTTTGCAAATTCTGTTAAATCGCTGGCAGTTTTACAAGCCTGAATTTCTTCTACTTGCTTTTTAGGAATCGCATACAAATAGTGTCTATATCCCATTTTTAATCATCCTCATTAATCTACGTTGACAATACTCATACAGGTTTTCGACGAATCGTTAATATAATCTTTCCACGGGTCTATGCCACGCTCCTGTAACATTCCCGCAAGAATATCAGTATAACAACCCATATAATCTTCGTACTCGCGCCGTTCTTTAACGTCGCTCTCTTCCCAACCGGCTTCTTCCATCCGTTCGGCTTGCGAGCCGAGACAATCGTGATAAACGAGGTCGAAATATTTGTTAAGAAGTTCGTCGTTGGAAAGGCGCAAATTCTCTTTAACAATTCTATCGATTTCTGATTTACGAAGTTTTCTCATTGTTGTCCACCTCCATACTTTTGTCTTCAAAAACGATTCGGATTGCCGAATACTTGCTTGATGTCGAAAGAAAATTTAGAATATCATCAATACACCCACGAGACATAAGCCAACTTATACTATCGAATAAATCATATATACCATCTTTTCGATGAACAATTCGGAAATTTGTTCGCAGTTGTTTGTCTTCCGCAAAGTCGGTCAAACGTCTCGAACACGCAGACATTTTGCAATATCCGTTTTCATTAGCAGACTCACAAAACAAGCCGTATTTCTGACAATATGTTTTTGTATATAAATTATTCATTGCTGCCCTCATTAAGTTGCACATAAAAAGATTCTACTTCGGCAAATTCTTCCTCGCTCAAACCGAACACTTCAAAATATCTATATCTATAACAAATGTCAACGCATACTTCATTGTCTTCGTAGAGCGTTTCCATTGGATCTCCTACGCTGTTGCGGCAATCGAAAATCCCATACATTGCGTCTTCAATGTTATTCTTAATTACTTCCTTCACTCTTTCTACTGCTTTAGTCATTCTTTGTCCCTCCTCAAATCTTATCGAAAGTTTCGATAAATTCGATCTTCTCAAGCCCTCCAACATCGAACAGACTGCGAGTAATTCTTTCACCTTTATCGGTCTTGCCGTTCTTAATCATTTGAAAATACTTGTCGCACAGTTCCCCGCCTTTTCCAATATACCAACCAGGATGACGAGTGCAGATAACGAGGATGTTACCTTTTTTTGAAACAAGAGTGATGCCCCTTTCGGTGTGAGCCTCTTCCTTCCAACGCTTCAGCAGTTCCTTAAAAGTAATAGTGGTTTCCATAATAATTTCTCCTTTTGTTTATGTGATTTAGATAATATCAATCTGACAAGACTTCATAACGTCCAGTGCCTCTTTGTGCATTTTCGGAGTTGTTCCGGCACAACAAGACGAATTAACAACAATCTGAATTTCTGGCATTGCTGCTTTTAACATTAGTGCATTTGAGATAACGCAAATATCCGTACAGAAACCAACGAGCTCGATCTTCTCCGTGCACCAAGTTCTTGCGATTTCTATCAACTTCATCGAACCGAAAGTGTTTTTCACAATTCTTCCATTTGTGATAGAGCCGTCCTCGAAACGAGCATAATTTCCGCCGTAATATTCCAACGTAATGTCGTGATTAATCTGCCAACCAAGCGTTTTGTAGATACAATGTCTGATTGGAAGCTTCTTTCCCTCCGGAGAATCGTCATAAGTCGCCGCATAATGCGTATCTTGTGTAAATAAAATCACGTTTTCATCAGCATCTTCTATAAACCCGTTGTTAACAATTTGATATTCTCGCATCTTTTTAATGATGTTCGGAACGGTTTTTCGAGCTTCCGGCGTTCCTAAAACACCATCGATAAAATCATTTTGGGCATCAATAATAACAAGAAGATTTTTCATAGCAACTCCTTTCACTCTATCCACTTCTTTGGGCATTCTCTGATTTTAACGTTTTGCTCTTTCCAGAAATCTCGGCGAAACTGTTCGTCTTCAACGAATTGGAAAGTCTTGATAAGTTCATCGGAACAATAATGCGCTCTGCCAATAACGTGAAAAATGTCATCCGTTTCAACGGCGTAAACAGCAAGACCTGAAAGACTGTATCTTACATATAAAAGATATTTCTTCATAGCTTTTATCACCACACAAAATCAGGATGCTCTTTCATGAACGGTTCGACTACTTCTTCGATTGCACGGCTTGCGCCTTCTTGTGTCGCAAAATATACTCCAAAATATTTAGAAACATACCGATCATCGATACAAAAGCAATTTGACTCTTTGTCATAGTAAACAGTATAGTGGTGATTATGATAACCCCACTCCGCTGTATCCTCACACCCATTGTCATACGCAAACTTTAACAGCTTACGGTAGAGCAACTGGTGGAGGGCTACTTGCTGGGCGAACTGTTTGTCGTTGAAATAATTATTGTTCGCATAAAGATTGAAATCGGTATAGTCACTACTTTCCACATAGTCATCGACCTTACCATATCCCGTGATTCTATAATACACGCACCCTTTTTCAACTCTATCAAACGGATTCTTTTTCGTCTCAATTCCCAGCGCCTTCAACTGTTCTTCAGTCAGTTCCGATCTCTTGCCATTGATTACAATATAATTCTCACTCATTTTTCACTCAACTCTCCTATTCCAAGTATTGATGGCGTTTTCTTTTGCCTTTTTATCACTTCGATAAACCGTATCATTCCCGGGAAGTTTTATGCGACATCCGCACTCATCACAATGAATATCATACTCGTAACAGCCAGAATAACCACTTGTACTTCCATCTCCGCGAGTTCTCCAAAGAGGGATTTTTTCAACGAAAACCTGATTTCCACAAAACGGACACGGTTTTACTCCACTGCTCATAATTTACCTCCCAAAAATGATTTTCTTCTTCTGGTATTATTATAACAGAAAACCCCTCGTTTGTCAAGGGGTTTTCAAAAATTTCTTCAAAAATATTTTAGAGGTCCCAATCGTCGTCCGATTTTTTTGCTTCCGCTTCGATTTCATCAGCAAATTCATCGTCCAGCGCTGCAAGCTGTTCAAGTTTCTTGTGCTGAATTTCATCCATTTCGATTCCTTGCCACGGAAGTTTTGTCGCAAACGATCTCTCTTGCGGAGTCCAGAGACTGTAGTATGGACAAAGATTTTTAGCCGCAGGAGGCTGATTCGGATTTGTATTACTGAAAGCACACCAAGCGCATAACGGTGACGGAGACGGCTTCCATTCTTCGGAGAAAATACTGTCCAAGATTTTTTTCATCTTGGTTTCACATCGTTTCTCCCATCCTTTTGTTCCAGCGACTCGCATTTCTTCGGCAATCGGAAACTCGTATTCACAATCAACTTGAATGTCTTTACCATACTTTTCTTTCAGCGCCCCAACATACACCCACATTTGTCTGGGACTTGCAAGCTTCTTATCGTCATACGCTTCTGCACTTGTTTTCAGGTCGTGAATAACGAAATGTTTTGGATCATCACGATATTGAAGCACGCGGTCAATCGAACCGGTAAATAATACCTTATCGAAGTAATATTCAAAAGACATTTCTGCGGCAACAAGTTTTAATTCAGGGTGTTCGGCAAGATACTCTTCTTGCCGATAAATTCCTCTGCTAAGAAACGCTTGTGTCTTCTCTTCAAATGTTCTTCCTGTTTTATCGAGATTATCCCATTCATCGGGGAACATCCGACGAAGAATATTTGTTCCGAAAATGTCACCCTCTTTGTCCTTCGGGTTCTTTTTTGGAATATTCACATTTTGGAAATAATCTTTCAGCATAGGGTAGTCGATCGGTTTTCCGGCAAGCAGTGTATCTGTTTGAATTTGGTTTATGAGATGGACAAGCGTCCCGAAAGAAAGCGCAAGCCCAACAGCTGGAATATAATGTCCTTTAACATATTGAAGGTAATATCGGTACGGGCAATTCTCATATACCTCGGTTCGAGAGTAAGAGAATTTTGGTTGTTGATATTGTTTTTTAGTTTGCGCCATCGTCAGACTCCAAACCTTCTTTTAGTGCTCTCTCAACGGCTTCATCGACCAGTTCTTCTGTGTGCCGAATCGATTCAGACAACATCACTTCAAGTGAGTAGGTGGATTTTGAAAGTTTCCCGGTTGTCTGAAGCAATAAAGTTTCAAGTTTATGGGCTACATCTTCATAATCTTTTAGAAGGTTGTTGTATTTTCTGCCAGACACGAGCGGTAATTTAGTTTTGTTATATTCCATAATATTTCGCTCCTTTTGAAAATAAAATTATAGGTTTACTCTTCGATTTTAACACACTTATTATCCCACTTCTTGTAAGCATCCAGATACATTTCGCCTTTATCGCCGTTATAAGTTACTTCATAATACATTCCATCCCAAACATTTGTGCTGAGAAGTGCCTTGTTGTTTTGAAGCGTTTTACACAGCCATACGACATAGACATCTTCTACTACCAGTCTTCCTTCGTCGGTAATTTCTTTGTGGCTGTTGAAATAATCTACAACAGCCTTTTTCGCAACTTCTACAAATTTCTGATTATCCATTTTAATCCTCCAAATTCATTTTCGCACCGCACTTCGGGCAAAACCTGAACGAGTCTCCCCCTTCATATACCGCTCCACAAATTGAGCACTTCACTACTCCCAGACCAAATCTGTATGGAAGCCATTTCCCATGCTTGGCTTCTTCTACGTCGACATCGGGTTGCTCGCATAAAATTAGTTTTGCTTTTCCAAGTCCTTTATAGTATTCGTCGCCTTCTATCTGCGCTTCGTTTAATTCTTGCAAAAGGACGTTTCTATCAATATAATTATCCATTTTAATCCTCCAAGTTCATCCTTGCACCGCACTTTGGGCAGTACTTATCTTTTCCCATCGACATACGTCCGCACTCTCTATGAATCCAACCTTCAAGTTTTCCATATCCGTCTCTGATTTCATCCCACTTTCCGTGCCTGACTTCCTGAACGTCTGCGACAGGCATAGCATCGATATCTTGTTTGATGGCGTAAAAACCATCGAGTTTTTCATTGCGAACCATTCCCGTAGAAAAATCAAAACGCGGATAAGAAATTATCTTATACTCGATTTTGTCCGCATCAATATATTTTGCCATAAATCTTCTCCTTATTTTACAATTGAATAATATTTTAGCCAATCTTCTTTAACGCTTTCGTCTTTTACCCATTGTCCGTCCACGAGCTTTGTCTTCGGACGTTGTTCAATGGTGAGACGGATTGTATCACCTTTAGCGAGAGGATTTGATTGGAAGTCACGCTTCGAGACTTTAACGATACGCTGTTCTCCACTCCAGATAGAATATATGCTCAACTTCGGAGAGAACTTCGTATCGATATCCAGAACGAGCCAACTTCCTTGCTGTGACGGATCGGTAGAGGCGCAGTAACCCAAATAATCCTTTTCCCACGACAAACGCATCATCATTGTAATCGGACGTTCTCCGACCATTTCTGCAAGCTCACGAAGCATTCCATCGTTATCCGTGATTTTATACTGCGTTTTGGGCTTGGTGGTATATTTTGCGATAACTTCCTGAACGGGCGCGGGGAGGGCGGAAACGTCGGATTCTTTGAGTGTCTTACGAGTTCCGAACTTGTTATAGAGTTCAACGATGTTCAGAAGTTTTCCGATGGGGGCGAATTGAGAGAAATAGTTGAGTTTAATCAACGTATCCAACTTCGCAATGTTCATCGATTTCATATGATCGAATTCTCTTAACAGATCTATAAAATTATCAAACTTTTTAGTTTGCGAAAGTTCATAAAGATCATTTGCCAAATCTTGGCTCAGTCCCTTAATTGACAAAAGAGACGGTTGGATAATTCCTCTTTCCGGAATTGCGTTGAATTTGCGGTTATCTTCTCCAAATCGATACGGACCTTCTTGAATACTAAAAGCTTTTTTCATTTCCGCTTTTAGGGCTCCAACCTTGTCTTTTTCTCCTCTATCGGAATGGAATTGTAGAAGCACCTCATAAAATTCATATGGATAATTTGCTTTCAGCATTGCACAAGAAAGACTATCTATTGCCATACAATATGCGTGCGCAGAATTGAACAATATAGATGTATGTTTCCATACTGGTTACTATATTGCAACATATCTTGAGATTTTGCTAAAATCTCCCTACTGTTTGGAACGTGTGCCCGTCTCACATTCTACTCTACTCGGTTACTTTTTTAATACTAGCTTTAATATTAAAATATCCTTTCGATGTCCTCTACACTCATCTTTCGATTAGCACGGGATTCTCATATCTTATAGACTTAGAGTTCTCCGTTAGCCCGCTATGCGGACACCCACTGGCGTGGTTAAGTAGGTTTTAATACGGCAACAAAGTTTACCGTAACCGCAAGAGTCGTTGATGATTTGCCAAACCCTCTCGCTCATTTCCTGCGCTTGATTTTCTTCAATTCCTTCTTCTGTAATAATTCTTTTTTTGAATCCTTCGATAAACCTATCTTTCAACGGACGAACTTTCTCTGGGTGTTTTTTAGCAATTGCTTTTATGATCCCATAACATTCGTCCATCGGAAATCCGGCATATGAAAGAACAGACATCGACTGCTCCTGATACAAAATCCAAGACTGTGGAAGTTCTTCTGTTTGCAGAAGTTTGTCAAAAGCAGGAATTCCATAACTAAAAGATTCTCTCGATTCAAACTTTGAATACATTGACTTGAAGGCGGGGCGAATTGCGGCAATCCACGCAGAAAGTTCGGAAATGTTTTTTGCCTTAAATTTCATCATTTTCTTCGCAGAACTTGCTTGTTCGCACTGATTAACTCCAAGTGTATATCCGTTTTTATAAATGTCCCAAGTTTTTGGATCGTTTTTAACAAACTCTTTTAGTTCTTCGACTGTTTTATGCGGAATTCCGATTCTTCGATAAATCTTATCCACCAAAAGAACAATACTTACGCAAAGAATGTCGTTTTTCAAGAATTTGTAATTTTCTGCAATTGCCCCGTCTACAACGGCCGTTATGCACTCTTTGCCGGTTGATTCCGACTTACATTTAATCAGACCAATTTCTTCTCGAATATTGCCTCGGTAAAGAAGAAACGCGCATGGCGCTTTCTTTTTATCCATAATAATGCCCCAATATTTTTTACTCTGTTCAATGTAATCGGCATATTTTTTATCTACAAAATCGTAAATATCAATCTGGTCTTTATCATCATCTTCTGCGTTTTTAACGGCTTCTTCATAATCCGCAATTTGTGAAGAAATAGTATTTGCCAGTTCAAAATTCATATTTTGCGAACGAGCAAAAAGCTTAAACGCAGATTTCTTTTTGCAAGTTCCAAAAGCAATCATCGGAATTGCGTGATCGTCACCAAGAATTTCCTTTTGTGCTTCTTCAGCAATTTCCGGGGTTCCCCAGTTCATATCGATCTTGACCTACCGCTACTTTCGTAGTATTTGCACCAAATAAATGGTCGGAATAGACTATACCACAATCGTTGATGTTATCTCGGATTCCTCTTGGTAGTCGTTGCGAGCTCCCCATACGATAAATTCGGTTAGGGTTATCTCTCAGGATTGCCCAATTCTTAATCTTTTTACAATACCATCGTGATTGGCGATGCCACACTTTGCTTTCGCTAATGTTTTGTAATTAAGACTTAAGGGTTTCCCCTGATATTCGAGGTTTTCCACATATAATCACTTATATGGGCGACTATGTTGTTAATCGGGTAATGAGTGGGTTTCCAGAATTCTTGTTTTACTAATAAATCGCTCAGGATAGAGCGTTATCGGACTTTGAAATCTATCGACTTTTGAAAAACCAAGAAGAGTGTTTGTAAAATATCCAACTGAAGAATTGTGGACAACTATACTATCCAAAACATAACTATGAGAATTTTCAACCGTGATGTCGTATACTTTTCGTTTAGCTTTTTCAATTGGTTTGATTTGAGAAACCGGAAGATAAATATAGTTATCGTCAGAAAGCGTTCTATATGTCGAAAGCACATGGACGTCCGTATCTTTCATCATTCTTATTTTGTAACTAGTTTGAGAATGATATCCTCTATTGTCTTCGTGGGCTTTTCTAACAGATAAACTTGTGGGACAATGAGCAACTGCTGACACTAAAATTTTATATGCTCCAACGATACTTTGAGATATGTTGTCGAAACTGTCTCTTCTATTCTCTTTCCCGGTGCTTCCATCGGTAATTGTCAAACCTTTTAATAATGCTCTTAAATTGTCCTCGGATTGATAAAACAAATCTTGATTAAAACTTTTTGCCTTTCCTTTTTTACTTGTGAATAAGAATTTTTTACAAAACTCACTCACAATACGACTTTTCATAATAATTTGCTCTAATTGTTTTGTCTTATGAACGGCACACCTATAGGGTGCTCCAAAACGCTCAATCATTTTAATACATATCTCTCGGTTATAAGATTGTTTATGACCATAAGTGGAGAACGCCATACCCACGTCCGTCGTTTGTTTGGAATTGCGGACCCATCCATCTCCATACATCATTCCAACCCACGTATTGAAAAGTTCGTCATTCTTTATAAATCTTTTAATTTTGATAACGTGAGAATTTTTTAAATAATCACTATATTCTTGAAGAGATTTAAAGCCCGTATATTCTAACAGTCTATTTACATATTCTGGATGTTTAAATTTCTTTCGATCTGGGTTCTTTACAGCCTGCAACACCCACGGTTTGGAACAACCAATGTGGTTAGAAACATCTATGGAATTAAATTTAACAATACCATTTGCCGCAGGACGATATTCATAAATATATTCATCATCAAAATCATATCCAAAAATATTATAGTCATTTAAATCAATATATTCAGGAGCTCGATTTTCAAAATGAATTTTTGGAGAACAAACATAATCTCCTTGCTGAATATTTCCGGCTTCGATCCAAGAATTTTGTCCATTTCTATGAATCAAAATCTTATGATCTTTTGTACAGATCAATGGATTATGAGTATTTGGTCCATACGCATAAAGAAGCTGAACCATTTCCTCATTACAATCATATTCCATTGTATCAATAACCTTTTGCGGATTTCCGTTTTGATCTATTACAAAATCTCCGACCTTAACTTCGTTAATGTGCTTGATGCCGCTCGTTGTTAAAGCCATTGCGTCGGACGTAAAACATCCTCTCCCACTGTCAGTCAAAACCCCGCCTTTTTCAATTGCTCTTTTAACAATTTCATAATCAAGAAGGAAATAGTCGGCCATTCCAGTATCTTTAACTGTTTGAACCTCCATTTTGATTCCTTCAAGATATCTCTTATACTCTTCTCCTGTAATATGATGTTTTTCTGCGTATTCTCTAAAAAGTTTGCTAATTAGAACACTATATTTTTTGTTTCTTTCTTCTTGCGAAAGATTGGGATAAAGAGTAGGAAGTTTGATGTCTTTACTAAAAACAGGATTGTCTTTTGCATAATCGTCAAATGTTAGAGAAATATCTGTGTTGTCCATCGCTCTTTGGACTTGTTCTCTTGTAAAAACTCCTTGCTCCATAAAACGTCTCATAACTTCTTCGTCGTCGGGATAGTCCATATACCATCCATCTTCGTCTTTGTAATGGACGTCTTTCGCTTCAAGAATATATTCTCTCTCCTGCGCTTGTTCTGGATAAATGTAATGACTGTCAAGCCCAACAATCATTTCAATTCCATATCTTTGCGACAAGGAAAGAATTCTGCGAGAGATTTCTCTTTGTTGGTCGGTTGCGTGCGCTTGAATCTCAAGATAAAAGTTTTTTCCAAAATGTTTCCACAATTGAAGAGTAATATCTTCAATGTCATCGTATTTCCAATATGCCACGCAAGCAGTTGTTACGACTACGTCGTTAGGGGGAAGAGAAAGAAGAAGTTCGAGATCGACACGAGGTCTAAAATAATATCCTGTTTCGTTTGCTTCTGAAAGAATCTTGTTAATCGCACGTCTTCCGATTTCCGTCTTTGCGAGAAGCAATATATGACAATTAGAATTATCTTTGTGTGCTTTTATTGTTCCATCTTTATTTTTTAACGGTTCTCCGGTTGCCGGGTCAATTTCTTCATATTCCTTCTGCCTGTCCTTGACCCAATATGCTTCTGCCCCAAAAACAAATTTTAGATTATATTTTTGAGCAAGTTCATAGCATTGATAATAATATCCCTGCCACCCGTGCTCAACGCTACTAATCACTTTATGCCCCAACTCTACGGCTCTTTTGGCATATTGTTCGTTTGTTGCTGCGGAATCCGCAATACATACATTCGAATATGAAGTATGTCGATGAAGATTTTGCATTATACTCCCACCATTTCCTCTCTCAAAACTTTTTCAAACTTCTCTTTGCCCAAGTCGGTCGGACTATCTTTTCCACTCCCATCAACAACCGAGCTCTTCTGCCAATCCCACCAAGAAATTGGCAAATCTCTAAACACACAATATTGTCTCAACGTCTCAACGTTTTTCATCGTATGTTCTTTTTCAAGTCCTTCGTCTAATAAAAACTTTACCGACTTCGGCGCTAACGTCATAATTAATCTCGCCTGTTCTTCCGAAAGATTACTCGAACCAAGCGCCACCGTGTTCTTATATCCAAACCCGCGTGCTTGCATACAACTCTTTTCGCTCTCGAAAACCAAAATGTCATTTCCGAACAATCCATCATATGATTCTGAAAAGTTATATAACGACTGGCTCACCATACCCTTATGAACATAAAAATACTTTTGCTGTCCGTCCTCGACCGGATGATTGACTCTTGCCTTAACCGCAATAATCTCTCCTCCAATCGGAGATCTCCACGGGAAAACAATCAAGTCATCAATCGGATCGAATCGCACATCGAAAAACTTCTGTGTCTCGAGGTTAATTCCGTCTCGAACCCAACGAAGATTCCCTTTGTCGACATATTGGTTCATAATCGATTCTGGATATGTTTGAATTTCGACCTGTCTATCTTCTCCGATTCGGTCGTAAAACCCGCCGAACAACGCGTCTCTTTTCGGCGGCTCCCAATCGTCTCCGAGTCCCAGAATGCTTTTGATTTCTGAAAGAACTTCGATAAACTTTACCGAGCGGTTTTTCATTATATATGCGATAATGTCGCCGTTCTCATTTGTTACAAAATCTTTAACATAAATTGAAGGATTATCTTCGAGCCGAATCGAGATATTTTGACCACCCTCTTCATTACGAGCAAACCGGATTTCTGTTCGTTTGAGATGGATATGGCAGAATTCAAACCTTTCGAGCAATTCCACGATGTGCTCTGGGTTTTCTATTAACATTTGTTTGATGTCAGTGAGCATCGTGGTTCCTTTCTGAATGACTAATTAATCCAATTCGTAACTATGGGCAAGTTTTGTGTCGCAAATTGGGCATCTTGCGGTTTCAATTCCGTCTCTATCACGGTCAGGAGACGCACACCCGTTTGGATAGAACCAATTATGGCATCGAGGGCAATACCACTTATCGAGAAGTCTTATGTGTTTTATCTTCACATTCTCATAATTGGAATATTTGGCAATGCGTCTTTTGAGATATTCTTTTCGATCTTTCCGCTGCTTTTCGCGCTCTTCTTGCTCTCGACGAATCGCCTCTTCGGTTTTTTGTTTGATGTCTTCGAGTTTCCAATCACTATATCGGTCATACATTCCCTCATAAATTTCTTCATCGCCATTCCAACTTGTACAAGGCGGTTCAATGGGATTACCAGATGGGCTTGATGTCCATCCACCAGGACAATCTTTCTCATATAGCGGGCAAACCGAACAGTCGTCAATGTCTCGAGCATAAATTACTTCATCTTCCATAATAAGAATCAGACTCCGTATCTATCCTCATTGTGGTTTTGTCTTTATCGCCTGATGATTTCGGTGTGTGACATAATAAAAGTTTCAGTTTGCCATTGAATTCAGAACATTCCCACACAACCGCGCCATCTTTTTCGGCTTTAATGCTTTTAATGTCATTGAACTCCAAACAAGCGATATATTGGCGGCATTCGTATTCCGTCATTCCACCCAATTTATGGATTATTTTTTTCTTTAATCTTTTTAACATAATTGATCCTCGTTAATAAAAGTAGCTTTTTATCACCATACAAATTCAGGATGTTCTTTCACAAACGGTTTAACTATTTCTTCAATTGCACGCTCAGTAGCTTTATATGAAGAGAAATGAGTACAGAAAGCTCGAAAGCCACAATCGATTTGAACCGTATAGGATTTTGTGCTCGGACAATAGTTAACATAATACTGGCTCGACTTTTCTGTTGCTTCATATCCATTATCATACGCATACTTCAAAAGTTTGCGATCAAGCAGCTGACGAAGCGCGACCCGCTTTGCAAATGCCTTATCGTTGAAATAATTTGCGGCATTCCATAACTGCCTCCATACATCAGAATATTCCTCGCTCCCAACACCAACACAACCAAAAGCATCTGTATAGAAATATTCTCCACAAAGATTGCTTGTTCTGCCAAAAGGATTTTCTCTTCTTTCAATTCCCAGCACCCTCAACTGTTTATCAGTCAACTGAACTTCCTTGCCATCGATTGTAAGCTTGATTTCTTTCATTGTTTATTCTCCTTTGTAAATAAAATCGGTGTTTCATTTCTACTATTATTATAGCACAAAACCCCTTGTTTGTCAAGAGGTTTTGGAAAATTATTTTTTAGTTTTTCTCCCACCACGGATGTAGTTGAATCCGAAGTCCTTTCGTTAGAGTCTGAATGATTTGAAGAATATCGGCATAATCAAGAACGTAAAATTCATCGTTATCGTCATATTCTTCAATATTCCAATCGTAATCAAAAACCTCGCCGTCCGCTGTTGGAACAAGACAAGTCGCTCCGAAATCGCCGTCTGTAACGAGAACACCGTTTACGTTTGAATAATCGCTATCAAGAAATGGAATTCCACCATTGGGAAATTCTTTCATCAGTTCTTTAAACTGTTGTTTTGTTAATCTTGTCATCGTAATCCTCCAAATAAAACAATGTTTTTGTTCACTTATCTTGTACTTGTATAATCATCTGCATATCTCCAAGTTAGTAGCAGTCCTGTTTGTGGGTCAATTCCCGCAGACTCTTTTTTGCCTTCGCAGCAACATAGAATGTCGGAACACTTAACACCGTATTTAGTTGATGCGGCATACATTGCTCCAAATCGCCGATTTAGTTCTGGTGAAAATACTGGCCGGAAATGCCATTGTGGGTCGTATGAACACCAAGCGTATTTATGACCAATAAGAAGATAATCTTGGGCTGTGCCTTTTGATATATGAAAAAATTTGGAGACTCTTTCTATATCAAAGTCTGTTTCCCAGTTTTCACATATTTCTCGAATAGTATTGCTGCAGGCAAATGCGTCCGCTTTGTCCCAATCGATATCTGATTCATAGAATTTTAATAATTTTGACAGTTCGCTTTCCATAATAGATTTCTTAATCCAACCCGCTTCTGCCTTTTGACAGTCTAATACGACATAATTAATAAATCCGTTGGAAATAGCGAGTTTCTTTTTAATTCTATCTGTCTCTTGATTTTCTTCAAGAGTTCTGGTAGAAAATATTCCGTCTTTATAATGTTGAATTCCGTGGTTCTCAATGATAAGAGATAGGGACGGAATTGCGATATCATATCTCATCATCTTGCTCCATTCGCGATTATATTCTGACTCATATTCGATGCCGAGTTGATCCAAAACCGAATAAAGAAACTTATTAGGATAACTTGTTTTACGATTACAACTACAGCGAAAACCCCGATGTGCCAAATTAGAAATTTTAGTTCTTTTTATTTTGCCACAATCAGGACATCTGATTTCTACATACCGATCGCATTGAACTGTGTGGGTTTTCATAAATTCTTCATCAAAATATAGCGCCCACTCTTCTCGATAACGATCATTTGACCAAATACTGTTTAAATATTCAGGAGGAGGGCCAATTGCTTTACGAGAACATACTGGACAACCAGTGGGTTTTGTTTTAGAAGTTTGTGGTACAAGTCTGTTAGGAGGGGCTTTCCAAATATTGCCGCAGACTTTACATCTAAAATTTGTGTGGGTTGTAAGATTGGTATACTGTCCCAAAAGTTCTATTGTTGGATTTAACTTATTAAGATCTTCGAGAAATTCCTGCTTTGTATATGCTTTCTTTCTTAAACATTTTCCACATCCACTATTCCCCGCTTTTAACGAAGTCGCAACCGCGTTAATTATTGCAGACCACTCATTCCCACATTTGTTACATTTAAAAAATGCTCTTTTATTTGATTTTAAGGAATAATTTTCTGGACCACAACTATTTTTACTACTCCAAATATCTATAATTTCGGGACAATTATCTAAAAGATTATTTTGCTTCGCTGCATTTCGTGAACGGGTTGTTCTTCTAATTTTATCCGTACATTTTTGGCACACTCTGCAACCGTCTTCTCTACTAAAATCTGTAAAATTTTGTTTATATATTTCACCACAAGATGAACATTTTAAAATTAATAACGGCGGCTTTAATTTGTATCTTTCAATTTTGATTAATTCAGCAGAAGAATTTTCTTTAACAAAATTAGAAATATAATTATCGGTTAGTGTCTTCGGAAGATGCAAAAGTTCAAGAGAACAATTCTTGCATAAAAATATTTTCTTTCTTCTATATTCATCCCAATCTTTTTTAAAAACAATCCCGCATTTTATACATTTCGCAAAAACTCTTGTTCTTATTTGTTTTCTTGTTCCGTTATCAAAAGTGGCTCTTTCAATTCCAACAAATAGGTCTTTTGCAACATTATTATCTATCCAATCTTTAACCGTCTCATCTGTCCATTTAACATTCATTGCTTCACGTCTTGCCCCACACGTTTTCTTACGGGTTTTACTTTACAAGTCTCGCCCCATTTACAAAAATCTCCGGTGTACTTATAAAGATATGCGACGCCATTATCCCCACTATCTGCTCCATACCTATTTTTATCAATGGTTAAAACTCGATAAACGCATTTTTTTTCTTCGTCTTTTAGCTCATAAGGCTCGTCTTTGTATGAACCGTCCGGTTGCTGAATGGAACGAAATGGCTTAAAATCATATGGGCCACCAGCCTCTAGTTCCAAACTCATAAGGGCTTTACGCATGAAGATCATAGTAGAACATGTTTCCTTAATGGCCTTGCTGCCAGAAAGTGCAGATGCGTCCAAAAACAAATTCCCAATGCTGTTTGCCACCAACTGAATTGTATAAAGTCCAATTAGATTATATTTCTTTGCAAGAGAGTCCATATCACGAGAATCTTTAATAAGATCAATCCAGAATCCAGAATTGTTTCCATCTTCGAGCGTCATTTTAAATGTATCGACCACGAAGAAATCGATTCCATTACGAAGTGCTTCTTTTTTAATAATATCGTGCGTCAGAGCGGAATCGGCATCGCTCATTGTAACGATTTTCAGATTTTTGCCGATACCTTCGTCCCACCATTTTAATGCCAACTGAACTTCTTCTTTATCTTCATCTGTTAAATCGGCATTTCTCAATTTCTTTTTTGTAATCTTCCAATAATTTCTATATTGTGTCAGAACGATCATCATAATAATAATCTTCAGCTCTTTGGAAGACATCTCGTTACTAATAAATACGCCTTTCAACCCCTGCGCAAGAAGAGTAAAAACGATGTTCATTATCAGGTTTGTTTTACCGCAACCAGAGTGCGAGGCAAGGGCATTAGTTGTTCCTCTGTGAAGACCAGAAATTTGACGGGTCAGGAAGGGAAACATTTTGATCTCTTTGCCTTCGAAATTCAATCCGGCTTTTGCAAGAGAAACACCATCGTCCCCATCTTCTTTCAGATTTTTAAGAAAGTCTCCGCCGAATAGTGCTTCGCCCTCGTCAATAATTTTCATCGAGGAAGCACTATTGTTAATCGAAATATTGGCAATTCTCTCCTCGTACCATTCGGTAACATTGTTTGCGCTAAATCTCTCAAACAGTTTCAGCGGTTTGATTTTCTTTCCATTGTCAAGCGTCACTTCTTCGAGAAGATTGAATCCATTTTTATAAAGTTTCAGAATAATGTTGCTTTTGTTGAACTCATCAAGAATAGCATCCCAGTTTTTCAAGTCAACGGTTGAAGCAAGTTTCTGAATTGTCTTCCACCCGCCAATACTCTGCAGACGGTCAAGCACTTCTTCGTTACAATTAGAGAGAACTGTTACTTCGTCGATTACGTTGAAGTGCTTTTCACGAAGATATTTGACAATTCCAAAAAGAAGTTTACCGTGACGAGAAAGAAAAGACTCGACCGTAATTGTGGCGCACACATCATCATACAGCGTAACGTCTGAAAATAAAGCCGCAAGTAAATTCCCTTCAACTGTTAATCGATTCTCTAAAAGCTCCTGCGGGTACTGATCAATAACACCTGTTACAAACTGTTCAATCTGACACATTAAGCTTCATCCTCCAATTCTGCCAATGATTTTCTACGTTTACTGTTCGGAATTACTGCCGTATTCTCCTTTACTTGCGACTCAGACTCGCTTAACGGCAAACTCATATATTCGTTCGACCGATACTGCGCCACGTTATTTCTAACAATTGCGCTCAAATACCTAATCATTCTGAAGTCGTTCTCAAAATGCTTTTTCTTCAATGCTTCCGACAGTGAACGTTTATTCTCTGTTAAATACCATCTGACTTTGTTGCCGTTTCCGTCAACGACTTCTTTCCAAGTCAGATATTCTTTCCAAACAACTGTTCTTCCATCAAATTTTCCGCCACAAATCTCAACAACAATGTCATAAATCGGAGCAAACTCCTTTTCGTCAATTTTGTTAGACTTTGCCGAATTTTTGTCTTGCCAACGGTGATAATGCTGTTCGTTTAAAAAGTAAACTTTGCGAGATTCACCAAGAACAATCTTATATGCGCAAGACTGTTCAATTTTGTTCCGGCAACCGCAAAAACATTCAACCATCATTCGCTTGTTTCCTCCTCTATCAACGGTCTGTCATATTTATCCAGTTTCTCCATAATCAAGTCTCTCCCCAATAAAAAATTCCGACAGAAATATGCGGATGCAAATGGGCTGCCCTCAATAGGAGCCACCATACTTTTCGGGGTGTGAAATCCAATGCGTTGATCAAAAACCAAAACCTGAATTCCCTTCTTGAAAATTTCAAACCGAGACTTGCCCTGCAAGCTGTTCAATGGAAAGAGAATGGCAAATGGTTTACCAAGTTCATCAAGACGACGAAGAATTTCGTCTTTTTTCGAAAATGGAACGTTACTAATGATGACATCATAAGGTTCGTCTGGCTCATATTCGAAGAAATCTTTTCCATCGGATAGCGAGCTCCGAATCACACTGAACCCTTCTTCTCTAAATTTCTGGACATAAGCGCTCCATTCTTCATCGAACGGGCGCCAAATAGTTTTATAACCGCTATATTTCAGATATTTAATAAGAGGCGTAACAGCATAAAACGGGGTATACATCTCGTCTCCGGAAGCGGTTGTATCAGAGGTCAAGTAACCAACATTTAACATAAATCAATTCTCCTTTCGATTCCTGATATTATTATACCACAAAACCCTCCTGTTGTCAAGAGGGTTTTGAAAAGTTTTTAGATTTTTGAAATGCGCCTTTATTCACGAAATTTAATCAAGAATCGTAAGAATCTTATTCAGCGTTTCGGCCGTCGCGTCAACCAGTTTGATCTTCTCCGGGTCTGCCGCTTCGGTAATCAGAATCTCCCTTGCTCTCTTCTTCATCTCTGCGCTTGCCGTGCGAAGCTTTCCCTGAATTTCTACACGGAGCTCTTCAATGGTCGGAGCAGTGTCTGTGCCATCCATATCGAGATCGACGTTGGAAGTGTCGGGGTCGAGATCGTCAATATCGGCGGAGTTGGGATTCGCGTCGAGGTCTTCATCAGAAGAGACGGGCTTCGGAGTTTCTACGCGATACACGGGAGGCGCTTTCTTTGTCGTTGTCGAGTTTGTGGAAGAGAAATTCGTTTTGCTTTTCTCGATGCCATCTTCGACAACATTGATGAAATCTTTTGCCATATTCGGCTTATCGAATACCAAGTATTCGGGGACTGTACCATCCGCAAAACGACCACCCGCATCAATTGTGTCGGTTCCACGGAAATAAAGTTTGCGAACCATCTCCGTCACATACTTTTTCTTCTTATCGCCAGAACCACGCTCCTCGGTGTCTCTGTCTACGATGCCCGTAAGGCATACGTCAAGACAATCTCCGAACGCCGCTTCATAATCTGCGGCAAGATTGGAAGTCAACTGCATATATCCGTCTTCGTCGAGAGCACCCTTATCCTTAATCGTCTTCAGCTTTGTATGTGCAATAACCCAAACTCCAAAACCCGCTTTGCTCAGCTCGGAAATCATCGGCTTGATCAGGTTGTTGGCGGAATACTTCTCTCCCGCAGTGTATCCCCCAAAAGCCGCCTTGATCGAACGCACTTGTTTCTGTGGGTTTTCGCGGTTAGAAAGCTTAATTGTCTTCGCATCAGCAAGAAGAGCAAGTTCGTCACCAGTATCGAAGGCGACAATCTTGATATGATGTTCTTTATCCCTTTCTGAAATCAGCCAGTTCTTAAGTTCGACGACATCGTCCCATGATTCCACCTGTGTAACATTAAGACCGTCAAGCATCTTATAACCACACTCCGCACCACAACCAACAAGGAGTCCATAAGAAGGGTCTCCGTACTTTTCAAGAATAACATCTCTGAAAAGAGTGGTCTTTCCAAACTTCTTCGTAGAACGCAGATAAATTGAAAGATTAGAAATATCTGCCGTAATTTTCGTTACCGTCGGTTTTACAAATGCCATAATTATTTATCTCCTTTTATTATTGTTTATTTAACTTTAAATAATCTTCTTCATACATCCATTTAAACCCATATGCTGTTCTCCATTGCTCTTTGCAATTTCTCACAATGGCAGAAGTGTCTTTCCCGATGGAACTCGCTGCTTCTGTCAAACTGTTAAAACAATCAATATATTTCATATCTCTTGTCAACTTAACAACTCTTTTTTCGTGCGGTTTGATTGTTGGGTATTCTTTGTTTAAGTCATAATTTTTTAGATATACCCATTGATAACCACCAGCGGAAGTACCCGATTTTTGACAACATACAGTAATATTTGACGAATTGACTCCAGTAATTTCGGAGGCTTCTTTTATGGAATTATATTTTTTTAAAAAATTTCCATTCAAATCAAGTTGGACAACCGATATAATATGGTCTATATGATATGTTGGAACATATCCGCTTTTATATTCAGATTCTATTGCCCACAAATATCCTCCAGAAGAAATTTGCTTTTTAATGCAGCAATTAGAAATACCTGCCGCTGGAATCCCAGTTATTTCTTCAGCAGTTTTAGCGCTTGGATAAACCTCAATAAAATCTCCCTTGAAAGAAAATTGAACAACCGGTCTTCCTTTATTTGATTTTATTTTTACAATTTCAATATTTTGATTTGAAGGGACTTCTTCAGAATATCTCCAATACGACCCTTTCACTGTTTTATGTTTCTGTTTACAACATAAACTTATATTTGTGCTCGAACACTCAACATCAAATGCGGCTTCTTGAATGCTGTCATATGTGCAGATATATTCTCCGCGTTTGTCATATCTGTTTACCGACTTGACTCTTGGTTTAGCTCGGTTTAAGATTTTCTTATTTTTATAGTCGTATTTAATCTTAGGAAGATTTTCTCCATTCCATTCATTTAAATATAACCATCTATAGCCACCAGCAGTTCCATATTTGTTAGAACAACACCCTCTAATCGAAACCGCATTAATACCAGTTTTTTCTGAAGCATCTATGGGATTTAAGAATGTTTTAAGATACTCTCCCTCTATAGTAAATTGCACAACCTCTATTCCGCGAAATTTATACTTATAATCTTTATTTGGATCGTATTCTTCCTCCGATATAAATATAAAACCACAAGCACAACCTCTATTATGATTTTTACAATCTACTATATATCTTTCGTCTATATCTAGTAATACCCCGGCCTCCGCACAGCTTTTATATCTCGCAATATAATTTCCAAATAGATCTAATTGAATAACTGGATAACACAATCCTGCATTTATGCCATCAATTCCACCTTCTCTAATATTATATCCGTATAACCCATTTGTAGTATCATATTTTTTTATTAAATATTTCTCTTTTTCGCCAGCTTCACTTTGGGTAAGATTTTCAAATAAAACCTTATGTTTTACAAGATTATCCCAATCCCCACTATTTGGACAATATTTATTGATTGCATTGGCAATAGCCGGTTGTGTATATTTCCCGTTTCGAACTGTTAAATATCCACTGCCATCCTTACCCCACCTATTTTGTGGTTTTTCACACGTTATTCCAACATATTTTTTATTATTCGGAAAAACGTGCATATAAACGCACCAACGTCTGTCTTCTTTTTCTTCCATACTTCAATTTTGTGTGAGCAGACAGATTCTCATCCATCCATCTTCAATCCATCTGCCCACACATCCTTATTAATTAAAGATCTCCGAACAGATCGAAATCTTCATCGTCAGCCTTTTTCTCTGTTGAAAGTCCACTCTTCGTATCGTCTGCTTCATCAACTTCGCTGATGTCTCTATCATCAACACCATCGTGTCTCGGAGGAAACAGATCTTCCGCCTCATATGCCGTCCCCTGAATATTTCTCGAACTTGCAAAACGCAGTTCTGTTACGCGATCTCCAAATGCGGTTCCTCCAGCGAGACGAATCTCATCCTCGAGAGTAGAAAGACCGAAATCGATATTTTCCTTCGCCTCATCAGAAAGATCATCATATGTCAGCGACACCATCTCTGTGCCATTGATGACATCAAGCATTACATCTGTCTTTGCAAACTTGCACTCGTCGGGGAAGTTTGTAAATCTGCGACAAACGAGGTCGAAAATCTTCTGATCTCTTACAACAAACTGAATCGGACAAGTCGTCTGTCCCTTGCAAGCATCCTTACGATAATTCACGTCGTAATATCTATGATAGCAATTCACACGAACAATACCATCGTCACTTTCATCAATCGACTCCGGACCGTAAATCAGATCAACGGACATCTTCATCATTTCTTTCTCATCATCGCCGGCAAGCCAGACACGAGTCGGTGTAAAAGTACGATAGAAAACACCAGTGCTTTCGCCATACTGGAAATCTACATTCCCTTTAATACGAATCTTACGTCCGGTGAAATTTGGATTATCCATCAGCTTACGAAGAGCATTCATAAAATCGCCCTCAAAAAGATACTCGCGATCATTAGAAGCAAGCTTCTCTTCGCCGGGCTTATTCAGGTTAATTCCAAACTTGCTGTAATACGCGATCTTAGCAAGGACTTCGGGATTCGTTCTATCAGCGAATGCTACTTCCAACTGCTGGCTCTTTGCACCGCCCTCTGCCTTCGACCGTGCATAAATCTTCATCTTACTCACGTCTACCGAGCTATCTGCTTTACTCCAAAATCCGGCGCGAATCTGCATAATATGCGAGTTATTGCCGTTAATCGCATTGAATTTGAAAGTCTGATTAGTCCAACCGGAATCATAACGCTTCTCGTCAAACGCCTTAAACTTCTCGGTTTCCTTTTCGATTTTCTTCAGCTTTCCTACGAATTCAAATGTTGCTGCCATCGTTAAAATCTCCGTTTCATTAATTAAAAATATTTTCGTTTATTCGGGGCTTTCTCCGCCACGATTATATTATAACATATTTCTCCTCTTTTGTCAAGAGGTTTTTCAAAAATTTTTACTCGAAATCTTTGTACTTAATCTTACAAATCAATCTCTTGCCAACCCTATCCCGAAGTTCGATTTTCGGTCTTCCGACAAGCCCCTCAATCAGCGCCCCATTCTTCGCAATCAGGCTCTTACGATTGTGGAGGACGTAATCAACGCCTTCGGCAATAGTTCCCTCCAAAACAATCGGAACAATATCGATACCAAAATACTGGGCAATATCTTCTACCGAAGAACGAGGCTGATAATTTCCAGCAATCATAATGTCAAAAAGGATGAAGTCAACATCGTCTCGATAACCTCCGCCGTTCTGAATCTTCGGTCCATATCCTTCTCCGAAAAGAATAACTTCCGTTTCTCCGAACTTCTGTTCGAATAACTGTGCGTTCGCCTCTCCGCCAAAAAGCTCATTCATTCGATTAACAAGAGGCGCTGGAATCTGTGCTCTGTCTGTTCTTCCGCCAAATGTTACCGTGTGACCATCCCAATAGGCTCGCATTGAAGTTCCGTCAATCTTTTCCGTAAAAGTCCACGGAAGATCTTTACAAAACTCAATCGTCGGATTGGTAAACTCTCCGATAACAAGTTTCTTTGTTTTTTCATCGCGACGATAAATCGTCTCGATCTTATTATATTCAACCATTGACATTTCGTCTTCTCCTTTCTTCACGCATCCAAAACCGAAAACTCGGAAATAAACAAATCCAAATAATCATCGTCTGACTGCATAATTTTTTCAATGTACTTTTCGGCGTTTTGTTCACCTAAAAATAATCCTTTGATCTCATTTCCATAATAATTGAGATCCATTACGGCATAAATTTTCACACCGACTCCCTGCAAGTTTCTACGGGTGTTTCAACAACATCTTCCTTCTTCGCTTCTGCCGCCTTTTCATTTTCTCTTTCAGCGAGAACTTCGTTGGCAACAGTCGAATCTACAAAATCTCCAGTACTGTCAGGAATGTCCCACGGAGACACAAATTCTCCAGCCTCATTCTTAACCAGCAGATCGGCAAACAGGTCAAACTCCCATCTCGGAATTCTAACCTTCTCTCCATCCACTTCCCGATATCTTTCATCTTCTGCCAGACAAACAAGGGAGCTTGCGTTTTCCTCGCGATCAAGATGGAAGACATCATCCTTATGCTCCTCGACCCACTGCCAATATTCCTCGCGGAAGTCCTCGCGCTTTCTCTGCGAAATCTCTGCATAATTCAGCTTAACTTCAATTCCATTCGGGAACTTGTCGGGATTGTCGTAATGGGCAACGTTGTTCATTGCCATCTTGCGGATATCGTTATCTCGAACGTCTCCGTGACGAAGTCTCTGAACCATCAGAAACTGTTCAAACTCGTCCTTTGTAATTGGACGCTTTGCCTTTCGATTCAGACTTTGAAGCATCTTTCTTTTCTGCTTTCGATTAGGATTGTATTCGGTATTTGTGTTTTCGGGTAAAATAGCTTTCACTTCGTTTTCGCTCCTTTAATATAATTTCGGTCTTTCACCGCAAGTATAGTATACCATAAAAGTTTTGATTTGTCAAGAGGTTTTGCAAATAAAAGGATTGTTTTATTCATTTTGTTAAAACGCATAAAAAAAGAGGGGTATAATCCCCTCTTTTTTAGTAATTATTCTTTTGTCTCTTTTGCTTCTTCCGATGCCTTGTTTGTTTCCTCATTCGCTCTCGATAATGCGCTCAACTTATTTTGCAAGAATTTCAAATCCCCATAAAATCCTTCTTGTCGAGCCTCTCTTGTGTCATCATCTGACTTAATATCAACAACCGCTTTCTGCATTTCTTCGGCGGCTTCAAGATATCGACCCATCCACATTAGCGCATCTGCTCTGATTTGACAAGTCTTCCACTCACGCCACATATAATCCAGATTTCTCCAGTCTCGAACTCTTTCAGACTTTTCGTCCATTTCCTTCAAAACTTCAAAACATTCCGCAGGACGGTTGGAATATGCGAACTTTTGCGCCAGTCTAATATACGAATCTCTATATGTCGGATAGAGTTTAATCGCTTCCTTATAATAGAACTCGCATTCATCTACCGCACCAATTCTGTCGCTCGCCTCTCCGAGCAAAACATATACCGCCGGCTCCATCAACATATCGTCATTGCCTGTCGACTTGATTCTCGCAAGCAAATAGGATGCCCATTGGTAACATTTATCCCACATTCCACGGAAAGTATATTCGCGAGCAAGATAAAATAATCCGTACATATCTTCTGGTGATTCCTGTGCTCGAAGCTCAAGAAGTCCAAGATAACTTCCGCGACTCTTTGTTTGATCAGGATAGTGCCACAACCAAATCGTCTGGTCGGTCATTCGAGCGCTGTTAGGAAACATTTTCTGATACTCGTCGCTATATGTTAACGTTTCGTGAACCGGATACTTCCATTCGACTCCATATTTCGGATTCCGATGACATTTATTATACCAGAAATATCTTTTTGCTTCGCCAGTCTTTTCATCACTGCTCCAAGCATAATAATAGTAAATCTGTCCAGCAGTTGGATTCTCTTCTGCAACCCTACGAAGTTCCGTCCCCCAACCGGGCTTCAGAATCTCATCCAAGTCCGTGCAAATGCAGATATCAGCGTCATCCGAAATTAATTTCATACTGTCATTACGAGGAATGTCAAATCTCCACGGAGAATAAACCTTTTGATCGACTTTTAGATAATCAGCGGGCATTCCGGCCTTATCTGCCGCCGCGTATAATAACTCCTCCCAACCATCTTCCGAACCAGTGTCAAGCACACAAATTTCATCCGCTCCATTACCATTGTCCCACATTGATTCAATCCAACGATCGAAGAACTGCTCTTCGTCCTTCATAATGGCATAAACGGAAACTTTCAATCTTTTCTTATCCACTTTTTATCTCCTTTCGCTTACCACCAAAGATGCCGCAGATTTTCAATCAAAAATTCAAACCCAAGACGAAGTTCGTTTTGTGCTTCCTCATACATTTCTCTACTTTCAGCATCAAACTTGTCGGAACCGTCTTCTTTTCTGATTACCTGCATATACGCGAGGTAATATATGTTATTGTCATCGTTCATCAAATATTTATATTTCTTAAAATGATTGATTCCTTCCTCGATGGCATTTGTCCAATCTTCGAAACTCGAATATTTACCGTCAGGATATCCGCACGTATACTCCTTATGCTCTTCGAGAGATCGGATGATCAAATCGACAAGAAAAATATCCATATCCCAAAGATCGTAATCGCAGAATCCTTTACGGGCGCGGTCTCTTGCGTATTTCACCTTGTTGAAAAATCCACTGATTCTCCGGAAAATATTCCCATCGTTCCAAAATTTCCAAACATTCAATTGGTAGTCTTTTTCGGAAGCCTTCTGCTTTTTGTCGAAAAACTTCTTTTTTAATTTTTCCTCTTTGCTTCTCATCGCCCCATTACCTCGTCTATGTCGTAATCATCTTCCAAATCTTCGAAATCCTCGCACTCTTCGCAACAACCACGAGCTTGTTCAAGGCCGGATTCAAATCCCGCTCTTCGACCCTCTTCATATGCTCCTTCGAAGATGTCTTTTAGCGCTGCAAGGACGTCATCAAAACTTGCGTTTTGCAAATCATACGGAGACCAAGTTTTGGTCCTTCCTTCAACTACTCTTACATCGTAATTGGAATTCTTCATAACTTAAATCTTTTCTCCTTTTAGAATATAATTTTTAATCTTTTCAGTAAATTCTTCGATTGTCGAACATCCGAGAGTTTTCGCAATTGAACGTCTAACGTAGCGCTCGTGAAGAAGAGTGGCGTCTTTTGTAAATTTACCATCGTCCTCTCCGCGAACCCACCAGAAAAATGATTCCGGATCACTAAACGACCATAAACAATCTCCGACTGAAACATAACCGCAGTTGTCTTTTAATCTATCGAAAATTTCGCAAGCTCGAAGATATTGCTCAATTGTTTTCTTCTCCTCACGCTTCGCTCTGATATTTTCGATAATTCTTTTGATAGGTGAAATCATCTTTCTTATCTCCTTTTAAGCTTTAAGCTTTTCCGCAAGAAAGGCGGCCATAAAATGTCTGTTTTATTGTCCTTTTTTGAAGCCGCCTTTCTTCGAAAAATTAATTTTAGAATTGGAGTGGTTTCCGCTGGTTATATTATAGCATAAAAAAATTGATTTGTCAAGAGGGATTTTAAAGAATTCTAAATAAATAAGTGTACGCCGTTGCATCTGTATCTTTTGTAAATGTTGCCTGTGTTTGGCTACTATTGTATGTATAGCTTCCAGCAATAATTTTTAAATTTGAAGATGTGCTAGTTTTATCTACTTTTAAATAATAGCTCTTATCAACCGGTACTTTGACGCTGTTTACTGTTACAGGAAATTCCCCTGTGCTATATGGAAAGTACCAATCGTTTACCGATGTTGTTCCGGTAGTTTGTTCTGTAATGGTAATTGGAGCCATTAAATATACAACATTCATATGTGTACCACCGCCATATCTTACAAGATATAACCCTTCGGAAATTCCATCGCTTGTTATACTGATCCAATTTCCTCCGTTTTGTGCAGTCGAACCTTTCACGAGAGAAAAATTTCCATTTCCAATCTTTAAATCATATCTTGTGCTTGGATTTCCGATTTGAATCATATTTCCAGAAGCAGAAGCACTTTCTCCAATGGCAATACCGCCTTCTAAGGCGCTTGAACCAGTACCAATTGCCATTCCACCAGTTGCTTCTACTTTAGCTCCTGCACCAATTGCGATTGAACCAGTCCCGGCAGCAATTACATCGCGACTTGTTCCATTCTCATCATAAGAACCAATTGCTATTGCCTTACTCGCCGTTGCTTGTGCTTGACATCCAATAGCTACCGCTCCAAAACTGTCCCCATTTGGATTTCCAGCTACTGCGAGATATCCAAAGGGAGTGTTGTCAGGCCCACCAGCGGCATAAGTCTTGGTATTGACTAAGGATTTGTCTTCTTCTCCAGAACTACCATACCATACAGGCGGGGTCAAAAAAGTTGACATAATTTATCTCCTTTCTCTTAATAAATAATTTTAATTGATGAAACCATCATTTTATCAGGCATTAACATTAACGGTAACCTTACTATAACCGTCAACACCCTCATCTGGTTCATAAGTACCATTCGTATCCACTTCCAACTCTTTTAAAACCGCAGGACCGCGAGATTCTGCCCAGACACCATTTGAGTAGAGATAAGATGCTCCACCTTCAACAATGGCTACAGAGCCGTCAGCAGGAACACCATAATCGACAGTAACCGCGAAATATTCCGGACTCATAGGACGAACTGCGGAAGGCAGTTCATCAAGAGAGTCGGTCGGTTTAAGAGAAAGTACCTGGCGATAGGTACCATTTGCATTTTTTGTAAAATCTTCGAGCGTAATCATTTTTGATTTTCTCCTTTTTAATAAAAATTATTGTTTTGTTCCGTTCGTTTCAAGCCAAGCAAGTAGGGTTTCATTGGTAACAGGCTGCGAGAATGTGATAGTCCGATATGCGTCATCGACCCACCATGTCGTCGGTTTGGCACCCGTAGTTTCAACAACAGAGTACACCAATGTTGCCGCGCCGTCTGCTCCTGATTGTGCCACCGAAGATTGATCATACCCAATAGCGCCATAATTCTGATCATAACTTGTAAAACCAATTACCCAATATGCTCCACTTCCATTTACTACAGAAGTTGCAAAATTTTCAATAGAATCATATGGACCATAATAGACACGAAGTACGTTGTCGAGAGTCTCATTCAATAGCCATGTTTCCGGTTCTTTTTTCTCGAGATTTCCATTAGTAACGGCCCACGTATAAAAGCTTGAAGAAACCGTCTGGTCTTCAATTATTGTAAACGTTTTATAAACTTCGTCTGTCCATTGCGATCCATTTGACACAAGAACTCTTCCGGCCGTCTCAGAATTTCCATAATAGTAAAATCGAATGCTACTTGTTCCGGCAACCAAAGACATTTTTGTGTATTGTTTTCCATTGCTTATAAAATTAAATTCTTCTGTCCAAGACGACCAACCAGAACTATCTGTAACCCACTCATACGTTCCAGCCGGAAGAGTTTTTGTTGTTTCCGGAACTGTATAATTTACAGTCGCAGACATATCGGAGTTTTGATATCCAGTTGCCATCGCTTGGCAAGATATTTTATAAGTCTTTCCCTCTTCTAAGGTAGAATAACCAGAAAGAGTAGTTAAATCAACAGATATTGCCATTTAAATTCCTCCTTATAAAAATATTATTTTTGTGGGATCTCTACAATCTCGTAGAGTCCACAATGGCAAGTCTCTCCAACTCGCCCTTCTTTTAACATTTGACGGAAATTAGAGCAAGGACATTTTACCTCTGGACATCTTTTAATGGCGCAGGCACAATATCCATCGTTCTCCTTGATTTTCTCTCTAATTTCTGTAACAAGTTCTTTATCGTCATTAACTTTCGCTGTTACCATAATTATTCCTCTTTAACAAAGTTTTTAAGATTAGATATTTTATCTTTCTGAAACCAATATGTTACATCCGTCATTTTTCCATCTATAATTTTAAACATTTTTTGGTTTGTTCCAACATAACAAATTGGGCCGCACTGTTTATTTGAAATTAAAACCCCGTTTTCGTCAAACGGATAAATCCATTTCCCGTATTTATAATAATTAAATGTTTCAATTCCATTTAGATAAATACTATTTGCCCCACTATAAACGCCGGTCTTAATTTTAAACTTATTTTTAATAAATTTAGATAGCCTAACCCGCTCTTCTGGATCATTATCTCCACCCATAAACCCAAATAGGGTAATTCCGGGATTTTTTTCTATTAATTCAGAAATTGAGTCTTCATTTAATACTGTCCCGATATCTTGTGCCAACCAAGATTCCGAACATTTTTCACATTTATTTGGACAATTAGAAATATTCACACAAAGAGAAATTTCATCTGGAAATTCGGCGAACGTTACACTGTAATCGAAATATTTTAACATACCAAATTATTTTCCAACCCCGTGCGCGTAAAATCTTTTTGCGGCTTCTTTTTGCCGAGCTTCACTAAAGTTAGAAACCCTCTTTAAATATCCGATAATTCTCGTTGCGTAATCAATGTTTTCAGAACCGCATTCCGGACACTCTTTCAAGTATCTTTTATCGATATTGTCACAATCATTACAAATCGTATTCGGTACGTTCCATGTGATATAAGAACAACCGCATTCGGCACAATAATTCATTGCCAAGCGATATTGCTGTTTTGAAAGATGCGCGTCAAGTCCAATGTGTGCAGCGGACCCGCCATCAAGATTGGAAATAAATGCCCTTCCGTGAGCACGAATTTTTTCCAAAACATTATACGTCGGATCTTCAACCGGAAAGAAATAAGAATTATACAAATTTCGGCAAGTCGGGACCCAATAGCCATCTCTTTTATCCCAATTATAAAGTTTTACGGAGGCATTTTCTGCCATTCTGTTGCTTTTATGACCGAAACATTTCGGCGGTAAAATCGTTAAATTTTACTCTTCGCTTTCTTTATATAGCGAAGTTCAGACTATCGCATCGCCAAATATTATGGCGCCTTTTCATTTAGTCGTTCACGGTGCTTCAGCTTCCGCCCTGTCTCCCGAACCGGGATTCCAAGTCAATTAGAAAAGGTTTTTTACTAAAATTTTATTATTTTAGGTGCCCACACGCTTTAGGCACAAATTCCGTATTAAACTTTATTTCTGGCGTTCTGTCCTCAAGATTAATGTTTTTAATTTTCGTTAGAACAGCGTTCATAAGTTTCTGGTATTCGAGATTATCTGCCCTCGTTTCAATTCCAAGATACTCAGCCGCTTCAAGACCTCCATTGATGCCAACAGTCAAATATTGATCTTCGAGTGCAATATATCCAGCGGAGTAAACAGTAAGAAGTCCGGCCTTATAAAGATTTTTCAGCCATTCATTCCAAGCGATCAAATATTTATGAACTCGTTTTACAATTACTCCAACATATTCTTCAATTGGCTCTTTTCTTCCCGCTCTATCCCAATCCTGCGTAATTCTGTTTAAGTTTAACGTAATTACTTTTTTGGAGCCAGTACGAAGTCCTCCAGCCCCAAGCGTATAACTAAACACATTATTTTCAATTCCGCTCTTTAAACGACAATTATGAGTAATAATGCCGTTTGGAAGTGTAAAGTATGGCTCTTCCTCATTTTTCATTTCAAAGCAATATACATACTCGTCTTCGTAGTCGCATTTTTCAATAGATTTAATTTTGAAATAAATCGAGTTATTCTTTCTCTTATATATGTTTGCCTGATTCCTTTTATATGTCTCATACCAACGAATGCAATAAACGGGATAGTTTCTGTTAAATTCTCTTCCTCTAATTACGACAAGTCCATCGCCCGTTCTATCAGAAACATTAACAATAGTATTGATTCCGAGGCTCGTACACAAAAGTTCGATCTGCCCGACTAATTTATACGAAGTCGTATAAATTCTATTAGAATTTCCTCCATCGGTTTCATAATATCCATCAAGAATTCCTCTTCGAAATTCAACAGACTGCAACAGACAATCGGGATTCAGCTCCTTTTCGAACGAATATTTCCCATATACAAATTGTCTAACAAACGAGGCCACCTCATTATTCCGAATCGACACGGGATAGACATTGTGATAAACCCGTCCGAGGGAAACTTTTGCCATCGGTACTGCTCTTTGAATAATTTCAAATGAGTTCTTATACTTTTCTTCATTTAAACTAAGGTGTACGGTTGTTGTATTATTCGAATCTTCCGACTCCATACTCCCATCGCCCAAATACATTCCAATAAGATATCCTTGTTCATAACTAAGGTTTCTATCTGTTTCGTGAACAGCATTTAAAACACCTGTATTAAACATAAGATAGTCATCTTCTGTTAAATCAATCGTTCTTTTGTTTCCGCTATATGTTGGATTAATATGGTTGTCTGTAACAAAAAGATCTTTGTTATTAACAGTTGTTATATGATACATTTCTCGTGCGGGGAGACGAATTAATTTTCCTTGGCACCAGTTCCCATTGTGAAAGATAGTAAAATTTCTTTTTGTTATATTATACGGCGCATTATATAATTCTTTAAATGTCATATAATTTACACCATCTGAAGATCTTGAGAGGCACGTTTGTTCTCCACTAAAACAGCATGAACTCAACGCGTCAGCAGAATCAGAATTATACAGAAAGAAGGAATGTCCCTCCGCCCACATTTCTGCCGTAAAATCTGCCATATCTTCATCGACAAATTTCTTTGTATCTTTGTCGTATAACAGATTCATCGTCTCAACGGGAAACGTAATAACCTCTTTGGTTCTTTCCTTGTTGAACCACTTCATAAACATCTTCTGAAGAACGGATGTTGATTCATAACTTGCCTCGTCTCCATCGGGGAAGACAAAGTCTTTAAAAATGGAATTGAAATATCCTCTGTCGAAGTATGCTATATTTACGAACGGACTTTGGTATCCGCGTGCTGCAGCCGGCTGATTCACGCAATATACAAACTGCTGAAACAAATCCTCAATTTTTTTACGAAGGGTGTATCTTCTATTTCCAAATGATTCTACAATATCGTCAAGATGTTCTGTATAATCGTCTCCATAGTCTACGCGAAGAAAATGATCGAGATATGGAATTGTTTCGGGGACGGCGACGGCGCCAGCAAACTGCCCCGCAATTAAAAAGATTAAATTAGTTAGTCCTCCGATGAAAGAATCGGAGTGTTTAGGAGGACCAGAAGTTCCGCCAAGCGGTTTAAGTCCATCCAAAAGATATGGATATAAAGAAATCGCAACACAATACGGCATAAGAGAAGACTCGTCGTGAGAATATAAAATATGATGTTTCATATCTTCCCTAAAGCTATTAACCAAATCCTCTCCATAAAGTTTTAAAAGATATTCTTCAACAATTGCTCTATTTACTGCGATTGTATCTTCTTTAGGTAATTCTGCGAACATTGTTGCGACGTTACGAGAAGTTACATTTGCATTACTATCAACTGCCGATAGAGTTGCCGCATTTTTTGTGACATCCATATAAGATTTCAAATAATTAAGTTTTTTATTTAAAGAATTTTTATCCATATCAACCACCGCCAATTCAAATAGATTTAATCCAATTTAAAGACTCTTTAACGCCCATACTCTTTCCATCCACAACAAGAATCGGCGCGTGCTCAAATCCCAGAGAAATCATTTCCTCGATATCATTTTTCTCTTCATATTGAATATGTTTCTCTTTCAACTTTCTTTCTACAAGCAAGCACTGCGGGCATCCAATTGTATAAAATACGACTTTCATCTCCAGTTACCTCCCCGTACTTCCAAATCCGCCAGAACGCTCTGATCCATTTTCTTTCTGCGAAAGGAAGCGATCGTCGTCCACGATCAAATAGCGCGTAAATACGCACTGGCTGATCCGGTCTCCGATTTTTACTTCAAACGGCTCATCTCCATTATTAACCAAACAGACGCCAATATTTCCGAAATTTGTTGAATTACCATAATATGATGCGTCTATAATCCCCGTACAGTTTTTCGGAACGACACCTTTTTTACAACCAAGCCCAGATCTTGCGTAAATCATCAAGACATTGTCAAAAAACATTGTCGCACAAACGTCCGTCCAAAATACGTGCGATTCTCCCGGTTGAAGCACATAATCTTCTTTTGAATGGAGATCGTATCCCGCACTTCTAGAATCACTTCTCTCCGGAAGTTTTGTTTCCACATTCGGAAACACTTTAAATTCTTCTCTTACTTCTTCAAACTTTCTCATTAATTTCCTCAACTTTCTGCGGGAGAAATATAGACTTCTCCCGCAATTATATTATATCATAAATTTGCTCTTTTGTCAAGAGGTTTTACAAAATTTTAGAACAAAATCACTTTTGAATATTGTGGAAATAGTCGCCGATGACGCCCTTTTCGTCTCCGGACAGATTGCTGTCGGAGTTCATAGAATTCTGCGCGTCGGAAAGACTGCCACTGTATTCATCCCCGTAATAGGTCGAGCCGTCAATCACCTGATTGGATGCCGCGTCAGCACCTGCTCCGGCACCGTCTCCGGCTTCGTCGCTGCTGCCAGTACCGTCGCCGGGATCTCCGGGTTGCTGCGGGCCGTTGTTATTGCTATTGCCCTGCTCGCCTTCGCCTTCGCCTTTTTCCTCTTCCGTCACATCGTCTTCCTCGTTGTCTTCGATCTCCACGAACACGGCGTTCACGGTAACATCCTTCTGCACATCCGCATCCGTGCGAGTAGCATCCACATAGCCGTCTGTCCATCCGATGAAAACATATCCATCTTCAGCAACTGCCTGCACAGTCTTTCCGGCTTCTCCGCCCTTAACAGTCTGTTCCAGCTCGCCGTCCACTCTGCCGCCCACACTGTCTTTGACGCCGTATGTCAGGTGGAAGGTATTTTCAATCGCCTCCTTCTCCTCCTGCTTTTCGCGGATCAAATCCATAAGGGATTTATCCGACACGGCGGACACCGTGGTTGCGCCCACGCCAAGCACCAGCGTTACGCAGCAAACCACCACCATCGAAGCGGAAACAGCGATCTTAATGAAGGACGAATTGACGCTCTTGAGTGCGTTCATTGCGTCTTCTCTCTGGCGACGTGCGATATAGGAATCGTCATTTTCAAGCTGCGTCATGGTCAGGATTCTTTCTTCCAGCCCGAGCATATCGACGCGGGAAGCAACCTGACGGCGGGAGCTCTTGAATCTGCCAAAGTAGAACAGTGGTGTTGCAATCGCAGTTACCGCCGCAAAGACAAGGATGCAAATCCAGAACAACTTGATGCCGAAAATCCAAAAGGCAATCGCACAAAGAATATCGGCACTGAACCCTACGGACATTCCGCAAAGTGCGGCTTTCAGCCATCCTTCTTTTGCAAGACGGGATTTGTAATTCTTCAGCAAATCCTGCGGTGTTTCGTTCTGACTTACTTTCTTACGCATCGTAAAACCCTCCTTATACTATTATTTTTTTTGATTCTTTTAATTATTCTGCGAATCCAGAATAGAGTGGGTAATAATATATTCCGTTAAAATTGCAGAATCTGCCCCGGTAAATTGCGTAGAAACAGGCTGTTTTTCAACATAATATCGATAAACATTAGAACTATACCCTGTAAGGGAGGCGGACGTGAAATTTCCACTGTCTTTTATATCACATATTAACACACTGTCTGTTTGAGACGTCGTAAACGAAGACGATTCATATATTTCAAGACCAGAAACTCCCATAAACATATTTTCAAAAGAATCGGCGGCAGATTCAATAATCAGCATCTCCTGAACCCTATTCAGGTTCGCATCTCCGTTAAACATTTCAAAGCAAGCTCTGCTACCAAAGGATCTTCCGTTAATTTGCGGAGGCGTTGTTAATTGTTCGCACCCCATAAACATTTGCTCATAGGCTGAATCTGACACTTTTCTTGCAGGAAGTTCCTGGGAGAATGTTAACGACGTACATCCCTGAAACATTTTATAATAACAATGGTCACTTACTTCTATCGACGGAAGCCTTGGAGTTGAGACAAGACTTGTTTGGTTCAAAAACATATTTGCAAAACAATACGGCTCGGTTATAACGTCCGGAGGATACTGATAATCCAACAATGTGGTTATATCACCAGCACAAAATACAGCTGTGGTATCAGTAATTGACCATGATGTTGAATTTTCTCCTGTAATGACAGAATTTCCAAGTCCTCGGAATAAAATATAATTAATAACGTTGTTTGTTTCAGATTCCGGCAACACCGTAGAAGAAGCTATAGACGTTCCAGAAACTTCAATGTCGGTCCACGTTTTTCCCAAATCGATAGAATAAGAAAGACTGCTAACGTTTTTATCATAATTTGAAGTAACCGAAAACGCGCCGTCATAAGAATAAAATGAAATACATCCAACAGGATTTAAAACATCTGATATACCGCCGCCACTGCTGCTTCCGCTAGCGCCGGCAGGACCTCTTTCCCCGGTGGGTCCCATTTCTCCTCTTTCTCCAGTAGGGCCGACGGCTCCTCTTGGACCAGTAGGACCAACAGATCCATCTGCGCCATTTGCTCCAGCAGGTCCGGTTGGACCTTTCTGTCCAACAATTAAGCCATCCGCGACAAGAATCTGAAGAGCGAGTTTTGTATCACTTATGACAATAACAGTTCCGTTATTTGCAACGGTATATTTTGCGTGCACTCCTTCATAAGGCGTCCTACCAGACAACCTCATCTGAACAAGAATATCTTTTGTGGGAGTCCATCCTCCGTCGGCCGCAGTTTTGGTGTGTGTATATGGACCACTTCCACTCCAGTTTGCGGTGGTAATATCATAAGAATGAATATTGTAGCCAGCATAATCAGTTCCAGCAATTTGGCCAAACTGTAGTGCCACCGTCTGTCCGTTTTGCTTTGTAAACACAACAGTGCCAGTAGAACCAATCGTTGCTTCGACAAAAGCATCTTCGTCCATTGGACCAGTGGGACCAAGAGGACCAGTCTTTCCTGTAGGGCCGACCGCACCCGTCTGACCGGTTGGACCAACGTTTCCCGTAAGTCCTGTAGGACCAACAGGACCAGTATCTCCAGTTGGGCCAACCGCTCCGTCTTTTCCAGTAGGACCAGTTGCACCGGCATCACCATTATCTCCCTTTTCACCTTTTTCTCCAGTGGGTCCGACGGGTCCAATGTCGCCCTTTGTTCCGGCAACTAAGCCGTCTGCCACCAACACTTGAAGCGGGATTTTCGCATCGCTAATAACCGTTACATCGCCATTATTCGAAACTTTGTATTGAGTATGAACCCCCTCATATGGAGAGCTTTCATCAACACGTAATTGAACCAGCAGATCCTGTGTGGGAACCCAACCTCCAGAAACAGCCGATTTAATGTGTATATATGGAGCACTTTCTCCAATCCAGTCGGATTCTGTAATTTTGTACGAATGAATATTGTAGCTTGCAATACTCGAACCCTCAATTTGAGCAAACTGCAAGACAACCGTTTGTCCGTTCTGTTTTGTAAATACGACAGTTCCGGTCGGTCCGGTTTTTGCTTGAACGAAAGAGTTTTCATCAAGAGGTCCGGTTGGGCCAGTCGCACCAGTTTCCCCAGTTGGACCAGTCACTCCGGTTTGTCCTGTTGGACCCACTGCGCCAGTGTCTCCAGTCTCGCCTTTGTCTCCCCTATCTCCTTTTTCGCCTTTCTGACCAGTCGGACCAGTTGCTCCACGAACACCAGCAACGAGCCCATCTGCAACCAGAACTTGAATATCTATTTTCACATCACTGACAATTGTTACCGTTCCGTCCTGCCCAACAACATATCGAGAATGAAGACCTTCGTATCCACTTGGAACAACTCCTGTGGCGCGTGTTTGGATTGTCTCCGGAAATTCTCTCAACTGGACGAGAAGATCTTGCGTCGCAACCCAACCGCCATCGTTTGCTGATTTTGAGTATGAATATGGTGCCTCTGTTCCGGTCCAATCAGCACTCTTTATTGCAAATGAATGAATGTTGTATCCCGCAATGTCTGTTCCAGCAATTTGTGCAAACTGTAACGCGACTTTGTCTCCGTTATTTTTGGTGAAAACAACGGTTCCAGTCGGACCAACTTTTGCATCAACAAAAGATTCCGGGTTAAGAGGCCCCGTCGGACCCGTTGGACCCGTAGCCCCTACTTTACCAGCCTCGCCAGTTGGCCCAATAGATCCGGTATTACCCGTAGGACCGACGTCACCTTTAGGTCCTTGAGGACCGATTGGACCAGTTAATCCACGAGGACCGGCAACCAATCCATCAGCAACAAGCACCTGAATCGGAAGTTTTACATCAGACGTTACCGTGACCGCTCCGTCTTGACCAACGGCATATTTCGCGTGAACACCTTCGTATGGCGTTCCGTCTGTTAGTCGAAGTTGAACAAGAATATCCTGTGTCGCAACCCAACCGCCATTTTCTGCGGTCATTGTATTAGTATATGGACCATTTCCAGTCCATCCGTTATCTTTATCTATGTTATAAGAATGAATATTATACCCGGCAAGTTCAGTTCCTTGAATTTGGGCAAACTGAAGAGCAACCGTGTTTCCATTGTCCTTCGTAAAGACAACAGTTCCAGTAGAAGAAACTTTGGCATCAACGAATGCCTCTTTGTTCAGCGGTCCAGTTGGTCCGACTGCGCCTGTAGGACCCGTCGATCCCGTATTTCCTTGCGCTCCAGTGGGGCCAGTAGGTCCAACCTCTCCCTTTTCTCCTGTCGGTCCAACAGAACCATCTTCTCCGGCTGCGCCCGTGGGACCGGTAGGACCGATTTCTCCTTGAATTCCTTGCGGGCCGGGAGGGCCTTGGATTCCACCAGAAACTCCGCCGCCAGAACCACCTTGATAATTTTGTAGAGCATTATCTATGAGGTTTTGAACTGACTTTTCGGAAATTCCAGCATCTTCTTGCTTTGGGCGAAATTTTGCGACAACAAATGAATCCGACAATCTATTGTGAATCTTATATAACAGCGCATTATCTCCACGCTTGAAATTATATCGAGATTCATTAATTATGTTTTTGAGTATTGTTTGTTTATCCGGTAAAACGAAAACATTGAGAGTTCCATCTTCGTTAACGCTCTCAATCTCGCAAACAGCATCTGTCGAACGATCTCTAATTTGCTGTTCAATTATATCTCTTGTTACACTTAAAAAATCTTTTGCGTCGATCATATGATTCGCAAGTGTCCCTCCTTTCTTTTTTCTTGAATTTTCTAAATGGAAAAAACAGGGTGATTGAACAAATGGAATAGATGTAAAGTATGTCTATAATAATATAGATCTCTATTATATAATAATAAATGTTATAAATATTATTATATGCTAATTATTATATATATTATATTATTATATATTCTTAATTATCTATTCCCGCCCAACCACCCCTATTATACACGATATTTATCGTTTTGTCAAGTAGTTTTAGAAAAGTTTTTTGTAAATAAATTATGAATGTGAACTACCCAATCCCTTTAGGGATTGGGATTTCTGCTCCGTGTCTTTAAAATATAAAATATGTAACTATTTTTATTTATTATTTTACTCAGAAATTTCCAAACCAATTGTTCCATCAGTAGAAATGGCACCATCATTTTGTCCGGTAATAAATGGAAGCAATTTATAATAACTAAATCTTTCACTATTAAACATATCAACAAGCCCACTCGTCGACTCATTAAAATTCAAACTTAAAACAGCATTCTTGTTTCTCGCCCCAAGATATACAATACTTGTATCTGTTCCAATATTGAATGTTACGACGTTCGATTCCGTAGCTGTCATTATTTCAGAATTTCCAAAATTACTGCAACAATACAAATATCCATCTGTAGAGCCGATATTTGTTTCAAAAGTACCTGTAACAAGATTGTCTGTCGGAAGAGGTTTGATATTAGTATCGGCATTAAAGAATTGCTCTGCATAATTAAAAATATCAGTCGTTAATATCGAATCGTTCTCTAACTCACCCCAAAGCCCTCCCATCGTATCAGTCGAATTAATACTTTGTTGAGAATATGGAATAATTATAGTTATTGTTCCTTGAGGGCTTGAAAAATTGGTATTTAATACATCTGTGAGAGTCGTGTTTTGTAGCGAGATAATATCAGAAAACATTTGTGTGTCATCGTGATCAAAAATCCATCCATCCGAAAATACAGGATTGTGAATAAACGAAATACTTCCACCTAAACCATTGGCGTCAAGATCATAAACTCCCCAGTGCCACGTATCAGCATAAGTTAGCGTTGAATTTGTTACAAAACTATCAAGAAACATTTGATTAATTGTTCCGCTTCCAGACGAAAAGATTTCGCGCAATTCATCGTCGGACCAAAACCACTGTTCATTATCCGCCCAACAACCCCAGCCATAATAATCTGCTGATTCTTTTGACTCTCCGTTTGGATTTTCTTCAGCGGTAAACCCCATTGCTTCAGCTGTGTCTTTTGGTAAATAACCAAAATGAACAAGAGATTGAGAACCCGAAAAGGAAATTTCTGGAGGATTTACAAGATTTAACGATACATACGCAAAAGTTTCATGTCCTGGGGCTGGAAGAATTCCTAATCCAGAAACATAACATAAATTATAAACATTTCCAAAACCTTTCACATATGCTGCCGCGTTTTCGAACCCACAATCCTTGTAAAGCGCTGCAGTAGGAATCGACGAAAAATTATAATCGTCAAATATTATTGAATAAGAACCTGTGTCGGTCCAATCAGAAGCAGATTCTGGTATTTTTAACAAATAAATATTTATACTTGATTTTGTCCCAATAACGGTTGGATCAAGTTTAAATGTCGGATTTCTTCCTTTAGTTCCAGAAAAATTGGTTACTCCAGAAGCACTTGGGCTAGAAACTTTTAAATCATATTGAAAAGTATCTTGCACCGTAATTGTCGTAGAGCCTAATTCGGATCTTTTTACAAACTGTGGACTCGTTAAAATACGCTCGCCTTCACAATAAACGTGGACATCGACAAGAGGACTTTCATAAGAGGAATCTCTACTATAAAACTTTCTACTATTACTTAAATATCCATAAGCGGTTCTATGTAAAAACCCATCGTTACCTTTCATTAACATTTCCTTTACTTGTTTTCCATTAACATAATACATTTACAAGTACCTCGATTATTCAAGAATCAGATAAGCTGTGTTCGCGTCAGTTCCAATTTGGGAAGTAGAAGTTACAATTTTGTATTTCAACAAATTAGAGGGAAAATCTGTTCTTGCAACATAATTATCGGCTACGCCTTTTTGCGAAAGAGCAATTGCCGAAGAAGTTCCAGCCTCATCAGAAATCCCAATAAGCTGGCCACTACCACTGCCGCCACTTACATAAAAATAAATACCCGATGGGGTAATGTCCACGCCTTCTCTGGCTACATCTTTCACCGATAAGCTCCCAGACAATGTTCCACCACTAAGAGGTAGGTATTCTCCTCCGCCAGAACCTCCAGCATCAATTTTTGCCTGTAGTTCAGAATCAAGATCGTCATACCCAATTAAATCGGTAATCGCATATTCTGTATTGGATGCAGGAGAAGCAGGAAGGTCGTTGTTCGCCAAATAAGCAATATTTGAAAGATTTTCAGAAGAATTTGCCGTTCCAATTTTAATACTTGAAGTTGGTATTGTCGTAACTTTCCAAGAACGATCAGAAACAGTAATTGAAAAGCACTTAGTTGTTCCATCTTCATCAATGTGGACATAGTTGAGTGTGCCATCTGGCGCGGTGTTTGGGTCTTGAAGAATGTATACCTGATTGTCGTAGTTAATACGAATGTTAGGGTAGGCCTGAATTCTTGAAAAGTCGATTGGTCCTAACGTTCCTGTGTCGGTTGAGGTTTTAGCTACAGAAAAATAGACATCGGCACAAGAGAAATATATCTGTGCAAGAGATGTTTCATATGCGCCTTGACGATTCGCCCTGATAGCTTGTAATATTACATTGTTAAAATCACAGTCTCCATTAGCGTCTCTCCAAACAAATGACTTGGGCACTGCGTAGCTTGAGTTCGTATACCAAACACATTTGCCATTTTCAACAGATAAGCTACTGTCCGCACTTAATCCTTTAGGAATTGGCACATAATCCAACGAAAGCGCCGTATCATCGACTTTTACTTCAATGGCATCACTTTCGCTGTTGGCATCAATGCTGATGTACTTGCCGGGTTGAATGGGCATTTTGCTTCTCATTGTGAAGGTGCGGCCTTTGGTTTGTCCGGTAGTGCTATCCACATAATCAATTGTGGCATTGCTGGTTATTTCTGCTCCAGTGGTTGTGTCATAAATGACGGTTTGGGGGACTCCTGTGTTGAACTCGTTGATTTGTTCAATGCCATCGCCTTTTGGGCCTTGAGGACCTGGTGCCCCCACTTCTCCGGTCGGACCTGTTTCACCCGTAGGTCCTTGAGGCCCAATTTCTCCTTGTAAACCAGTAGGACCTACTGGACCTGTAGATCCTGTCGGACCAACATTTCCCGTAGCGCCTGTATCTCCCTTGTCTCCCTTTGCTCCAGCAGGGCCTGTAGGACCGGTATTTCCCATTTTATCAATCTGAGCTTGTAAACTTGAATCAAGGTCTTCGTAGCCGATAAAATCTGTTACGGCATATTCAATCGTAGCATCTGGAGTGGCGGGAATAGCGGACTCTTCTGTGTAAAGAATTTTAGAAAGATGAGAGAGATTATCGGAAGTTCCGACTTGAGTTGAGAGTTCTGATCCAAGTTTATCTTTATCAACATCAATTGAAAAATAATTAGGGTCTTCATTAAATGTCGCTTTAATATATGTTCCAGGGGCAATGCTGGTATCAAAAATTGTATCAATACTTTTGGCATCGCCTCCAACATCTACTACGGTTCTTCCAGAAATGATCATAGTTCCATATGGTCCAAATGATCCACTAACAGGACTATCACTTAAAAACGTATCAATGCTATTAATATCTATTTCTGTTATATCCTTTCCGGGAGAACCTGTAGGTCCAACGCTTCCAGTTGCTCCAGTCGGGCCTACTGCTCCACCTGCACCGGTTGGCCCTTGAGGACCTATAGGTCCAGTAGGACCAGTTGGTCCAACGGGACCTATGTTTTCAAAAAACGGTAAATTAACTACCGTCTTTTCTCCATCTCCTAACTTTTGTCGCGAATAAGGATGTGCGTTGTCGGGGTCATAAATAATCACCTCGCCTTTCTTCGGAACAAATGTCGTTGCCTTGTTCCAGTTTTCTTCTGTGTCATGCTTTAATATAACTCGTGTCTTTAAAGTTCTTTCAGTTGCCATTTTTAATTTCTCCTTTCGAAATTATCGTTTCCAAATTTTTGGAGAACTGGACGGACCGTCCGTTCCAGATCCGCCCATAAAGGAGGGGTAAAACCCCTCCTAATAAAAGCAGTATTTTATTAACAAAAAAATTAGATATCGCTTGAATCTCCGCAGTCGAAAACAAGCGTGACAGTATCGTCCCAATCAATTGTCGGGGTCGTTGATGCTGTTCCGGTAATCTTGAAACCAGAATCAGCCGCCGCAGCTACGCTCGTGACCGTACCAACTTTATCAACGCCAGGATGAGCAGTAGTATATGCCGTAAGCTTTGTATCAATCAGAGTATTGATTGCGGTATCAGACTTCTGCGTAGCGGCAATTGTAATTTTCTTATTCGTCTTGTCTGGAGTAATCGTAACATTAGAACCGGCGACAAATTCGATAACATCGTTGTCTCCGAACGTAACATCTGTCGATCCAGATTTCGCCTTAATCTTCTGGTTTGTATCAGTATAAGACTTGATATATCCCCAGCCAGAAACGGTCGCATCCGTTACTTTTGTAGCGCCTTCAGCAATCCCGTTAAGTTTTACCTTATCTGCCGCAGTCATAAGACCGTGGGCCGTAGTCGTTGCATCCGAAACGGTCTTCTTTGTAGCAGTAATCTTACCATCCGCAGCCTGTGAAACGGTATCAATAAATGTAAGGCCAGTTCCATTTGCGGTAGGATCGATTGTGGCAAGACTCTTTGAGGTTACGGTAAGGGTATTCCCAGACTTTGTAAGATTGGTAATAACGCCGCTATTAGCTGTTCCAGAAAGCGTATTAACATATTCAGAAAGGTTTACGTCGGTGTTGCCGATTTTTTCATACGCCGGTGTTGTAAGCGCGGTGTTCCAGATATACTCATCATAACTATCATTGCTGTCGCTGTGGGAATGAGCGATGATATAAATAACGCCCTTCTTACCGGTTTTTGGGAGTTTATCGAAACTGTCATATTTAACAATATCAAACTGTGTAACACCACCAATGGCGTTATCAATGGCAGTCTTTACGGCTCCAGATGTGATATAGTTCCCGGAATCTTTCGTAACAGTTGTATCGAGTGCCTTGTTTTCAACGTTACCAAGTTCAACGTCCGACTTTGTAAGTGTAACATTCGCAGACAACTCGTGACCATTAACAGTCGTCGTTTTGTCTACTTTTCCAGCAAGTGCTGTATCATTTGCGGTTTTAAAGCTTTCAAATGTAGCATTCGGAAGAGCAGCCTCTGCTGTTGTTTTTGCCGAGTCAGCAGTAGATTGCGCATTAGCCGCAGCTTTCTTTGCGCCATAAACGGTGTTAGCGGTAGCGGCATCAGTCGACTTACCAAGAACTGCATCGGCAGCGCCAGCCGCATCAAAAGCATCTGCGCTCTTTGTCGCCGCAGTCCCAAGTCCGCTAACGAGTTCATGAGAAAGTTTATGAGTCGCATCGATTGTATCCTGCTTACTTGTCGCATAACCATCGTATGTTTTAACTTTGTTTGCCGTAATGCCAGATGCAAGAGCGGCTGCTTCTGTATCTGTAAAATTAAGAGCAAGAGTAATGCTCTGTCCACTTTCCCCAACAACAAGACGCTTTTCGCCACTTGCCACAGCAAGTGTAATATCTCCCTTGAGGCTATTAAGCGTTTTAACAACACTATCTGCGCCGATTAAACCGTCGCGTGCTTCATCGATAATAGCTTGCGGAGTAGCGGCTTTTGCCCATGCATAAACATCTGCGGCAAGAGCGCTTGCCCACGGAAGCGCACTAAATTTTTTTGTGCCATCTCCTACTTTAAACATAATTGCAGGAGGCGTTGTCTGTTCGACGGACGTACCAGTCGGGATAACCGTAACTGCCATTTCGCCCTTTTTAAGGACTGGATCGTTTTTAGTCCAATTAGCATATTCATCATATTTTAATTGGATTCTTGTTTTTAATACTTTTTCTGCCATATTTCCTCCACTATTTCCTATAACCGTATTATTTACCAAAATATCATAACTTGTAGCGTTTGGAACAGCGTCAAAACTCAATGTTCCATCACTAGATATTTTAACATTTTTCGGTGTAGATAATTTTTTTTGCTATATTTATTTCCTCATGACCACGGAATGGATTCTTCCGTGGTCACAGAACATTTATTTTAACAATTAAGCTTTTCCGCCATCTAGAATAAATTCATCGCCTTCGGCAACAAACAGTTTCTGAACGTCAACAGCCTTCACGCCGATAGTGCCGTCGGCAGAAGCTTCGATAGAAGTGTTGTCCACCTTCACGAGGCCGAGCGCGGCAGCGGTAGCAGCAGGAATATCGCCATCGTGAAGAGCAGAATCCCACTTCGAAACTTTATCAGCAGTGATTCCATCGAGAACGGTCTTGTTGGCGTGCTCGTGAGCCTTGCCTTCAAGAGCGGTAATCTTGCTGTTCATCTCTGTTACTTCTGCCGGGTGGGACTGAATCCAATCCGCAATCTCTTTCAGTGTATCGAGAGAATCCTGTGCGTTTTCAGGGATTAGCGCGGCCGCAAGCTCTTCATTAGCAATCGTTCTAACGGACTTATTAGCATCATCGCCAATAAGAGTATCAACTTTTGCGCCAACAGTAGCAGCATTGCCGGTAGCCGCATCGGCAACTTCCTTTGCATATTCAACAACAGTCTTTGCTTTTGCGTCGGCAGGAAGCGTGCCAACAAGAGTGGTCAGTGCTTCAACTTCGGCATCGGTTCCATCAAGATCGGACTTCAGCGCGTAATCACCTTTTGCCTGATACTTTGCAAACTCTTCTGCCAGGCCAGTGACCTGCTCCATTGCATGAGTATGGGACTTAGCAGCATATGTATTTGCAAGATCAAGATCGGTAATTGCGGTCTGAATCTTTTCGGCAACAGAACCGGTTACACTTGCCGCACCATTCAGCTTAGTGATTGCATCGGTATTAGCCTTAATTGCAGTATCCATTGCAGGAAGTTTATCGTCGACTTCCTTTGCTGCACCTGCTGCGTCATACTTGCCAGCAAGAGCAGTTTCAAGATCTGCGGTCTTAGTGTAATCTGCTGCGACCTCTTTAGACATCGTTCCAAGACCAAGCGCGGTAATCTTGGTATCAACCATTCCTTCCGCGCCGGTTTTCGTGTAGGCATCTTCGATGCCATAGCCAGCCAGCGTGGTGGCCTTATCTGCCTTACCGTCAATCTTCGCTTTCAGCGCAGCAGCCAGATCACTCTCAGCGACTTCGCTCTTCGAAGCAAGAGAACCAAGGTTTTCAACCTTAGTCGAAAGAGCTGTAACTTTAGCTTCGACCTTCGCATCACCAGCATCAACATATGCTTTGACGGTCGTATCTGCACCGTCTGCATCCACCAAGCCAGCAGTCTTGGTTTCAAGAGCAGCGATTTTACCATTAGCGGCAGTTAGATCGGTTGCAAGAGCATACTTATCTTTGCCGTCCACTTTCAGAGCGCCATTGATTGCAGCGTCGACAGTATTCGCAACAGAACCTTCTGTCTCCGCAGCCCCGTTCAGCTTTTCGATCGCAGATTTATTGGCATTAATCTGCGTATTCATCGCGGCGGCATCAGTTCCGTGCGTAGAAATCCAGTCAGAAACCTCTTTCAGGGTATCAAAACTCGCATCTGCGCCATCAACGATTTTTGCAACCTCTTCAGCCGCGATTTCTCTAACAGACTTGTTCGCTCTGCCATCTTCTCCTTTGTCAACGCCAACCAGCTTCGTAACGTCGGCTTTAACACCGGCGTATCCTTCAGGAGTAGCCGCCGCAACCTTATCATCAACATACTTGTAAATACCGGAAGCGGCGGTTTCGCCAGCTGCTTTCGCACCGATTTCGGTTTTGATGTCGCCAACAGAAGTCTCAAGCACTCCAACACGGTTGGTCAGAGCGGCAAGATCTGCGACGACGTCTCCGGTAGAGGTTTGCGCAGCAAGCTTCTGCAGCGTTGCACCATCTCCGCCGGCAACAGTAATAATATAACCGGTTACAGTGCTATCTTCTGCAACAACGGCGATAAACTGACCGGGATAGGACAGAACACCCTTTGCATATTCAAGCGCCTTATCATAGCTTTCAAATACCGCGTTCTTGTCAAGAGGAAGCGGGTTAGTTCTGTTAATCGAAACGCCAACGTCCCAAAGAGCGCCGGCAGCTTTCATCTCAAAAAATTCTTGTCTTGTCATATATTTTTACCTCCATTACCAATTATCAAAATTACGATACAACGATCTTATAGGTGTTTGCGCCACTGTCTGCGGAAGCAGAGTTGACATACCAAACATCATAGGCAATGGCAGTAAAACCGTTAGCGCCCTCAACGCTCACTTCGGTCTTGCTCATCGTGCAAGGAGCACCGTTAACGTTGTTGGAGCACTTCACAGAAGTCTTCTTGCCCTTCGGAATCGCGAAGAACATCTGCTGCATTCCATTGGTGTCAATCGTCGCGGGGAACGAACCGTTGCGAGGAGTCAGCGCACGAATTTGTGCAGAAGTAAGAGTCGCAGCATCCAGAACTCCAGCCGCATTCTTGTAGCCATAGAACCAGTTACGATAACCGGTAATGGCGCCAGAAGTAGCGGTAGCTGTAGTGCCAGCCTTGATTTGCGCAGCAGCGTAATCGTTACCGAGATTGGTCTTCGGAACTTTACCATCTCCATAAGTAGCCTTCGCGGTCAGCTTATAGTTGGTGGTTTCATTAACGACAAACGCCTCAAACGTACCGGTGGCCGCAGTCTTCGTTACATCGTTGGTATCTTTAATTTCCCAAGCAGTAACAGCAACGCCGGTATCTGTCGGAGCATAAGCATAGGACTTCTTGTCAAACGTAGCAGTATAAGCAGGAGTAAACGTTGTACCAACTTCTTTAGCGCCAGCACCAGTCAGGGTAATTGCACAAGTAGGAGTTGGCTTCGAAGGATAAAGTTCCTTCGTAAAGATAGATTCAAACAGCTTATCAAGAGTCTTTCCCTTCGCGGGCAGAGTCTTGCTAGAAAGCTGGACGTTACCAACAGAAGTATAATTACCGGCAAGAGTAATATCTTTTGCCATAACAACGTTTTCTGCAGAAACGTTGCCATCCATAGCGCCCCAAATAGTACCGTCATAAACATATCCCATAAAGGAATAAGATTCTGGCTCGGTGCCGAGAGCAGTCTTAATTACACAAATATCACCTTTGCTTGCAGTTTTATCACCAAGAGCGCGAGAGATCGCGGCGTTGTCTTCTTCGCCCGCACTTCTTTCTACCGAATAATAATTATCTTCGGCCGCATCGATCAGTGCCTGAATCTGCGCGGCATCTGTGCCGGCATAAGGCAGATCGTTCCACGCCGTCGTACCATCACCGAACTTGAATTTACGAGTATCATTTTCAACTCCGATTTCTCCTGCAAGAAGAACCGAATTAGCCGTTTTCCAGTTTTCAGCAGAATCATTTCTCATCTGAAATCTGGTCTTGATTGTTTTAGTCGCCATAAGCGTCTCCTCCACTATAAATTAAATTATTATAACCAGATCCAACCAAGATATACGAAGAAGATGCTTCGTCCCAAAGATATAATGATTGGTCATTGGTATCGACATAAATTTTTCCCTTTTGTCCAACTTCTGGGAATTTTTCGGAAGTATCATCGGAAACAACCCCTCCGACGCTTGAAGATTGCATAACAATTTCTTTATTGCTATCAACAACTCCAAGTTCCCAATCTCCTTTTGAATTTTTAACAGAAATAACGTCGCCCTCTATACCCCAAGTTGGAGCCCATTCTTTTGCTTCATCAATTGTTAAAAATTTATTCTTTCTTTCAACCTTTTTTAGTAGCTTACTTTTGTCATAGAAAAATAACTCTGCAACATCTGCGCTATCCGAAGTTATAATTAGCGTTTCGGCAGGAATTGTTCCAGCTTCAATCGCTTCGTTAATTTTTTTTATACTTCCATATGCGAATTTCATTGGAATATTATCCTCCTGCCATTAGAAATAAATCAATTCGGCTTCCATAGTTCCTCCACCGGACGGCTTGTCTTTAATTTGTGTCAACAAATCAATAACCGTGTCCAACCGCGTAACTACAGAGTCCAAATTTACATCAACATTTTGCAACTTTTCGTCTACATATTGTTTAATAACCTTGTTTTGAACGGGTCTGGTTGAAGTATCCGACATTTCGGTATCACCCTGCCAGTTTCTGACGTATATCTCGTCAAACGTTCCGTTCAAAACGCAACAATTTTTTCCTGTCTTAATCACGTCATCACCCCTCCATCCAAAGATTCTTCAACAACCATTTTAGACGGTGGAGTTGCCATTACCAAACTCCCCATCTCAACTCTTAATTGCGCCAAAAGAGGCGCCCTTGCGTCAAACATTAATGTCTCAATTTGAGAAAGTGTAACGGATACACCGCCATCGACGACAACAAATGATTCGTCTCCGGTACACATTTCTTTTGTTAAAACTATTCGACCATATTGTGAGAAGGTAAATTCGGCATCGGTAACTTCATCTTTTTTAATCTGTTTTGAACAAAACAAAACAGTTGGCGTTGTTCCTCTGACCATATTTTACCTCCTTTGTTTAATAATTAATTTTAGAATATTTTTATTTTTTGAATTATTTAGATTTCGTCCAAAACACTTTTGAAAGATCAATTTTGAAAAAACAAGATTATAACTATCGTCAGCACTTCAATCGATCAATCCCCACAACAAAATTCCCGTTTTCACAAAGAATTAATTATTTTTGAATCCCAATTTGCACTTGGGTTTTTATCGAAATACTGAGTTCTTCGAATTGGCGCGGTTGGATCATACAAAGATTGATCTCCGATATGCTGAATTAACGATGGAATTGTTGTTATCATTTGAATGTGATTATATAAACACCACATATAAACCAAAAGATCGTCCTGTGAAATTTTATCACATCTTGAAAACATAAATTCACAAAGATCGTTTAAATATTTTTTTGGAATTATTATACAAGCACCAGAAATGATTCCAGCGCTCCAATAAGGAGACTCGTTTTGCACAACATCTTTGTCCCTATAATAATATGGAAATAAACCAATCACAGCGTTTGGATGTACTGTAATAATCTTTTCACAAATTTCTAAAAAATTATCACAAAAGTCCAAATCATCATCCATGAACATACAATGAGTACAATTTATTTCTTTAAAACTTTCCCATCCTTTTGCCGTATTCCAAGAATATGATTTATTTTTATATTGAGGTTCTAATTCTCTTAAATCATACCAAATATTTTCTTCAGACAATCCAATTGTGTTTATTGATTTTTGAGCAAAACCTGGGCGTTTAGAACAGGTTTTAATTTTTGTATATAAAATCATTATTAGGTATAACTTACTTTAATTTGTTTTGAAAATTTTGTTTTCAAAAGATCAATAATTTCTGCCTCTGTTTCTCCGCTAATTTCAGTTTCTACATCTTTTCCTATATAACCTACCGTTGGTCCTTCAAATCGCATTTCAAGATTTAATGTTATAAAACTACATACATATCCAATATATTCTTTTTCCGGATAATCCACGTCCTGATATTTTACAAGAAGCATGTCGCAATTTTTTAAAATATCAAGTAAATCTTCTGGATAATAATATTTACTACCACCCGAAATATGATATTCAAGATATCCCAATTTAATATCATTTTCGTTACCGTCGGTAGAATCTTTCCATTCACCCTCCTTAAAAACATTAGTAACAGTCTTTACTTTCTTGTTTTCATCAAAATCTCTAACGATCGTAATTGAGCCATCTGCCGGAATACCAAGATTCTGTGAAATTGCGTAATTGGTCGGATCCATTGGCATATTATCGTCCGGAGCTTCGCCCGGATTCCTCTCGTAAAGGTCGTCAGCCATAATCATCAGATTCTTGCCGTCTGGCTGTTCATAATAGTTAAGAATTGAAATCGCCATTTTATTAATACCTCACTTTTTTATTTTTAATTCAACTTAAATCGATTGGAACTAATTCTCCACCGATAAGTTCATTCTTTTCATTGCTATAAAATCGGATTCCGTAATTTTGACCCGTAGCAGCTCCATCTTTTAATTCTTCTGGACCATTGATAGCAAACGTTATCGGGACTTCGTATATTTCGGACGTTCCATCTTCTAACTCTACCGATACATTGGTTGTCTTCCCCGTAAAACAATATAGCGCACCCGGTCTTAATCCTTCAAACATTCCTTTATTTTCCATTGCGATGCGCATAACTTTTAGAGGAAGGCCGCCGGAAATACATCCAGATTCATTAGAGGAAGTACTATTGACACTCGCCATATTTAATCTCCTTTCTAAATATTAATATACAAACGGAAGATTGTTTATATTAGAAACGCTTAACGACATAATTCCATCATATCCCAAATTAAATGAAATACTCTGAATCAAAAATCTTTCGCGTCTCATATTAAAATCTTCCTCGTCAGTATATGTTACAATATTATTAACACTTAAAAGCGGATTAAACATAACAGAACTACTCAATGTGCTTTCCGCTATAATCTTTTTCCGCAACTCATAATCTGCTCGTTCTTCCGCCAACTGGTCGGTTGTAATATTAGAATCGTTAATTACATCAGCAACACGCAGCCCGATCCTTCCGACCGAAATTGGAGAAGTTGGATCTTCGTTCTTTTTAACCGCCGTACAAGTATGTCCATTAACATTTGCTCCAACGACATAAACGCAGTTAACAAAAGAATTTAGATCAATTGAAAAATTCTCATTTTGTAGATTTTCAATTGAATAATCATAAAGATTCGGTTTATCTCCATCCGAAATAACGTCGACCGTTGGAACAAAATTCAAATGTCCATATGAATCATAAAACACTTCTGCTGATAAAACATCGGCAATTTGCGTAATTAAATTTCCATAATTTGAACCAGCCGAAAGCGTTAATGTAACGGGCGTTACCTTTCCCTCAAACACAGGATGATAGAAAAATGGAATCGGATCAAGAACATCTCCTGTTCCACTGTCGTACCATAAAACATCCTGAATTACATCTTTAATAACCATCCCCGGTGGAACTTCAACAGTTGTTCCGACCGTACCGCGTCGCCCATTCAAAATCTCAAATTTGTCTGCACAACTAATTGACACCGTTTTTGTCTCTGTTGATTTAGACGGATTCGCCGACGTAATAACAAATACGCCTTTGTGAAACCAAATAACTAGTCCCTCGTCTGGCACTTCCAATCCGATATCGAGCAAAACCTTTGTATCTACCCACAAATTATTAATTGAAGGAGTATATTTCCCTTCCTGATTATTCAATGAAAAAGACAATGTTCGACGAGAACCATTTTGGTAGTTTTCGCTATACGAACCGCCAGACAAAATGTCTTCATTTGGCAATTGATAACAAATTGTTTCATCGGGATTTAAAATATAAATCCTAAAACGAGGGTAAATTGTTTTTCTTCCTATGATTTTTTTAATTTCTGAAATCTTTAAATATTTTTCAAGATCTGCGACAGCGGCATCTTTCCCGTCAATTACATATTCGTAATTTTCGCCGGATCCCATTTTGATTTTATTAGAAATTTGTGGCATTGACGCCGCCTCCTTGTATTATTTTAATCAGATTGGATTACGCGACAATCTTTTGCGTCCGCAATTTCAATCCAGTTAAACGAAATTTCTTCTGGTTGTCTATCCCAAGTTTCGTTTGTTGTATTTGTTGGATCGGTAATTTGAATAATAAACGTCTGTCCTTTTTCATCCCTCAAAAGTTTCGGATTTCCAGAATAACAAACATCACGCCATTTGTCCAACATATCTACCGCCTCGTTAGACGTTAGATTTCTAAATCCAAGAACAGATGCGGAAAGATAATCCACGTTAGACCCGCAAGCAGATTGTGTTCTTCCAAGACGTTCTTTATAGCCACCAAGATTTTTTGTTGTTCCATAAGTTTCTTGCCAAATCAAACTCGGTTCGGTTGTATTTGGATCTTGTGAATATACCCATTCTTTATTAGTATAATTGGCGTTAATCATTTCTCGACCCAATAAACACGTTACGCTACCGCTAACCGCATTTTTCACACCGTGGCTAAATATCGGATAACGAGACAATGTATCTTGTTGTGTTTTAGAAATATTCTGCGTTTGTGCTCCCGTAGAAACATTATATTTAAATTTCCAAACATCTTTTGGAGCAGCAGTAAACACTTTTGGATTATCGGTTTCGTGAAGTTCCACAATTGACCAACCTTGCCAACTAGTTTTGATTGGAACAATAATTCCAGACTGATATTCAACTCCACCGCCGACCATATTTTCTACGAGTCGGAAAACATATTTATAATAACGACCATTCCCAATATTGAAATCTCGAATTACGCTCGAAGCCTCCTCTAACGCAACCGGAGTCCAAACATCTTGCTCCATTGGTTTTCCAGTTTCTCGATCGTACCAAATTTCTTTTTTATAAACAGAAATTGAATATAGAGACTGGTCTGCATTAGATACGCCCTGTGCTGCTGCCGTGGTCATTAATTGACCATCTGTTCCTCGAACATTTTCAAAATTAAAAATACCAAGAACAGCACGGAGATTCTCATCAAGAACGTCTAAAATATTTGCATTTTCAATTTTTTCAGGAGCCCCGTTATCTGCTCGTGGAGCAATGCCGTTTTCCGAAGTGGAAACGTAGAAAAAATTTGATTTAATATATTGCAAATTTAATGATTCCGAAGTCCCAGAAACTCCAGTCTTAAGAGTGTTACCAGGACCAATTGAAAATTTAATCTTCAAGCTTCAGGGCTCCTTTCTTTTTTAATCAAAGCGGTCTAACCTATACTACCGCTTGATGAGGGTTTATTGAGATTCAAGTACCAAAATATTCTGTTGTGAACTAATTTATGACGGAACATATACCCCAATGCTTGTTCCATCTGCTAAGATATTATAACTCGTTGCACCTTCAACTGAATCAAAACTTAAAACGTTTCCGCTGATACTTAAATTAGTAGGTGCTGTAAGTTTTGGTTGTTCTGTGGAATATCTTCTGTATTTGTATGCTCCCGTACCAATTAAAGATTCATTTTTATAATATCTTTTATATGTTGGAAGTTCTGGAACTCTTTTAGTTTCATCCATTTATCATCCCTCCACAACGTAAATATCTCCGTTTGTATAAGTGCTATCAGTTGTCCCCACAAACCTATACGCTCTTCCAACATTTGCAGAAACAAGATTAGTGGCCATTTCTGCTGCAGTTGCAACATCTTGTACATAAGGGGGAACATTTACAACAACACTCGAAAGCAATTTGCCAGAATCAGGATTTACTGTTCCATTTACAGTTGTTGTTTTAGAGCTCGATGGAGTTGGATTAACAGTTACCTTACTCAATCCAGCGTAATTAGCATCAGGAGAAACAGAAACCGCAGAAAGCCCGGCGGTTGTTGTTTTTTCCTGCAATTTCGCGGTAACCAAAATATCATTGGTGCAATAAGTCCCTTGCGTAGCAAGGGTAACCGACGCTTTATTCAGTTCAATATTTGTTGTTGCCATAATATTTTACCCCATCATTCTCTAATAGATCCATCATAAGTTGGAATCGTACCAGTGATTTTTCCATCTCCTGTATAAGCAGTATATCCAGAAAGGATTTTTGCCGCAGTAGCAGTAGCATCGCTCAGATCGGGATCTGGAACAGCAACAACAACCGAAGCAAGTGCAGTAACGTCAACGGTGCCATTAGCTGTAATGGTCTGTGAACCAGTAGGAACAATATATTCATCTGGAATCGGATTAACCGTTACACTTGAAAGGAGTTGTCCAGCCTCTGGAGAGATTGTCTGCTCATCTTTTGTCGGAGTTGCAGTCTTTGCAGAACTCGGAGTCGGATTAATCGTAACACTTGCAAGACCAATTTTACCAGTGGTCGGATTAACGGTTTTAGCAGCAGTTCCAGCCGTTACCGTCTGTGCAGCGTCAAGAGGCGTTGCCGTCACTGTCACGCTCGACAGAAGGTTTCCGGCGTCTGGGGTAATGGTCTGAGCAGCAGTACTAGGAGTCGCACTCTTCGTCTGTTTAACGATAGTACCGGTAATCTTTGCACCGTTCACGTAAGCGGTAATTCCGGTCAGAATATCGGCAGCCTTTGCGGTTGCATCACTGGTATCCGCAAGCGGCGCCGCAGGAGTAGCCGTAACCTTGGAAAGAGTATATCCATCGTCTGGAGTAATCTCAACCGCATCCATTGAAACAATATCGATTGACTTTTCCTGCTCCGGTTTTGCAGTGTTTACATTGACTGTAACAGAACTGAAATATTTACCAGCAGACGGAGTAAATGTACCATTCGCATCGATCGTTTTGGTTTCAGTCGGAGTCGGGTGAACAGTGACGCTCGCAAGACCGATATTTCCTTCAGTCGGAGCCACAGAAATGTCCGTAGTTCCAGCGGTCACTTCTTGTGCGGGATCCAGCGGGGTTGCCGCAACGGCCACAGAGGTCAGATATTTTCCGACGTCCGCGTTAATTGTCTGCGCGCTCGTACTCGGAGTTGCGGATTTGGTTTGTGTCTGGATTGCATTTACGGTAACGGAACTTAGACCGGCATAATTTTCGTCAGGAGAAACGGTCTGGCTTGCAGTCGTTGCGTCAACAGTCTTTTCCTGCAGTGCGGGAATCACCTCAATGTCTTCTGCGCAATATTTGCCATTCGTCAGAAGAGTTGCGCCATTTTGAGATTTAAGTTGAATTTGCATAATATTTTCTCCTTTCAATTAGTTGTTTTGACTTTCGCCATTATAATCTTCAATAGTTCCAGTAATTTTTTCGCCGTTTACATACGCCGTTTTATCTAAACGAATATCTGCCGAAACAGCAGTTGCATCAGACGTGTCGAGTTGTGGAACATTAACGATTACCTTATTATAACCATCGAGTCCCTTTTCAGGAACATAAGTTTTATTTTCAATAGCATTCAGAATACCAAGAACCGCTTCTGGAGTTGCCTCCGACCACCCATCCACACCATAAATATACTGCTCTTGAGTAGCATAATTGATTGCGAGAGAACCAAGCGCTGGTACGCCATAATTTGTCATTACTCGATAATATTTTGGAGAAAGTGGTCTTTGGGCATTCGGAAGCATATCGACCGTGTCCCACTTTTCCATCATTAAAAGTACGGTGTAGTTATTAGCGTTTTTCTTGAAATTTAAAAGCGAAATCATTTTGACTCCTCCTTACAAAAAATTTTACTTTTCAAAATTCTTTTTAACCAATTGAAGTGCTTCTTCGATCAAACCTTTCAAATTCTCCTTACCAAACACCTTTAACAGCATCTTATAAAATGCACCGGCATTTTTCTTGAAATATTCTTCAACCTCTGCCAGCTTCTCCGCACCGTGCCCCGCGCCAATTTTTTCCTCTGCCATCGTTACAAGCCCTGCAAGATATGTTAATAAAAGCTTCCTTTTATCGTCCTTAGACATCTTACAGAACTTAATAATTTGCGGCACAAAATACGAAAGAAAGGCGAGAATGACAGCACCAATACCTAAATATAAACCAATATTTTCCATAATTATTCCTCCAGCCTTTCCAATCGCTGAATTTCTTCGGCGATCTGATTTTTCTTTTTATCTGTTTTGTAATTCTTTTGTTCTTTTTTGAGTTCTTTGATTTTATCTTTTATATCTTCGTTCCACTTATATTCAGTCAATGTCTGAACACAAGCAATTGCGTCGGTAATATCTAAAGGATTATCTCCAATGTCAAAACAATAATTTTCACAAACTAATTTTGCAATATCTTCTTTTTGCGGTTTCTCGACCTCGTACTTTCTTTTGTAGAAAGCTTTAACGCTAACAGAATGAACGCCGTCGAAATCATAAATTTCTACATCCGATTTTTCACAAGCAAGTTCCCAAATCGCGTGGACTTGCGCAAGCCCTTGAAGAGAGGCAATTGTGGTAAATTTACCAGCCTGATTTGGAAGTTTTTCTTTTAACACAAAAAATCGTTTTCCTAAATTTTGGCAATGTCTTTTAATACTTTCCAACACGGCTACGATTTTATCGTATATATCAAGCCAAACAGAATTTGCTTTTTCGTCTAAAACAATCATCCCAGACATTTCAACTCTGTTTGACTTAATATTAACAAGTGCCCAACCGGTTTTTTGCTTTGCCAAATCAAAACTTAAAACATAATCATAATTTGACAAATTGCAATTATACTTTACCAATTTCTCTTAACCTCATCGCTATAATACTTTTTCATAAAATCAGTTCCTTTTTTAGTTGCATCTCCCTCAAACCACGCATCATCATACGAAGGATATTCGTCGTCTTTATAACGAGGTACTTCAAATCTATTCAACCAGACTTGAATACAAATCCCATAAATCGTCAAAAGCAATCCAATAATTGCAAGTGCAAGAATTTTAGTAAAATATCCAATCCAACTAAACACTGCGCTTACAATGTAAATTGCGATAACAAGCAAGCAAGCATATAAAAGTTTTCCGTCATATGTTTTCTGCTCTCTCAACCAAAAACGAATAACACTCGGAATAGCAACAACAAAAACCGTAAAAGGGCCATATCTAAAACACGCTTGAAGATGGTGGCCAAGTTCGTGCGCATTTAAATAGAAATCAGTATTTTTAGGAACAAGAATAAAAGGACCGAGATTTAATCCATAATCATCAGTAATTGGAAAATAGAAAATTGGACCAAATCTCTGCGGTTTATGACCACGAAGTCGTAGATATAACGCAACAACACATCCAGCAAGAGTTGTCGGAAGTGCCCAAGTGAACGAAAGAACCCAAATTAGAATTGTTAATTTTTTGTTACTTTTCATAAATCCTCCAACATATGGAGGGCTATGATAATTTCTCACCACAGCCCTCTTTTTGTTTTTAGTGATTATTCGCAGTCAAAATAACTTGATTACGAAGATCTGTCAAGAAGCGATGTCCATCGAAGTCGCTTTGCGTATTAAACGTAGCATCAAGATTCTGAATATTAATCGAATTGTCGGTAGAAGAATTAGAATTATTGGTCTGAAGACTATTTCCACCAAGACGAGCAATAAGGTTAGGAGCAACCTCGCCGAGAGCCCACAAGTTGCGAGTAAGATCGGCAGGAATGATTCCGGATTTAGCAGGAAGAGAAGTGATTGTGCCAGAAGGAGTTATGATAGATTCAAGACCGTTTTCGTTGATTAGAGAACGACCGCCGGGTGCTGAAAGCGTACCGGAAGCAAAAGTCGCTTCTGGATAACCAATCAATTCTCGGCCTTTATTAGTATTACTTTGATGTGCTTCTGTAGAAACTCCAGATGGAACATTTAAAATATAAGGCTCTCCATTTATAAATTTCCAAGCCCAAAGTTTTTTAGAATTTCCAGTGGCCTTGCCTTCATCAAATTGATTCATTGTATTGTCATATCCATACATTTTATAATACAAACCATCTGCTCCCTTATAGAAAACAGTATTTGGACGATCGTCTAAATTTGCAATAACAACAGGACCTTTTAAATCAGAAATTTGTTTTTCAACACTTCCATCTTTTGCAACATTAGAACTAAAACTTTCCCAACTCCCGATTGTACCATCTGCATTTTGCAAGGCGTATCTAAATTTTTTAATATCTCCATCAATTCTATTAGACATATCTATTATCTGTTCATTAGAAACCGAGAATAAACCATACTCATTCTCCGTTTTATTATCATAATTATCTTGTGGATTTGTCATTAAAAAGCTTGTTTTATAATCTTGTTTTTCAAATAAAGTTGTTGGATTTTCAATTTTATCTTTTACTGTTGGATCCACTGCCGCCCACCTATTTTTAGCACTTTCCACATTTCCAATAAGCCTTCCCTCTTCCTTTTTAGCTTCGGAATAAAATGGAGAATTTTTATTTTGAGAAACTTGCCCCGGTGTCATTCCACCATATGCTTCAAGTTCTTTATCTGTCATATTCCTTACTATTGGGCTAGTATAATCATCTACTTCATTACCATTCTTATCTTTTTTCTTATTATATCCAAGAATAACCTTACCTTGCTGGAATGCTTCTAATTCAGCTTTGGCACGATAATATTCATTTTCTGTTTCAGAAACTATCTCCGCATTCACATCTGCTGCGCCCTCGCCAATACTTCCACCAAGATTTTTTTTTATGTTTGCTTCAAATTCTTCTTTGCTCTCACTTAAAATAGCGGTAACAATGCTTCCATTAACACCAAGTGCTCCAAGTATTTCTTCCGCTTCTTTTTGCAACGCCTTTAACTGTTCGTTGTCTTTAATGTTTTCAAGAATTTCTTTCTGTTGTTGCAGCGAATCGATTTGGTATTGAATATTATCCTTGTCTCGTTGTCTTTCAAGTTCGTCAACTTTATCCTGCGCGGATTTAACTGCTTCCTGGTCTGTTGTGTAAACGAATCCTACACCGGCACGATAAACGCGTTTCTTTTCTTTTGATGCATTTTCAAGAGCTTCTTTTGCTTTGATTAATTCAATTTCCTTCTCGCGTTGTTTGTTAACTTCATCAAGAGAGTCTCGAATTGATTCAAGATTAGAAATCTCTGTTTCAAGAGTATTTGTTGCATATTTGGTTAGGATTTCTTGTCTGGCATCAAAAACATCTGCTGAAAATAGACTCTTCGCATATTCAATAAAACTTTGATTATAAGATTCGAGTACATCTTTATTCTCTTCATAAATTTTATAGAAACCAGAATAATCTGTCTGTTCAAATATCTCGTCCCTTATATCGTCAAGATTAGAATCCTTTTCAATATCTTCTCTAATGGAGGAGATAAAGACTTCCCACGTCTCTTCATCCGTGGCGATCTTTCTTGTAAAAAATCCAGTATATAATTTTTGTAAACTTTCTCCTCCGGCAAGAATATCGACCAAATTTTCTTGAACGTTGTCCATAGAAACAGAAATTTTTCCAGTTTCTTCGTCAATTTTTTTAAGCAGCGTTGGATATTGGCTAACGATCTTGTTGATGTTTTCCTGTGAGAATAGAGAATTTTCAGACGCTGCAAGCAAAAGCTCGTTAAACGTCGCGAGTTTCTCATTGAGTTTATCAAGACCGCCAATTGCAACATCTGTAGTCAGCCAGTCAAATGCGCCTTCGGAGTTCGCCTCCCTAAACTGCTCGACCGTCATATTCATTGCGTGAGCGATAGTTGAAATTCCATCTTCATCAACAAGGTTGACTTGGTCGATAATTTTGTAGAGAGCATCCCCAGTTGCGCCGAATTTATCAGCAATTTCAGAAAGATCTTTGCTGTTAGCAAATTCTTTTAGCTGTTTTTGAGACACGCCGAGAGTAGTTCTAAGATTCTCAACAGCCTTTTCCGCATTCAACATATCTCTAACATTCTTCGTATCATTTTTAAACAGCGAAGAATAACCGGACTGTTCGCGCAGATACGAAATAATATCAGAACGGGCATCACTCGTCAATTGATTTCCAGCAAAAATATCCGGGCTGTCTTTTGCCCATTCGCGAGCAATTTGCATAATTACTCTATCGAGCGTTGCGTTTCCAATGTCATAAGACTCCATTGTGCCAACACCAGAAGAGTAGAATGATGCTTCCATATAACCATTCTTCAGGGTTTCGGAGTAGTCTTCTATTTCTGCTTTTGCAGCCTTAATTGCTGCGGTTAGTTCTTTCTTTTTCGATATCTCGTCGTCGTCAAGATTTGCGAGTTTCTTTTGATTCTCGTTAATCTCTTTTTGAAGAGTATAACGATCTTGTTCTCCTGCTGCGTATGTCTTTTCCGCCTCAAAACGAATCTTTTCTGCTTCGACGCGGGCAAGCATATCTTTATTTCCAGTTCTTGCCGCTTCTTCGAAATACTCAGAAAGAGTTTGTGTGCTATCTCCCAGATCAATAAGCCTATCTCCAAGTTTTGACTTTTCAAGAGCCTCATTGATTGTTTCAACTTGCTCATTAAACTGCTTCCAATCGTCAGAATCCCACAACGCTTGATCTTTTTTGTTAAGATCAATTAGTCCGGTAACTGAATTTCCGATTCCCTTAATTGTTTCAAGCTGCTTTTTAGCATCTTCGACACGTTTTTTTCGAGCGACTTCGTCTGCTTTAAGAAGTTTATTAATCTCTTTACCGAAGAATCCACCCAAAATAGGGCCTAAAATTGGACCAAGAATTGTTCCAACTCCAGGAATTGCGCTGAGTAATCCGGTTGTAATAGCGGTTGTAGCGCCAGCTACTAATTTATCTTGAACATCACCTTCTGCAGACATTCCGGAAATAATACCCGCCGCCAAGCCAGTTCCGCCCCCTCGAATTGCGCCCTGTTTCCAGTTAGCCTTGAGTTCTTGAGTACGCAATTGTCTATCTTGAATAATTTGATTTAGGTCTTCATCTTCAGAAAATCCATATTTTTTATAAATATTATTTCTTTGATTTTTAAGTTCGGTAATTCTGTCTCTTGTTAAGTCCTCGTTTCCAAATGCAGCGGGTCCATTTTTTAAATCTTCTATCTGCTTGTCTATAGAAAGAACTTTTTTCGCAGCAGAAGCGCGAATTCCAAAAAGTCCACCGCCAGAAACAATGGTTGACCCAGATAGTCCAGCCAACCAAAAACGTGACGGGACTCTGTCTTCCTGTTCGTTTACTTGGTTCATAGCTGAAGTGGCCGACGAGCCAGAAGGAGGAGCGATTGATTTTATATTAGAGATACTTATATCGTCTATATTGTGCCTATTTCCGTATTTCCATTTTCCATCAACAGTCTTATAGACATATTTGCCATTTAAAGTACCATATTCGGTAGCCCAAGATTTAACGGAAGGAGTATTTGACGCCGACATCGGAGACGCAGATTGCGCCGCTTGTTTGGCGTTTTGAGCATTGCTATTTCTATCAAGAGCGTCGGCATTTCTATTTAATGCATCAACGACTTTGTTGTTAGAATTAACAACCTCGTTTCGAGACTTCTTTTCGCTCGTGTCCGCTCTTTGCTGTTCATACTTTTCTTTTTCTTGTTCCGCTTGTTTCGTCATACGGTTCGGACTAAACCAAGCTTTTGTTTTGTCCCACTTAGTCCTCAAACGACCCTTTCCTTCAGAAGAACTAAATCCAAAGAAGTCGGCAAGACGTTTTAAGTCGGTTGTCAACTTGAAAGAACGAAGAGAGACGACGGTAGATAAAACCTGAGAAAGAATTGTTCCAAATTTTTTTACACTTACGGTCAATAATTGGAAGAAAAGTTTTACCGCTCCGCTTGCTTCAAGTTTTTGAGTAAATCCTTCCCAAGCCGCAGAAAGCTGATTAATACTATAAGCAATACTCTCATTATATGCTTCCATTTTACGAGCAGCTGTACCTTCTGCTTTTTCGGCTTCGGAAATTGCTTGCTTATATGTGTCGTAATTTTCCATATAGATCCCGAAAATATTGCGCTGTCTAACTTTTAATATTCGGTCGGTTCATAACTCCGACCCGAAATTTAATATAATTTAATTATATCAAATTTCAGCTTACGCTTTCGCGTAAGAATAGACCATTTCTTAACCCTGTATTTTCATACCGAGCCACACCATTTCCATTTAAGGGATTTTCACCCACGCCTTTATTTGCGCCGTACTCCTGTAACATAATTAATATGCCCCTCATCGGGGGATGGTCGTTGAACGTTCTCCTTGTGAAATATTCATTTAGGAGCTTCGCTGCAGATCTACCAATCCTTTTGTTTTCAAACCGTCATAATCTAATTTCTTGATTATTGTGGTAAAAGGCTCTAAGATTTTACCTGCAATTAAATGTGTTCTTTGTGTGTATTTTAGCCCACACACAGGCGCTAGTTCACCTGCGAGTGCCGTTGAAACGGCATTCTTTTCGACGTCTGTAAGAGTTACCCACTTATCAGCAAGTTCATCCATAACGTCGTCAAAATCACGCATATCACTTGAAGACGAACGAATTTTAATTCCAATCGCTCCAAGCACCTTTTCGGTATCGTTTATAGAACCATTTGTGTCATCAATATCATCAGAGTCACCAACCAAAGAAGTAAACGCACCAGCTTTAACGTTTCCGTATCGCGCAAGAATCGTTCTGAAAGCGTTACCAACGCTGCTTGCATCCTGCTGTGATACGTCAATCATCGTAGTCAATGCCGCCGCTGTCTGGTCAAGATCGAGCCCTGCTTCGCGAGCAACTGCAGAAGTTCTCGAAAGAGCCGTAGCGATATCGCCAGCCGTGGTTGCGTATTTCGCATCAAGCTGCGTCAGCTTATCGACAATATCCATCGAGTCGGTTGCCTCAATACGGAAACCTTTCATAACAGAGGTCAGCGCCGTAACAGACTGATTCATATCCATAAAGCCAAGACGAGACAAATACGTCGAAGACTTAATCAGCTCGTTGGTTTCAGAAACAGAATAACCCTGTCTCAACCATTCCGCCGCAGAAGACGCAACCGCTTGCGTAGTTGTACCGAGCTGCATTGCAAGATCGTTGTAGGTATTCATCATACTCTTCGCTTGCTCGGTGTTGGAACCGGTAACAATGCGAAGATTCGTCATTGCTTCGTCAAGCTTTAAAATATTCTGATAAACTTGCTGAATTTCTTTGCGAGCAGTATTGAGAACTTTTGCCGCAAGACCAAAATCGGTGATACGCATCGTCGCACGTTGAATGTCGGATTTAATAACATCGAAGATTGTACGATTGCCCCGATTGCCAGCGAGCTTTTGGGCAGACAGTATTGCTTTTTGCTGATCAACAGCATCAATAATCTCTTGGGCTCTATCTTTATCAACACCAATTGCTTGCTTCTTCAGAATCTCATAAGTGTCCTCGGATACTTTCAAACTTTGTTGTTTTAATGCAACAACATTTTCCCAAGCTTTTTTCTCATTCCCAACTGTTGTGCTGGCTTTAAGTTGCGCTTGTTCAATCTCGCTTTCAAGCTTCATGCGCTTTGTAGCGTATCTTTCAAAAGCTCTCAGTGTATCTTCTGCATCTCCAACACCAAGAAGAGATTTTTGATAAGAAACCCGATGCTCTTGCGTAGAAATATAATCTAAAACGCCTTTGTCTTTTGCTGTTTTTTTAAAACGTTTATCAGAAAGAATTTCTTTCTGTTGCTCGAGAGCCGATTTTAAGACGTCTATATCCTTTTCTACAGCCGTTACATCTTCTCCACGGCCAAGCATTTCATCTCTCTTGTGTTCGAGAATATTGATCTTTATCATAAGATCGTACTGTTCTTTAAGAAGCTTAATATATTCAGACTTTAAGGAATTTTCTCTTTCGCTACTTCCGCCCGCAGAAGATCCTCCTCCGGACGATTTTCCTTTTCCTTTTTTACCAGTAGAAGAACCAGCAGGAATATACGTACCGCCAGCGTAAATAATCGCTTTTTCATCACGGCTTAAATTTTCTGGATTATAAAGAAGTTTTTCTGCAAGAACAGGAGGAATGCCACCAGCGCCGGACCAACTACTAATGCCTTGAGAATTTGAAAGTACGATAGCGCCCCTTATTGCTTGGTCAAATATCCTGTTCCCTTCCGCGTCCTCTCTGCCGCCACCGGTCAAGAGAATCTTTCGTAATAAATCCTTCGCCCCTTCTTCTCCAAACCTTGCTTTCAATCCTTCATGAACAATATTCTCTTTATAAAACTGATTAATTATGTCTTCGACATAAGAATCATCGCCACTTTGATTTCTTAAAGCAAATTTGCCATCGAAGCTCTTCTCGTAAATATCTTTAAGCTTTCCTCTGTATTCTTCAAGTATCGATTGATAAACCGCAACCTGTGCCTTGTTTTCGTCTGTAATAGATTTCTGTCCTGTCTTCCAGTCAATAATCGTAATATTGCCGTTTTCATCAATCGCAATTGCGTCGGCAGCGCCGTGAACAAAACCTTGCGAACCACTTTGTGTAGAAGTCAGCTTTTGTTCTGTAAAATCTACATTGCCGAATGATCTCGTTTTTTCATATAATGCTTTTGCGCTTGTACTTGCCTTTTCAACCCTTTTAGTAATCTCAGATTCTGCAAAACCAAGCGATCTCATTTGAGCACCGAGAAGAGCTCGCTGCTTTTCTACCTCTGCATTAATTACGTTATCTTTCCCCGCAGTGTCGATTTGTTGAGCTAATGCGTGAATGTAAGTGCCTTCTTGGGTGTGGATAAAGGATTCTCTCTTGTCTCTAAACTCTTTAATTGTACCTTTAAATCCAAGGCGAGCTTCTGCGTTCTGCTTTGCTTCTCTAACTAATCTGTTTCTTTCTTTTAATAAATCTGTTCCGGTTAAACCAGATTGAGCAGCGAGTCTTTCCTCGGCTCCTTTATCTAACGCCTCTGCCGTCTCTTTAAGCGCTTGAATATAATTTGAGTCTCCCAGTTCTTTCTTTATTTTATAAAGTTCCGAATCAGATTTTGCAGAAGTAGCCGAAACAATTTGTTCTGCCAGCGCGTCTCTACTAATGGATTTTCCTTCAACAACAGTATAACTGGATGGATTTAACAAACTTGCAATATCGTGAGCAGTTGCGCCATAACTTTTCCCGGTTCCGAATTTATCATAAGCGTCTTTTGCATCTGCCAATTGCCCAGAAAGAGTCCCATAGGCTCTACTTGCTTCAAGAATTGCTTTTGCCTCATCTTTAGCAACCTTAATTTTCTTTTCTTCTGCCACTCGTTCACTATCAACGGCATCTTCTGCTTCATTAGCATTTTTAACAATTTGATCATAAAATGTAGGATCTAAAATACTTTTATTAATCAATTGTTTTCCAGACAACCAATACGCCATATTCTCTTCGGTTATAGATTGTTTTTCTGGTGTATATTTATGTCTAGTTGCCGAACTTAATAAATCCTCTACATCGACACCAAGAGAGCCAGCCATATTTTCAATGGCACCCATAACAACATTTTTGGACAATTTACCATATTCTATTTCTTTGTCTGATTTAGACAACTCTACAAAACTTTTGAAATTTTCTCCAAAAACACTTTTTAGGATATCATCAGCATCAGATCTTCCGGCCACCATTCCTTCCGCAGAAGCCATTAATTGTTGCGGAACTCGCCCTTTTAAAAATGCATTTTCGTCAGATCCATCAACCACGCCCATTTCTTGAAGAGTGTCAACCAACTCTTTAAAAGTTAGTCCATTTTCTCTATCAAAAAATCTATTAACCAAATCTCTTACTGAAAAGACGCTTTTAAGATAAAACTCTTCCATTTCCGATTCAGATTTAAAGTCCTCTGAATCTACTCCAGTATCTTTTTGTCTTTGAATTTTTGCCATCCTGTTAATAGTTTTTTTTGAACTAATAACATCCTGCTCCATAGCTTCAAAGAACGATCTCATTATAGAAGCTTGAATTGCGGTTTTTATTTGATCGGCATCACCGCCACCACTTTCAAGCAGAGAAATTTCATCAAGACCTTCTTCTTTTACCCAAGCCCTTAATTCACTCGCAATGTTCGAGAAAATGCCCGTAGACGATTTACCGAAACGAGACGCAATAGACGCCGCAAATTCAATATTTTTATTTTTTAAAATATCAGATTGCTCACTCCCAAGCACCGTCTCAGACTCTTTGTCTGCTTTTTCTTGGTTGGCTTTTTCAATAAGCGCCATTGTTCGAAGAACTTTTGATGTTCTTTCTGCCATAGCATCATAGAGTGCTCTTTCTTGTTCGTTCAAATCTTTTATTCTGGCAATTGCAACTTTATCTCCGTCGTAGTCAGCATTCATTTTCAGCGCGCCACCGAGAGAAAGTCTGACCCCGTCGTCTTCCAAATCAGATGCTATGAACAATTTATTAATTGCATTCATATCAAGTCCGCTCATAAATGGTAAACGACCAGCAACGCTGCGAATACCTTCTTTCAATCTGCCAGATGAAGCAGCTTGCTTAAATTCATCAGAGTCAATCGTCAAATATTTAATTATATTTTCGATTAAATCTCCTTTTTTTAAACCTTCAACATCTTCAATTCCGGAAAACGTCGAGTACATTTCCCTGAGTTCTTTGATGTCAGTTGCCTTCAGCATTTTTTTTGCTGTTTTTGCAGAAATGGCAGCACCGGCAGACGCAATATCACTCTTTAATTTTGCAACATTGTCTGCCTTTTCATATTCTTCATCTGTTAAAACATCGGCCGCACCAAACGTACCGACGCTCCCGTACATACTTTCTGGTTGCTTTTGTTTCCAAATTCTTTTATACGTCTGACCTCTTTTTGTGTGGACATCTTCATAACTTGCTTTCAGCGCACTTGCAAATCTACCCGAAATAGCATCCGTTTTTCCTTCATTTATAGCATTGATAAGAGACTGAGCCTCTTTCGCCCCACCTGTTTGGGCATCAAACCCCTCTCTTAATACAAAATATTTTCCCCCGACACCATAAATTTTGTCGTCATATTTTACAGAAGAAGAAACCCCTTGCTCCAAATCTATTGCAAATTTTAAGGCATCCGCCATTTTTTTTGCTTCTTCCTCTGCTACGCCTCTTGCAACTTGTTCTTGAATATATTTCTTTTTATACTCTTCAATGCGCCCAACGAGCATTTCTTCTTCGTTAGTTGGTTTTCCGTATTTGTATTCCGCCGCTGGTTTTATGTCAGAAATATTTATTCCCGCATCTGCACCGCGACCAATTACGACTACGTCATCGCCAAATTTTGTAAAATCAGAACGCATTGTCGATAAAGTAAGATTACGAGCTTCCTCCTCTGCCTTCTGCGCCCTATCAAGCATTTCTTGCTGTTCTTTTGTTGGCTCAAGTCTTCCAGCTATAGAATTCGCAGCTTCCACTATTTCTTCCGGTGTCAATTTTCTACCACCAACACGAACATTCGAACTTACTGTTCCGGCCAATCTTCTTAATGAATCTGCGCCAGAAGATAGCGAAACAGCGCCTCTCTGCGACCACTCTCCATATCTATATTGATCGGTTGCGCTGACTGCGTCGTAAAAATATCTTCTAACTTGGTCGTTTCTCTTTACAATTAAACGACCAGCTTCATCAACCGTTTCACTATAAAAATGTTTATCCTTTTCTTGCTCACCGTGAATGAGATTGTCTATATATAATAACGCTCTACCAAAAATATCTTGGTCAGAAGATTCTTGCATTTTTTGACGCCAATCGTTAGTCACATAAACAAGGCCACTATCTTCATCGAACTCAAACGCATCCTTAAAAATGCCAGCAATTTCCTTGAAATCCCCTTCGGTTGCGGCATCTCTTTCGATGATTTCTTTTAGTTCTTTAAGACCTTTTTGAGAGGCACCCAATTTGTTTTGATACGCTTCAGCAAAAACAGTTCTTATATCTTGTTCAAGCACCTCTTGATAGTTTCTGCTGTTTAGCTCACTTTGTCCAACGATAAAACTAATTTCCTCGTCTTCCACATCCATTAATTGAGAAGTTAATTGAGAAAACGCTTCTTTTGTTGACTTATGTGTTGCTGCACGAATGCCTGACGCGCTTGTAACGCGCTGAAAATCTTTATACGCCTTACGTCCGCTGCCAACAAGGGTTATTGCGCCCGTTTCTTCATCTACAAGTTTTTGAAAATCGACATCTGACAGTCCGGTTTCTCCAATTGTCTTACTAATAAGAGTCTCCATAAGCTGTTCTTTTGTCTTATTTTTGTTTCTTTTCTTTTTTTGCTCTTTTTCAATAAAATCTTGTATATCATCTGGCGTCAGAATGATATTAAATTCTTGCATCGCGGTTCCAAACATTTCCGCAGCTTCTGGTGTTATTTCCATCTGACCGCCGTGAATAGACATCCCCGTTCCTTTAAGATCAGATTCTTTAACTTCCATTCCTTTCAGTAAAGCATCAAACGGAATTGCCTCGCCTCTGGCAACTGCGGCCCTTTGACCATATTTTAAGCCAAGCCCCTCTCCGTGCTTAGATGCAATTGGGCTTGTAAATAATTTTACGTCAGAAACCATTTTCATTCGAGCTGGCCTATGCTGACCCCTCTTATACGCAGGGCGAGCTCCTCCCAAAGGATCTATAGTGGTTTCTGCTCCCTCAAAAGAAAAAGTCAAACCTTCTTGAGATGTTTCAGAAGTCGCCGCTATTCCGAGTCCAAAGTTTTGATTTCTCGCAGAATTAAATAATCTTAAAGCTTTTTCGTATGATTGTTTATTTTCTCTTAATTTTTTGAAAGTTGGATCACTATCAAGTACCTTTCTCGCGGTTTGAAAATCTCGTGCCATAGTTACCAACGCAAACATTTCATATAGTTCGTTATTAAATTTCTCAAAATCAATTCCGCTGGCAAAAGCTACGCCTTGAAAATAAGGCTTTAATTTTACCCTTTGAGCATTTTGTGCATTAACCGCCGCACTTCCCGCCGTTGTTTCCTTAAACGCATCAGAAACTGCTTCTGAACCAGCAGTGCTCGATAGTTCCAGAACATCTTTTCTTGCCCATTGAAAAATCTGTTTAACGGCCGCAACTTTATTGGTTTTTAGTTGTTGTTTTCCCCATTCTGTCGCCATTCTCTGATTTGCAACGGCAATATTTGCAGCGCTGTTGGCAACGAATTGTAATTTATTTCTCACAAAAACGCCAACAAAATTTTCAATATTTTTACCGACCGTAGTCATATCTGGCAATGGCTGTATAATTGTCTCTTTTGATGACGGATCTTTAGAATCCCAATATTCAAAAATTAAATTATTATTTTTAATGCTTGTTTGAGAATTGATGCCTGCGCTTGAAAGCTGAGCGCCAAGAGTGTATATACTATTTATTAAATTATTTTGCTGAGCAGATACTACAGCCTTTGCCTGCCCAACATCTCCCACGCCACGTCCGCTTAGATATTGCCCGGTACCAACATCTATAAATCCCGCATCTGAAAATATTTTCCTTAAAGATTCTTTATCGGAATACATAATATTTCATCCTCCGTTCATAATCATTTTGCTAAAAAAATTTCTCCTCCCGGAGGAAAATTGGCGCTTCTGAATAAAACGCCAATTTGATTCACGTTTTATTCTTTTACGCCCTCTTCTTCCGAGCCCGTATTTACCGCTTTGTATGCGGTTTCCTCAACAGCGTCTGCAACTTTATGCAGGAGTGGATCGCTCGATCTCGCAAGTGTTGCATAATCGTGAAGAATCTTCGGATCAGATTCCAATCTAATCCTCTTCACTTCTTTGGTCAGCTCTTCCACACTGTCGGGTGTCATCTTGTTGATTGTCTCAACTAAATTATATAAGTTCTCAAACGAAAACATATTTTCAACCATCCGAACTACTCTTTCATAATCCGGACGACAATATTCCAAAATCATATCGCACACGCCAGATGCCCACAAAATATCATAAAATGCGGCGTCTTTTACTTCAAGTCCGTCTTCCCATTCAATATTCGTATATGCAAAAAGAACATTGAATAAAAGCGAGATTTCCAATGCTTGCGGAAATTCGTCAATTGAATCGTCCGATGTTCGCAAGTCAAAAATCGCTTTCTTCACGAGTGCGTTTTTCATCGTTAGGGGCAGAAAAGATTTCACAATAATTTGATTTTTAATCTCATTAAATTTCTTTTCTGCCTCTTTATTTTCTGGCGAAACAAGCCACGATGAAGCTGTTTCAAGTAGGTCTAATATATCTACCGAATCAGGAGAAAGGTTTACTTTTGAATCGTTTTCTACTTCCTGATTTTCTTGTTCTTTTTGTTCTTGTGTTATTTGCTTATTTTCTTCCATAACCCCTTTCGATCTCCTTTCATAAAAAATAAATAAATTAAGTTGTAACTACCACGGTATTAGACTCCGGACTAATTGGAGAAGACCCAATAAGAACCACATCACAATTAAATTTTATGTTAGAACCTATCCATATTTCTGTTGTTCCTTCTGCGGCGCCTTCGGCAAGATATAATAATTCTGGTTCAATCCGATCTCCAACTGGAGTGCTTATCAAAAAACATTCGGGCATATGCCCAATATAAGAAGTGCCAGAGCATTCAATTTTTATATAATATTTTGAATTTAAAGAAATACTACCCGGTCTTTCTTGCCATTTCCCAGAGCTTACTCTCACTACAATAGTCGATCGAGTATCGCCGGAAAAATATGCCCCGATAGCCTGATCAATTTTTGCGCCAGTATATTGACTTACATAATCTGCCATTTATTTTTAATACCTCCTTTTTATAATCTTTTAATAAAATTATTTTACGATTGTCCATTATTACCAATCAAATATATTTTACATGTTATTGTAATTTCAACAGTTGTTCCGCTATATGTCAAAAAACATTCTCTTGAAGCACTATCAAATTCAGAAGTATACCAGAAAGTAACACCAACAGTTCCCCATTTATATTGGCTCTCAACAGATGTGTTATCCGCATATATATCGAAAACACATTTTCCTTTTGCGTCTATTGTTGATAACAAAGAAGAATATTCGTTTTCCCAAGTTTGATCTCCTGTGCCGCCAGAAGCAACAATTTTTACCAAATATAAACAATCTGCTCCAACTGATGTAATTTCTGAAAAATTATAAAAACCAAATCTTGCAGAACCAGTTCTACTAACTTTTTTTGTAAAATCGGCAAGCGTTATAGAAGAATCGGACGCGCGATTTTTAAAATTCTTTAAATTTAAGTAACTATGATAAATATAAGAGTTACCGAACAAATCTTGCTTGAAAACATTTGATATAATATTGTCTCCTTTTACGCTTCCGGTTGCGGTCACGCTCGTTCCACTAATGCTGCGATCGTTGCCGATAACATAATTTTCCCCAACCTTATATGAGTTTGCCGCGATTACTCCATTCGCATCAACCAATGTCCTATTTCCAATATTTAACGTATATGTACTATCATTGCCTCCGAGCTGGATCATATTAGCACTATTTGCAAATGCAGCATTACCAATGGCGATGCTATTGGCGACATTTGCAGTTGCTCCATCTCCAATTGCGACAGAAAAATTGCCGTCAGCTTGCGCAGTTGCGCCAATAGCAATTGAAACGAGTCCATTTGCTTGCGCAGACCCAATTGCAATTGAACTCGATGTTGTTACCGCTGAGTTATAGCCAATAGAAACCGCATTTTCTGCTACATTTGAAATACCATTTCCAATCGTTACAGAATTAGATCTTGCAAAAGAGCTGCTTCCTATTGCGATTCCGCCAATCTCATTTACTTGCGCTCCCGATCCGATTGCAATAGAACCCGTTCCAGTTGCTTGCGTAAGTCTTTCGTTATCTGCATCTTCTCCACCGATTGCGATTGCTCTATTTGCGGTTGCTTGTGCATGATTTCCAACCGCAACAGCAGAATCTATATTTGAGCCAATTATTCCTGCGAAACTATTCTTTCCAAATGCGGTATTTGAAATTGCATTACAAGGATATTCTATTGCGGACAAACTTTCGCTTTTAACCCCGGCTGAGTTGTACCAAACGGGAGGGGTAGTATATGTTGGCATTATTTATTTTCCTCACTTTCTTCTTTTTCTTCTTTGTTCATATTAGCAAAAAAGTTTTCCAATGACTGTGTATCGCTAATATTTGAATAATATTTAACCATTTTTGGATCTGCCCAACGGAAAATTGTCTGCACAACATCAATCGGGTATCCAGCAAGTTCCAACGCCGTCGAAGTTGTATGTCTCACATTATGGACGAAAAAGTCTTCTCCAAGATATTTTCCAATTGTTCTTGCAAAAGAATTAATTGTCGATTGGGTTGCTTGCTCATACGAACCATCGTGATAAACAACAAACATCCATTCATCTTTGATCCCAAGTTCTTCGCGCTTTTTGCGCCACAAATCAATATAATGGTCTAAATCAACCAAATTACGAAACACAATTCTCGTTACAACTTTCCCGGCTTTTCCACGACCCTTTGTACGAATCTTATCTGTTTCATAGGCAAGTCCATTATAAATTAGTCTATCTTTTTCGAAATATTCCATTTTCATTTGAATTACTTCGCTTTTGCGCATTCCGCTTGCCGCAAGAACCGCAAGACAGCAAGCGACTTGATATTTCTTATCCGCTTCCAATTTTTCCAAACATTCTTTAATTTGATCCATTGTTAGCGCAGGACGCTCGCGAACAAAAGCTTTATCCACTGGTTCCAAAACTTTTACAAGATTGCGGAACTGCGGATAATCTTCATCCAAAATTCTTTCAATAAAATTAGATAAACTTGAAAGGACGGCTCTCATTGAACAAATTCTGTTCGGAGAAACCTCCAATTCATTTGTCAAATATCCAAAATATTTAACAAATTCTCTCTTTTTTAGATCAACAAAAAATTTATTTTCGCATCTCTCCAACACAAACACGAAAAAAGTACGTAATTGTGCTTCATATTGTTTGATTGTCGCAGGAGATTTGTTTGCCGAACGCAAATAATCCGTAAATTCGTTGATTAGATTTTTATTTTTTTTATTAACTTTGTCCCACTTTTCTGGAGTGACCAGTTCATGGTATACCGTTGAGCGTTTCCCCATTTCTCGAGGACCCTCCTTTCTGTTATTGTAAATTATTGTTTTTATTATTTATTTGTTTTTGAAATTCCGGTTAACCTATACACCGGAAGGTTTATACATTGTTGGGCAATATAGTTAATGATAAGTGCTGAATTACTGGAGTATAAATTTGGAGTCAAGTCTCTTGTTATAATAATATCAACGTTTGATAAATCAAAGCGTGTGTTCTCTACATAAACCACTCCATTAATAACAATAGCATCTGCAGAATCCAATGTTATTCTGTCTCCGTTAATTAATGTATATGGACTTGAAATTTCATCGTCGTTAACTTTAACGGTAATTCCATTTGGAGCAAAATCGCTTACATTCCATGTCGGCGTATATTCGGTTGCCGCCCCTATTTCGCCCCATTCGCTTGCAGTCAGACAAAAGGCCACCAGTTGGGACATAGAAAAGGTGATGGCGTGGTAGGCGTCATCCAACCAACCCATAAAACAACCATTTGCATTATATACTTTAGTGTCACTATAGTCCAATAAAAAATCATCCGGAAAACTCAATCGCACATAAGATATATTGTTACTGTGAAAGTCAATTTCAAATACTTTCCAGGCATAAATAACAGTAGCCGTCGAGACAGATAGATCTTCATTCGACGCCCACGTTTCGCCGGTCTACACTATATATATCCCCAACGAAGCATCGCCAGCAAACACCTCGTACTGCTCAGCATTCTCCACCTCGTTAAAAGTCAATGTGTCGCCGGTAATACTTACTCCAGTAGGCGTATCAAGCTTAGGCAATGTCCCGGCAATCTCAATCATCACTGTTCCTGTTGGATTCGTTAACGTCAAAGTTCCGGTTGGCCGTTTCCAGTCGTTCGTAGCACCGGTTATTCTAACTACGTCTGGTAAATTATATCCTGCTGCCGCAGCATAAACAAGAGCAATTGTTTGATTTGTTGCAATGGTTGTTGGATGCGTCCCTACTTTTATTACATTCGTCAGGCGCTCTACGATATTATAAACAACGACATTTCCAGCAATCGTAACATTAACATCGCCTGTCGGATCTTTAATAATAAGAGTTCCTATATTGGAATTATAACTCCAACTAACAATTGTACAATTTTCTACGGTTACAGATGACGGGAATTGATATTCATTATCTACCGCGTACTTAAGAGTTACGGTTTGATTTTCTTTAATAACTTTTGGATTACCTGTATTCGCAGTCACATTTGTTAAATTCTCAACGATATTATATGTTTGAACGGGAGTTGAAATATCTTTAACATAACATCTACTACGTAACTGATCGACGCTAAAATTATTAGTGTTAACAAAAATTCTAAATGTAAATTCATAATCGGTAATTACTTTACGTTCTTTAATATTTTGAGAAACTTGAATTTGTTGCGTCAGTCCAGACTTACTATAATTAACCGGAGTTACGGCATCAAGATATTCCGATTTAACCACTTCATCGTTAACAAAAATCTGTCCAATCAATGTTTTTTCAAGACCGCTTTCGATATAAATTCCATCTTTCCATTTTGTTTTTTCTTCTTTATCTTCGCTTGGCCAATATAAAAGCGTATTTTCCATAACAGTCATCGATTGTGTTAGTGCGCCATTTTCGTCCGCATCAATAACAACAGATTTTTGATTTTCAGTTGGAGTATAATCAAGCCAAATTAATTTATCTGGCTGATTAATGTTAAAAGCAACGCCATTTGGATTATCTTTTGTTTTATTGCATCGAAAAACATCTCTGTCTTTTGTGTTAATATTAAATAACTGCTGCCTCGGGTTTATCGGGTTTTTAAGAGATTCTTCGGAATCATAAGAGTTATATGGCCCAGAAACATTAAGATAAGAGTTTGAATAGCTTCCATCTTTATTTTTTATTTCTGCATATTTAAAGTTAGCTACATTAATTCTGTCTCCGGACGGAATTTGATCTGCCTTTTTCCAGATTGAAGTATTATGGAACTCATTTGAATTTTGCCAAATGTTGGATAAAATACCACTTTCATCAACCACTTTTAAATAAGAACCATTTTTAATCTTAATTCTGTCAATATCGTTAGCAAGATTGACAAAACCTTCACTATCAATATTTTGAATGGCTTGCGGAATTGAAATTTCGACCGTTGCATTGGTATTGTCGTCTCTGGAAATTGAAAAAATATTTCCATTATAGTCTTCCGAAAATGTAAATGCTCCTTCAATAACAATTTCATCCGAACTCGTTTGAATTGACCCAGTTCTTGTACTTGAATCAATTGCGTAATCACTAAATGATTTGCTGTAATTTAGAGCGTTTTGCCCAGTTATTTTTAATACACCGGTCCCAGAATCTATTGACGCAATTACTTCGCCATCTTTTTTGTAAAAGTTATCTTGATCGTAATAATACGCCGTATCTTTTGTTAGAGCCGTAGAACCAGATAAATATTCATCAGCATCGGGGGCAAGAACGGTGTTGACGAGCTTCAAATTAGCTTTCATTGCCAAAGTATCACAATCAAATTCCGCTTCAACTAAATCTTTTTGTTCCGCCGTTTCTGTAAAATCAGTATAAATTACGTAATCAATTTCGATAATTTTTCCGGTATTAGTTTGTAGAACAAGCGATAGAATATAATACTTTTGTGGATCAAGTCCATAAAATGTTGCCGTTATTTCTCCGTCGTACCGCTCATCGGTTTTCTCGAGAATGGTACGTTTAGCAGAATCATATAAGAACCATTGATAACTCTTCCATTGAATATAGTTGTTTTGATCATATGTTGATGTAACTGTAAAATTGCGAGTAATAATATTGTTTTCAAATCCACCTGATTCAATTACATTTCCAGAAATTGTAGACACAATTGTCGGATCTTTATAAATCGAAAATGGATTGTAATCACTATCTTTATAAAAACTCTTTATTTGATAACGTGTTTTATCTGGAGTTGGATTAAATGTCGAATTTTCTTTTAAATTACCGTCCCCAAGTTTATATTTAATATAATTATAATCTTTATTGAAAGAATTGATATTAAACCAAGTGAAACTACCGGTTGTTGTCAATTCTTTAAAAATCATATTCTTATTAATATTGATTGATGGACGAATATATAAATAACCAGAAACATCGGGGAGGGCTTTTTGATTATAGAAGATGACGCCAGTATAATCCTTTTTATCATACGGAATATACGAAATTGTTGCAACTGGATTAGCAGATTGAACGGCAGAAGGAGTATAAAGAACTGCACCGCCTTTTGCTTCAAAACTACAATCTTTTGTAATATCTACTCCGTCCTCCAATACTATAGAAGAAAGAACAGAAATTTTTCGATTGATATAGAAAACGTATCGATTATTCCCAATACCTACAGCAACTTGTGTTTCGCTAACTTGTTCTGCCACATTAAAAATTTTAACTGGTTCTTCTTCTACAAATTTAAACGGAGTTTTGTTAATTTCTCCAACTTGTGTATTTGTATTGATTTCGTAATTTTTGCTATCTCGACGACAATAAACTATTTTATTGGAAAGAGTTCCCCAATTAGATGCATCAGTTGTTCTATTCCAAATAACAGTTACCTGATATGGTATCGTGTTAACGTTTTGAGAGAACCACGCAAAAAAATCAGAAGAAACTTCTTGATCTGATTCTACAGTGATTGTTTGATAGCCGTTATTATACCATCCGCTGTTTAACGAATATGCAACAAAATTATTATTTGACTTTTCAACATACCACATTGTAGTTGACGTAATTTTTACTTTATTACATTCTAAAATGGCGCCAGTCCTATTATTTGTCGTCAAAAAACTAAAATCTTGTTCTCCTGTAAAACTTGTTACAGATGGTTTTTGTTTAAATGTATATGTTCCGGCAAAAATAACGTTATTATTTAATGCTTCTTTAGAGAAAAAACTTGGATAAAAGATTCCATTATAAGGAGAACCATAATAACTTCCATCAAATTCAACTTTTGAATTTTGAATATCATTAAATATGATTCTTTCTCCGCCCGTCAATGGATATGAACCATAATTGCTATCATAAAACGGATAATAAACGTCACTTGGCTTTCCTTCCGTAATATAAACTTGCTCCCAATGTGATTGTTCTGGTTTTGCCGCCGAAGTTTTCCAAGTCATTGTGCCTCTAAATGAATAGGCATCGTAAATGAATTCAACCATATCGGTTGCTCCAAGATTAGATGGATTATTGCCGTTTTTATAAATCTGAAAACCACTCGCTGCATCTGCCGTAATTTGACCATCTACAAAAGCATTATCTGCGGAAGTTGACGGATAGATATAACCATAAGTCGAATCGTAACCGGTAATTAAAGAACGAGCTGCAACAAACGGAAATTCTTCCGGGCCGCCTTGTGTCCATTTAACGGGATCTTCGTGATAATTACTCAAACCTTGAATTTGAACCGGCTGAATAAATTTATCAACGAGAACCAAATTATCAACAACTCTATCGTCGCTATCAATTAATGCCGTTTGAATTCGTTTTTCAGTAGAACCAATGACAGTTCCGCTTGCAACCGTCATATCATAATATTTCTCTTCTCTCGGGGGAAAACTTCCGTCTTTTTTAACTTCTTGGTATAACGTAATTTTCCAAGTATAAGTTTGTCCTTCTACTAATCCAGAAGACATTTGATTTCGAGAAACCGTAGAGCCAGCGGTGGAATCCGTTGAACTTACATAAAATGGAATTTCAAGATATGTTCCATTCAATCCAGAATTAATATTTCTCATATTAGGAATCGAAGACGAAAAATTATTAATAACATACGACTTTAAATCAGATAAATATGTTACATTGCTTATAACTGGACCAATTTCTCGATTTTCAGATGGAAATACCAACTCATTATTACTATCATATATTTCAATTGAATACCCCGTTACAATCGTATTGGAGGTATCCACTTTACATTCAAAAATTATTGGCAAATCTGCCGAATTTTCGCTAATATCAAACGTCCCATTAAAAGGACTACAGTCTGTCGGTTTAAAAATTGCCATTTCTATTTAACCTCCTTTTTTATAATATTTTTAAGTATACGGGCGGGCGGAGGTTTTCTCTAACCCGCCCGCACACCTGTTTTTTAAATCATCTCGAAAGATTCTTCTGGTTGAACTATTTCGGACCCAACAGAAATTTCTTCCTTTACTTCTTCAATAACCGGTTTTTCGACTGTTTCAGCAACAGCTTCTACCGGTTCGTAAACTTTCTTTTTACGAGCGCGTTTGGTAGCTTCTTCCGCTTCTTTACGCGCTCTCTCTTCTTCTTGCTTTCTTTCGAGTTCAGCCTCTTCAGCAAGAGCTTTTGCTTCCTCTGCTTCGCGGCGCTTCTTCTCTTCAAAAAGCTTATAAATTCTCTTTAAATCACAACTTCTACAAGCCATAATTTTTTATTTTTTCTCCTTTTGAAATTTAATTTATGACGGAACATATACCCCAATGCTTGTTCCATCTGCTAAGATATTATAACTCGTTGCACCTTCAACTGAATCAAAACTTAAAACACTTCCACTAATGCTTAAATTAGTAGGAGCAGCAAGTTTTGGTTGTTCTACAGAATATAAATAATTCTTTCTTGAAATCTTAAATAACGGTTGAGTTTCTCCGGCATTGTACGGATATACTTTATTTGGAAAATACGACCAAAAATCTGTTGTGGTTTCGGGTTCGTTGCCCGCGCCGAACATTTGAGTAAGATCGAATAGTTGTAAACCGTTCATTCTAAATTCATAATCACCAGCTGAATACGAAATATAACTTTTGATATAGCAGGTATCACCCGTCGCGGTGAAAAATTTCGACAAATTATCTGATGTCAGTATCGCATACGAAGCCATATCTGGATGGGATTCTTTTCCCACGAACAGATTGCTATGGTTTGGAGATATCCACTCTAACGATTTCGCGCAGATCATATACTTATGTCCAGACACCGTAGAACACTGAAAATTAAACTGCGATATCGTTATAGCGCTCGTAGTGGTCAGAGTGTTCATATCGCCGTCTACGGAGTATGTGATTGCAGTACTGTTACGACTCGGTGTTGCATTTTTATCAAACAGCTGATTCCATTCAATGTTTTTCCCCATATAAAGCTTTCTCTTGTAACTTGTCAGCCAACCTTTTTCAGGATTTTCTCCGCCTTCTGCGTAATACGTAACCGAGAACGGTCCATTCTGTGTTAAAGAGTTCGGAGCTGAAAAAGAGGTAAATCCTTTAAAAGTAGAAAGAGCTTGAAGAGACGGTGTAATTGTTGTTTCAACGGAAGTTGCGAGTTCGTAATAGAGCATTACACCCGACATTGCGGATTTGAAGGCGGCGGCGTCTGTATAGGCGGAATCATACACCCAAACTTGTGCCACGGTATTATGTGAAGCGATCGTTTTATCTGCAGTATGTAGCCAGATATCATCAGCAGAAGTTGTAATATATTTTGAACATACAATATTTCCTTTTACCGAAGTCGCTGAAGCTAACTTCATTCCGCTTACATTTGCGGTAAAACGTTCGTGAGAAGCTGTTGATTCATATGTCCAATTCAACGTCCCCAAGTCCACAGAACCAATCCTCTTAATTGCCTTTTGTGATGAAAAGTTAATTTCGTCATAAACAGAACCAGCGCTTCTCATTCCATCAGGGAAATATTTCGAAGATTGTACACCGACAGTCCTATAGGCATTTTTATCAGTCTTATAAAGAGCTTCTGGAATTCTTTGCCAAAATTCCGCCGTAGTTGTTGGTTCGTTTCCTAATCCGAACATTTCTGTTAGGTCGAATAATTGAGGCTTAAATACCAAATTATCGCAAACGTAATTTTGTGCGACATAAAAATATGGATTAGAATACCCATATAATTGTGTATAAATTACTCCAGTTCCGCTTGTATCCGATCCATGCTCCGAATCAGATCCGTCGTATAACAAACATCGCCATGATCCTTGAGCGAAAGGTGTTCCGCTTAACATAACTTTATGTCCAATTGGAATAAAATAAATTCCAAGTTGAAGCGGTCTCCATATAGTGGCAGTCGCCGTTCCGTTTAATGTCATTGTTCCATCGCCGTTGTTGGTAAATGTAACGCCGCTAACAGTGTTTGTAAAATAATTTCTCTTATCACTTAACTGAAATCTTTGAGGAAGACTGCTTTGTAATTGAATATCTCCGAGGTTCTCTTTTTTTTCTCCGGTCGTATAATCATATTGATCTGACGGGAAATAACTTAAAAATTCAGCGACCGTAGAAGGTTCATTACCTAATCCAAAAATAGCAGACAAATTAAACAGCTGCGGTGTCATAACTTCGTTATTGGCAGTTTTCCCGCTTGGAACTCTTAAAATAAAGTAACACGTTCCAGTTTTATCCGTATCTCTTGAAACAATTTTGCCTGGCGCATATATTTCATCATAAGAAAAGACAGGATCGTCAGTTCCTCCAAAAACCCAATAAGACGTACTATTTTGAGAACCGGGATGGCATAAAAATAAATATTTTGTATTTCCTTTTATGTTAAGAATAGTTCTGCCCGAATCAGCAGAAGCGAAAAGACGATACTCCGCCTGTGCAGTTGCGGTTCCATTTATAGTGATTGAACCATTATTATATGTAAAATCAATCCCATTTCTGTCGACAACGTTATTTCCGGCAAACATAGCTTTATTCAACATTAAACCGCGTTTTAACATCTCTGACTTTTTATCATAACCAGAAATACTTTTTAAAACTCCGGGTTCGTAAGAATAATAATCATTCGGGAACATCGTGCGGAATTCAGCAGCGGTCGCGGGTTCGTTGCCTGTACCGAACATGAGGGTGAGATTGCATACAAAAAGTCGTTCAATAGTGAATGTAACGCTTCCAAGATCGTCCGAATCATTTACAAAGAATTGCAACACACTATATTCGTCTTCATCTCCACCAATCGACATAATTCCCTCAACTACCGTTCGACTGTTCGCAGACAACGATTTTGCGAGTCTTACATATCCTCTCGAAAATTCAATTACTCCCGTTCCCGCAGATTCTGCGGTCATAATAGCAGAAACAAAATATTTCCCATTTTTTTGTGTCTCAAAGGTTGTTTTTAATCTATGAGAAGTACCAGTCGTGGAATTTGGAATATATTTCAGCACATTATTACTTACGGATATACTTCCTTGTACGCCTGTCCATCCAGTTGAATCATTGAATATTCCATTTTGAAGTAACTGATTCCAGACAATCGTCTTACCTTTAATTGTATAATCTTTTGTTGGTACACCAACACTATTTGTAACAGAAACAACATCTTCGGACAAAGTGGTTGGTGTACCAAGAATTGTATAAATTTTATGTTTATAAGAAATTGCCATCTTTTAATCTCCTTTTAATCACCATAAATACTCATAGTTAAATGTTACTTCCGGATCAGCAATACTAACATAAGTAGGAGCCACTCCAGCCTTAATAACGACGCCACTTGCCATTGTCGATGTAATAGAACCAATATAAGGGAACTCATACGCGGGGTCGTCCTGCATACAAACAACAGTTGCAAACTGGAAACCATCATCTGTAAACCCAGGAACGACCGTATATCGACCATTCATTCCGGGGAAATGATCGGTATCTGCAGTCGTAATCGTAACTTTTGTAAATTGTACTTTTGCTTTATCTACATCGGTTGTCGGAACTGTCGTCTTCCAAGTTGGAGCAGCCGGAATCGTTGGGATCAACGGTTCAACCAGTTCCTTAATTTCATCAGCATCTAAAACATCTGTTGCGTTTAATACCCAAGCACCCGTAGAAATGGTTATCGTGATACTCTCGAGATTGTGAAGATTGTTCTCGTAGCCAGCATAAGTATAAGTCAAATACCCTTCTTGATGCCCCTTTCCCTCAAGACTATATTTCTTATGATTAAACATAATATAATTATTTTCGTTCGCTTGAAGCTTTGCCAACTGCGTCTCTGTCAGATTACCATTAGTTGCCTCTGCCGTTCCTTCGATCGCAACTGCTTCACCAGCATTGCTCGCAGGTCCAGTAGGACCAACAGGACCGGTCGCGCCAGTAGGTCCAGTAGGTCCAACAGCGCCGTCCTTACCATTAGCTCCCTTTTCAACCCAAGCAGTCCAAGCGGTAGCTGTCCAAGTTCTCATATAACATTTATTAAGATTATTATTAGAACCGTAGAGTTCTTGTGCATAATATCCATTTGCGGTGCGTAACAACCACATTCCAAATGCGTCGACTCCCGTTGGTTTGTTCGTTACCGTATTACTTCCACCAGCATAATACCATCCACATTGTGTTTCGGTTTTGTAATCATCCAAATCTTGATTTGTAAGAGATGTTCCGTTTGCCGCGCCTTTTCCATCTGCGCCCTTTGCGCCAGTAGGACCAATGGCCCCTGTTGAACCTTGCGGACCAGTAGGACCTATAGGTCCAGTTTGTTTACTAACTTCCGCAATTGCGCTTTCCATAAAGCTTTTAATCACAACATCTCCATCATTTACAGGAGCTCCAGCTTGAAATCTACCGTTTGCGTCACGAGATACGATGGAAGAAGCGGTTGCAGACGGAGTTACCGGAAGTCCGGTCCAAGATTTGCTCGATTTTGCATAAACAGGAATTGCGTTTTCTGCCGTTGGAGCAGTTGCCATATATACCGAGTGTTCGGTATCGAGTTTGAATTGAGCCTTCGTATTATCGGTGGTCGCATCCATAATGAGACCATTTCCAGCAATAATCGGAATTTCAATTTCGTTTGGTACATCTTCTGTTGTGTCATCGGTATATGTAATTCTCGCTTGCGTTCTCGTATTTACGCCGTCAGTAGTGTCATAAGTAACGGCGGGAGTTCCATATGTCATATCAAGACTTTTAATCTTTTTAGACAAAGAACCAATAGCAGTGCCCGAGTCCACAAAACTCATAGACACGGCATCCCATCTAACAAGATGGGCATCGGTAAAATCTGCTGAATCTGCGCGAATCGCAAGAGGTTTTCCTTCGCCAGACTTAAAGACAAACTTATTATCAGCATCAAGAGTACCTTCGCCGAACTTAATAGTATCATCAGCAGGATCATACATAATACCATACGTAGCATCCGCATTCTTATTAATTGCGAGACCAGAAAGGAGCACCTTCAAATCTACTTTATTAGCATTTGTCGCAATTACGTTATCTTCAACAAGTAATTGCTTTTCCTTTTCGGTGGTTGTTGTGCCAGTAACGGTCAAATCGCCCTGAATCGTTACATCTCCACTAATTGGGCCACCAGTTTTATCATACTTTTTATCAAGATCATCTTTCGTGACACTTCCAGCAGAACTACCAAGAGCTTTTGCCGCAAGAGCGCGGGCAATATTATCTACGGCCATAGTTACACCCCCGTTGTCATACGACAGAACACGGTTACAGAACCGCCGCCAATTGCCGTCAGATTAAACTTGAATCGACCCATCCCGTCAACAGGGAAAGCATAGATTCCATTTTCTGTCATTTCGCTCGTAATATTGAAATCAGAAGTAAAACCGGTCATAACGTGGTATTCGTCAGACTTCAAGTCAGAACAACCAAGAAGTTGCAGGGAGATGCCATCGCCAGTTCCTTCAACCTGAACCGTTAGGGTCTCTGCCTGAACATTGGTTGTAGGCGCACTCTCCATCGGAGCGGTTGCGTCCTTAATCGCATAAAAATTGTTCAAAATATCCATTTTACAAATCCAAATCCTTTCTTAACGTTTTTACAAGATTTTTGGCAAATTTTGCCAAAATTTCTTTGTATATATTGTACAAAATATAGTGCATTTATTAGCTAAATTTTATTCAATATATACTAAAAAATCAGTCATTTTTGTTGATGAAATTTTTCTTTTATTCACTTTTTTCAAATGTTAAAAAGAGATGGGACTTTATGGGTCCCATCTCAAGAAAACATTTTATAGTTTTAAAATTTTAATTAAGCAATAGCGACAGAATCCTCGATAGAAGGAATTTCTGTAAGAGTCACTTTATAAGTCTGCCCAGTTGCAAACTTCCCAGAAGTAAGAGCCGGTGCAAAAGTCAGATCAGAATTCGGAATAAGACCAGTGGAGCCATTGTTATACAGACCATACACGACAGGAATAGCTTCCGCAACTGCAGATTCAGGATCAATAGCAATCATACGAATGCCCTTAGAAGCATAGGTAGCCCCTTCAAGAACCTGAACAATTTCTGCATAAATACCGTCATCTTCGCATCCACCAGCATCAACTGCCAGAGCGGTACCATTCAGGGCAATAGTGGCGGCAGAGGGCATAGCCATGCTCAGATCAAACTGACCATCGAGCTGGAATCTCGGGACTTTGATCGTAATCTCACCAGCGGGCTTACCAGTCTCGGGGGCATTTGCGTCGCCCTCAAACAGCTTTGCGGTAAGAACAAGAACCATTTCCGCAGGAATGAAGTTGGCAGAAATCTTGATCAGGTCGGCCAGGTTATCCATTGCAAAGTAAGAGATGCAATAAGTAACACCATCGACAAACTTCGTAGCATCAGTTTCGCCAACAGTCAGATTGCCACCCTCATACTTATTGTCATCTCCATCGATTACGATAGAAATATCCTCCTGAGTAGGATTACAACCAGAAGCACGGAACCAAACAACCTTCTTATCAAGACCGCAAGCAGTGCCGATTGCGACAGGCTCTTTAGTCAGAGCAATGGTCTTTGTATTGCCAGTTACGGCAGTATAAGAATCCTTCGAATAAATTGCAGACGCACCAGTCTGAATCTGGGAACCAGTCTGAAGAGCGATATAGTTCATATCGAACATAGCGTCGGTCAGAGAAACAGTCATACCAGCAGAGTGGTTGAAACGACCGTACAATTTAGCGCCCTGACCAGCACGAACCTCTTCCATCGAAGAGGTAAAGCCAAGAGTAGACTCCGTAAGAGTACGAGCAGAAAGAACGTGCGCAAACTCGCCATTGCGAGTGGCATACGCCTCAGCGTTACCAACGGAAGCCAAGAAAAACTTTCTTGCCATAGTTAATAATCTCCTTTAAATATTGAATTTGTTTTATATACAAAAACAACTCCATTAACGGAGTCAATTTTTCATAATAATTACAAACTGTTGATTTTTTGCGTAAGCGCATCGGCGTCAACAGAAGCGCCATACATCCCCTTATCTCTTTTATAAATCCAGTTATCAATCGTTTGGCCTTTCTTCAAAGAAACCATACCAGACATAAGTCCGGTTTTGGTAATCTTATATTCAATAAGGTCATTTACGACTCCAAGAAGAGAAATGAACTGTCGAATCGACATTTCATAAACATCTTTTATTTTATACGAAGTTGCCGCACAAATACAAAGAATTTTTCTTTCAACGGTCGCGTGTCCACTATCGCGAGACATAATCTCGTTTTTGGCAGCTTGGTCATCACGAATTGCTTTATCCACCCACGAATCATCCTTGAAATCAGGAAGGTTCTGGTAAAGAATAAATTTTCGAAGTTTATTAAAATTATTCGAATCAATTTCGTGACCATCAATTAAAAGAACTGTTTTATTGCTTTTTTCATCTTTTTTTTGCTGCAAAGCAGGAACAAATTCGCCGCCACACTCACAATTAAAAAAATTCTTACGAAATTCATCCGTTCCTTCTTGATATTGTTTCACTCGTTCTTCGCTGAAAAAATCATCAATATGTTTTCCACATTTATGACAGGTTGCACCGGGAAAAACGTGCAAACACAATTCTAATATTTTATAAAAACGCATAGACCAGAGCCAGCCCTCTTTTTCATCATTCAACTTTGTCAAAAGATAATCAAGGTGAGTATACTTTATGCCCATCGGGTCGTCGTTTTTATTTAACAAAAGGGTAGAATTAGAAACCATAAATTCATTATAATTACGAACATTAACTGGATAAAGATTTAACCCGCAAAAGGGAACGGGCTCGTCATAAGTAAAGTACCTATCTCTTAAAAACTCCACTTCTTCGAGAATTTTCTTCTCGGTTTCTGGCATTTGTGCCATATTTAGTTACCGCACTCTGGAGTATCAGAAACTCCACTAATCAGCATAGACATTACCGTAGAAAATCCAAAAAATTTCTTGCCATTCCACAAAGACATCTTTGCATTATCAGAAGAACTTAGAGTGTTGTTGAACTGAAGAGTTCCAACTCCACATTTAAACGATCCATTAAGGGCTGCCAATACACATTTAAGCATAACCGAGGCACGATTTTTAAGAATTATTTCTGGTTGCCCATCCTTCCCCATCTCAGATGGGTTCGTATCAGGATTATACATAGCTGCGTCGCCTTGAATATTGGAAATTTTATTATGAACGATTGTTTCTAATCCAATATTCACAACAGAAGTTAGATGAGATTGAGGTACTAACGAATGTATATAAATATGCAAATGCGACGATTGCTCCTCGAAGGAGTCATCGATAAATGGAGAAAGAAAAATCCTCTCTCCTGCCGCATCGCCATTATTAGAATAGAGCAGTTTCATCCGCTCCTCATAAGTCAACGACGGACGCATAAGCGCATCCATCGTATCCCATTTCAAAATTTTAAATAAATAGTCCGCATATTTGTTATCGCTTTTAGCCAAAAACTGGACAATACGATATTCGATATTGTCTAAATTGACAAAACGGTTATATTTATTACCGTCCACAGAAAATTGATTAAACACCTTTTAAATCCCCCATTTCATCAGAATGGTCTTAACGAAACCTTAAACTCTAACATCATTTCAGGTTGCCCTTCAGCAATCGCAATACAACCAACAACAACTTTAAGTTGATTGTCAATCATCTTACGTTTCAGAGTAAACGTTCCATCTTCGTTATCTGTCAACTCGCAATAGTCATCAATAGATACCATATCAGAACCATATCCTTCAAGAGAAATCAAGCAGGATATTTCGGCTTCCGTAGGTAATCCATTTTTATATACGAGAGGCTCAAATACGAGGCCATCCGAAGGAATGGTATCGGGAATCGCACCGGGTTCAACAATGGTGAACGTATATTCTCCATCGTCTCCGGTTTCAGGATTCGGTTCATCTTCGTGGCCGTTATATGCAATTCGCGTCTCGAAATTATCGAGTTTGCCGGTTTGATCGTAAGCAAGATAAATGCGGATAATTCCAACATCTTCCGGATCAAACGTAGTACGCGAATCGGCTTTCATAATATTATTTATCTTATATACGCGATCAGTTCCGATAATAAATCTTTCGTTAATATAATATTGTTTGGTATATTTGTTATACTGCGCAATCAACATCATCGAACCATCGGGGTCAATAGCGACCTCCGAATAATCGAACATCGGGCTTGACAGCTTCGACGGCTGAATGACGGGCTCATAATGATACGAAGTCTGTCCATTTTCGTCAACATAAATTGAACCAATGCTACCATTGCACCGACAAACAACTTGCGAAGAAGTCGGCTCCATAGTGGTTTGGTTCAAGCCAATCCAGATATTCTTCTTACAATCGGGTTCGGTTGGATCAAATTCATAAGAAAATCGATAACGATAACCAACCTTATTTTGTCTCCGACAGTCTTTAAAGACGAGACGATACCAGTCATCGCTAACCGCTTCACCTTTATCGTTTTTGACCGTCTGAATAACAACTTCCATTGGCTCATAAAGTTCCGTTCCAGCTTCTTTTTCCTCCTCAATCCATTTGCGATTGGGACGAAAAGGCCAATCCGCGTCCACTTTCATTTGAAGAGAATCTAAATAATAATTCTCTTTAACAAAATTAGGCGGTGTTTGGGAGAAAAGATATGATGTGTCTTTAATTCGAGAACTATCAACTAACATCATCTCACCTCACTTCAAAGAACGAAGCATCGACTTAATGATTTTATCGGATTCGAAAATTTGTTTTTTTACATCTCTATATTCAATTGTTTCCACATTATCGTAAATTCCCTTAATCTTAACAATTATTGGAATTAGTTTCCCGTCAAACATCTCATTCGCAGCATTTATTTCAAATAACTGTCCATAAATAAAATGTCTTGGAGAAAATCCAGTTTCCTCTTCCTCTTCAAAAAGATGAAGAATTTTATGAATTTTACCAATTAGAGAAGAAAGATACTCTTTTTTTGCCGAATCAGAAATAACTATTTTTAACTCATCCATAATAGTTACCTCCGTGATATTTACGAGACACAACATCCCACGCGAACTTGGTTGTTAAAGTATCGAGCTGAAATTTCAATTGATTTGTCCATTCAACTTTTGCTCTAACACTATTTGCAGGGCTATAGATATTGAAATCTGTGCTAGTCAACAAATTTTTTATATCGAGTAAAAAATTCTTCTCATCGGTTGCCCAAGCATAAACAAGGGAATACGCAAGAATATCGCGTGTTTTATATTCAATTACCGCAGCAGAAGTTGTTGGGCTTGATGCTGCTTTAAAATCAGTATTAAACTGACCAGCAGAATACCATTCGACTCCACATTTTGAACCAACAGGTACTTCACGAGAAAATGTCACGACGCCGTTTTCATATTTTGCAATTGGATCGTATTGCGTTCCAATTCTAAAAGAAAAATCCGCACCTTCTTCTGGCGCAAATCCTTCACTTACATTATAAACAGCAGTTCCGTTTCCTTCAAAAACATCCGTTTGTCCAATCGGTAATTTTTGATCAACCAACAAATACGCAACTTTCGTCGGATTTGCAAATTGATTTACGCCATTTTCCAAATACGGATACATCAGTTTTTGCCAACGAACCGTATCCTCAACATAGGCACGTTGAATAATTGGGTCGTCAAACAAGTTGATCGCTTTTTCATATATGGATTTAAAACTTAGAGCCATAGACGACCCTCCTTATTTTATTTTATGATTGTTTGTTAGCATCACGCTGACGATCAAGAAGAATGTCAGCCATAGCACCGTTACTCAATCTATTGAGCACTTCAATTTTGTGGATGTCATTAAACGCTGGGTCTTTTTCAATAATCTTTCTCTTGAAATATTCAAGAATAAAACCACGAAGAGAATCACAGAGTTTATTATAAATCTTCTCGAGTTCATATACGTCCATAGTTCCAAGTCTCTTTACGAAATCAGAACCCATAAACGCATAATCCTTCGTCGTTTTTACATCGAACTGATCTGCATACTTTTCTGAACCCTCCCCGATTGCGAGCAACCCCTCGTCGAAAAGTTTACGGTAACGACCAATAAGTTCTTCTGCTACTGCATACGGAAGAGATCTGACCTGACCAAAATGGTAAAAGTCAATATATCCGTTGGAATAGGTAAGATGCGTCGAAAGTCCCTCCGGATATTCATACAGATGAACAATCTTAATCTTATCTTCGCCAATTTCGGGAGTTTGAACAGCGGTTTGAGCCGCACTCATACCAGCCGCCATCATCTTCGTAAGCATTTCAATCTGCGCCTTTAGTGCGGCAATTTCAGCCGACTGATCGGTCGCAGGAGCAGAAGTTATTTCTTTTTTTACTGCCTTTTCTGCAGTTTCTTCGACAGAATCCATTGCGGTTTCTGCATTTTCAATAGATTTTTTAACATATGCCATAGCTTTTATATCTCCTTTTAATCTCATAAATCTAAAAAATAAAAAGACCGTTTTCGCGGTCTTTTATTGTTTTATTTAGTTAATTCTGGATTTTTCCACAAGAATTTTTTAGAGCCAGCTCCCCAAATAATTGCGTCTGCAACTTCTTTATATTCTTTATGGCGAGACGGACTACGAGGAATTACTTTCCCGTCAATAACCCATCTCAAATCGGGACCAGAATACCCGATAAATTCCATCCCGAGATCAAGATATCCTTTTCCGTCGAATTTATTAAAATCCGCGTATGAAAACACTTGATTTGGATGATTTTCCCTGACAAAACATTTGAATAATTTAGACACGCCTCCAACAACAACATTATTAGAACCCGGGCAGCCACGAATAATTTCCCATTCATATTTTTTATGTCTGGAAAAACTCATAAGCTGAACAAGTTTTCCCTCGTAAAAAAGCCCATATGTTATTTGTGCGTTTCTATGTCCCTGAAGGTGATTTGCGTCATTAAAAGGTTTTGCTTCTTTATTAGTAATCTCTCGAACTTCACAATTTCTTGCATAAATTCGATTCTCAACTTTTCCAAAAGCAATTCTCAATAACGATTCTAATATCGGACGAGTACGAGGATCTTCCCATTCATTTTCATAAATGTGAATTAAACGAATTCCTTTAGATTCTGCGAGTTTAGATTTGTCAAAATGATAATTCTTCTCTTTTTGAAGATTGGAGTGCCAATATGTCCCGTTAAACTCAATCCCAATTTTATAATCGGGGCAGTAACAATCGATTTCATAAGGTTTTAACATACTCTTATCTTTATAACAATAAACACCAAGACTTCGAACAAAAGACATAATTTCAAACTCTTGATAACTTTCTTTTGGATTAATTAAATCCCAAGAATCGTATTTATGAAGATACTCCCCAACTTTCGGCATACTTCCACGACCAAGAGCAAGAGTCAGCTCGCGAACAGTATGAATATTGTTAATAATCATAAATTCTCGTAACGTTTCTCTCGAAGACATAATTCGAATACTTTCTTCAGACAAATGAACTTGCCCTCCGCTTTCTCGATTATATCTTTTCTTCATCGTTTCTTTTGCCTTTTCTCGAACTTCCGGATTCGCTATAGAATATTCGCACCCATATTTTTCAAGACAAGTTGCCTTTATCTTTTCTTTTACAAGATCAGATTTGGCAGGAGAAATACTTCCATATCTCTCAAGATTGGTATTATTCTTTTTTTCGACAATTTCTGGAAGAATGGCAGTTGTTTTAACTCCATATCTTTCCATATTGGTTTTCTCAATTGTTTTCGTGATAAGATCTTGAGACTTGCCAATTCCATATTCGTACAAACGCGACTGAATCGCACTTCTACTACAATTATAAATATCAGCAATCTCATTAATTGTTAAATTGTCTTCAACATAATATTTCCGAAGATCGCCTTCGTCGATATTAATAGTTTTTTCATTTTTTCTAAACTCATCCAGTCGAAGAACAGAATTAACTCCATATTTTTCAATATTGGTTGCTTTCAATCTGTCTTTGACTTCTTGATTTCTCATCGGATTTTCAAATCCGTACTTTTCAAGATTGGTCTTTTTTGCCCTGTTTTTAACTTCTTCGTTTTGAGACGGGCTTACACATCCATATTTTTCAATGTTTGTTTCAGCTCTTTTTTTAACAATAGAAGAAACGTCCTTTTTGATTGAATATTCTTTTAGACTTCTTATAATTGGTTTTTTACCCGTTCCAAGAAGTTCTGCTATTTCTTCAATATTTTTATTTTGAACGATATATTGCTCAAATAACCAATCTCTATCGATCTCGACTCGTTTCATATAGCACCTCCGCAAAGCGCATCATATTATATAAAAGCGGTAATCCAATTGTTGCGGCAATTGAAAAGGTAGCTACTCCCTGTCCCGCTTTCTATCTATATTATATCACATTAATGACGTTTTGTCAAGTAGTTTTAGAAATTTTTATAAAAAATTACGCCAGCTTCAGAGCAGCGATCTTAGAACCGACAACCGCAGCAACACCAACGCGCTCCTGAATGCGAACACGATAGGTCTTATCGGGAGTTCTAGAAGCTTCACGCTCAACAAGAATATTGTCACCCTCGTACACCAGCTTAACGGGCTTATCGCCGTAAACAGGCAGGAAGTAGATCATATCATTCGGCAGAGCGAATTCAGCAGTGGTGTTCACAGTATTGAACTTCAGAGCCTGATCGAGGACGATCAGACGAGTGCCGAGGTACTTATCCAGAAAGCCCTGCTCAGCAATCTTCTCACCCAGACCATACTGTAATCCAGCCTGCGTAGGAATAGCATTACCCAGAGCGGCCAGAGAACCAATAGCAAATACTTCAGAATTGCCATTCGCAGCAGAAACTCTCTGCGCGAGGTTAGTCCAGTTCTGATTGCTGAAACCAGTAGCGGAGTACGCAGTACCCAGCTTCGTGATACCAGAGGTCAGAGCGCCGACAACCTTCAGGAAAATGTAGTGCTCGAAGGAACGAGCAACACGCAGACCCCAGTCACCGAAATCCATCACGCCAGCAGCCATCTGATACCAGTCAACCTCAGCAGCGATTTCGATAGGACGCGGGTTAACGGTCACTTCATCATCGTGAATGGGCTGCAGAACACCACGGTTCACGCCCTCAGCAATCTCATTGACCTTGTACAGCTCGTTAGAACGGATGATAAATCTTGCGGTATCACCATAACCAATCTGACGAACATCAGCAAGGAAACGAACCATATCGAAGTTCGAAACCATCGGCAGGATAGGATTGATAATCTGCGCAATAACGGCATCAAAATTATCAAGAAAATCCTTATTCTTCGTTACGTGAGGATCTCTCAGAGCCTCAAGACCCTTATCCTCGAAAATCTTCTGGACACGAGTGTCCTCAACACAATACTGCGCAACCTTGTAGTTCAGGTTATACAGTCTGCTCTCCTTGTCCTCAATGGACTTATTATTCAGATATGCATCTGCAAACAGCATCGACTCCTCGACAATAGCGTTGAAGTTCTCGGTGCCACGAGTGTAAGAAAACATTGTCATATTATTTTACCTCCTGTTTAAATTAGAGCACTTCAACGAGGTATTCCTGCTCGTAAGCGGGAGCACCCGGAACGAGAGTACCAATCGTCATAGGCTTAGACGCACGAATAGCGAAATTGATCTGGCCAGCGGTCTCAGTCTCAGCCGCAGTCAGAGTAACCTTATTAGCAGTCAGATTAGCAAACTTACCAACGGTAGGGGCAGCTTCAAAACAACCGGCACCCAGCCAGAACATATCGCCAACCTTCAGCTTGCGAACACGAGCAGGATAACCAGCCTCCATCTTCAGATCGACCAGCTTGTTGCCGATACGATAGGTGTTACCAGCAATAACGCCCTCGGACACTTCGGCGAGATCAATAACCCACACCTTGTCCACAGTCAGATTAGCCGCAGTAGGCGCAAATGCCTTCTTGCAGTTATAGTCCTTCATACCCTCATAGGTAGCATCGTCGCACAGGCTGCCAAGAGTCACGAACGCACCATCATCGCACTGAGCATAAGTGGCATTATCATCAGTGCCAGTGCAGAATTTAGCAGACTTAACGTAAGCCTGGACGTCTTCACAGACCATCTCGGCGACATCAAAAATCTTTGTTGCCATATTAATTTTCTCCTTTTATAAATAAGATATTATTATTTAAGTGCTTTCGCACAAAATAAACATAAAAATAAAAGCCCGGATATTTCTATCCGGACATTCCAATTATCTGTTAAGAACCCAAACCTTATTGCCGCAATCATATATACGCCAATAACCTTGCGCTCTCATATTCTTTACTTCATCTTTCATTTGACAACGATATCTTGGTTTTATATCATTACTACTATTACACCAAACATAATTTGGATCAGAATATCTAAGAAGAGAAAATCCAAGAGTTTCATATAAATTTCCACGAGTTTTAGCGTTGTCACTATAAGAAATAATATTTCCATCATAATTATCTAAAAAACATTTAAATAATTTAGATGCGCCGCCAACTACCGTGGTATCTACTTTTGAACAAAATCTCAAAAGTTCCCATTTATAATTTTTGTTAAATCTTGGCTTTCCAAAAGTCATTAAAGAAACAAGTTCTTCGTTATAATATAAACCCAATCTAACAGAAGAATTGTCGTTCTTTTGTCTGTGATTCTCAAACAAAAATTTCGACTTTTCTCTTGGATTTACTTCTTTGATTACACATTCACGAGCGTAAATCTTTCTATTGTTTTTCATAAAAAGATTTCGCAACTGAGAAATAATGACTTCTTTTTTATTTTCATCTAAAAGTTCATATTCAAATATATGAAAAAGAAAAATTCCTTTTTCTTCAGCAATCTTACTTTTTCTTACGTGATAAAATTCATCTTTTCCGTCACAATGCGGAGCGTTATCTCCTAAAAAAGAATGATACAAATTTCCATTTATTTCTATTCCAATTTTATAATCAGGACAATATAAATCAATCTCATACGGGGCAATTTCTTTTTTTGTTTTAAAACACCGAACACCCCAAGATTTTAAAAGCTCTGCAAACTCCGCTTCATAACAAGAGGTAAATTCATCCATTAAATCGTTAATTCCGGTTCTATTTATAATACGATAAATAGTACACATCCCATTAAACCCCAATGCATATTTTAATTCCATTGGTGATTTAATATTTTTTGAAACAACAAATTCTCTCATTTTCTCTGGAGACTTTATAAGTTCTAAAACCCAGTCTTCGACATTGACATAATTATAATTTTCACAACCATAATTATTTTTTAATGTCGCAATTGCCTTTTCTTTTACAACCGGATTATTTATAGCATAATCAACACCGTATTTTTTTCGATTAGTTTCAACGATTTTCTTTTGAACCTCCTTATTACCAAATGGATTTTCACAACCATACTTTTCAATATTGGTTTTCTCTCTTGAAGATATAATATCAGATTTGTTTTTTACAAAACCATACTTGTTACATAATCTTCTAACTTGAGATGGAGAAATCCCAATCTTTTTAGAAGCTTCATCATAAGATAAATTTTCTTCGATATAATATTTATAAATTATACTTTTATCAAAAGTCTTCCAATCAATTCTGCTCATAATAATTACCTTCCGTCAATAGTAATTTATACGATAGTGGTAATCTTACTGTTTAACGGAACAAATAAGAAACACTGGCCGGTGCTGTCCCACTCTCGCATTTATATTATAACACAAAAACATCATTTTGTCAAGTGATTTTTAAAAATTTTTATTTTCTTTTAACCCCAACAGCAAGTTTTTCTGCGGGGGTCTTCCCTCTCATATCCTCCGACTTCGGCATACCAAATGTCGGCTTTGAAATCGGGGAACTAAATCTCGCCCCAAAAACAGGACGTTCTTTCATCTTGAATGCTGCAACTGCAACGTCTTTCATAACTTCCTCATTGGAAGCATATTCCCCGCACTCGCACTTCTCAAGAATCTTATCGTAATCGGCTTTATCAATCTTCTCATTTTCCATAATAGATTCTGCATAAGCCTTCAAATCGCTATTGAATCTTGCGCGAGCTTCACTTTCGAGCTTTTCAGAATATGCCTTAAACTTTTCAGCATCTTCCTTTGCCATCTTGCACTCTTCTTCCATACGAGCAATTGCGCCGCAATACTCTTCACACTTGGCTTCGAGTTCTGCGCAGTGCTTCGAAAGTTTGCAAAGTTCGTCGCACTCTTCCTCAACTGGCTCATCGCAAGAATGCTCCTCTACGGAGGGAACTTCTTCCATCTGCTTCGGTTCTTCGCACTCTTCGTGTTCTTCACAGGGACATCCGTCATCCTTGTCGTCATCATTATCATCCGGATCTTCGTCGTCATCATCATCATCATCATCATCGTGGTTGTCATCCATTTTGCACTCTTCAACAGGTTTTTCTTCTGTCATTTCGAGTCCGTCGGTTTCAGGACACTTGCAATCATCTTCCATCTTGCACTCTTCAACAGGCTCAGACTTCGGTTCTTCGCACTCATAATCTTCACAAAAATCACAGTGCTCGGCCGCCTCTTTTTCCTCGTCACCATCATCAAGTTCGAGATGTTTGTAGATTTTTTCCAGCTTCTCAAGAATCGCATTTTCGCCATTCTTTTCAGCATAAGCTTTCGCAGATGCAAGACCGCCACGATTATAAACAGCCTTTTCACCCTCGAGACACATAACAGGATATTTCAGAGCGCCTTCAATTCCGTCTTCCCAACCTTCGCGAAGATCGAGGAAAATGTCATCAGCAATAGACTTAAAATTCTCCGCCGCAATAACACGCTTACGAAGTTCCGATTTATCAATCTCTCCCCAAGGCTTTTCAGACATTGCCTCTTTCGATTTATCTACTTCAAGAGCGCCCTTCGTTCCGATGTCATCTTCGGCAAAACCTTCAACTTCATCGACAATTACTTCATTCTCCAACTTTTCTTCCTCCTTTCTGACAGGATCAAATCCAAGTTCTGATTCTTCTATTTCAGAATCATTATCCAATTTATTTTCATCCACACCGAACGCTTGCTCGTATGCGAAAGAAAGCAATTTTCTTTGTTCCATCATCGCACTGTCGTCCAAATTTTCAAGAATGGACAAATGCGCCCCAGGAACTCCTTCAAGAACCTCTTTTCCGTTTTTACTTCCAAGAATCGTTGTTCCATTTAACGTCCAATCCAAAAGATCAACAATTCCATCTTCTCTCTCTTCTGATTTATGAACAGTAATTTCAACAGAAACTTTTTTACGACGATCCTTTAGAAGTCTTTTAACTTGCGAATAACAATATCTAACGCACAAAACACAACGGAATTTAATCCAGTGCAATCCATCTTCTTCCACAAGTTCAACAGGATCAGATTCTCTTACCCAACCAAGAATTCGTTCACCACGTTCAGTATTCCAATACTTTTCTCCAAGTTCGATGTCATAATCAGCATACCCCTCGTGCGTGGTAAAATCTTGATTTTTAAAAAATCCAACAATTGGCTTATTTTTAATAGAGCCATTTTCCACGGCTCTCTTCATTGATTCGTAGGTAAAATGTGATTTATTACGATTTGGGTCAATATCCGAAATCGCATAGATCTCCATTTCAACAAATTCTTTGTTGAGAATATCTTTAAATTTAATCTGTTTCGGAGTCAAATCAAACTGCAAAACAGTATCTTTTTCGCCCATTTAATTTTCCTCCTTTATTAATTATTTAAATTTAATTCATCGTTGAGCGCAATTGTTGCTCCGGCAATTCTACTTGCGCTACGAGCAATATTTCTCTTCTGTTCTTCGAAATCGATATCAGTTCTGTCAAATTCTGCGCCAATAAATCCAATAATCAATCCATCATCAGATTTTGCCGCCCTAAACAGCGCAGCTTTTGCTCCGTGTTCTGTTAAAAAGTTATACGACGCTTGATCTTCTGATTCGACATTATTAACATCTAAAATATAATAATCTCCCTCTTCGTCAAGCTTTTTATATCCAAACGTAAACATAGAACGAGGAATATTTTGATACCTTGCCATAATCTGGATATGATCTCCACGAGCAACACTTTCTGCCGTAATAGACATTTTTAAAAGACTTTGCCCAAGAACATTTCTACCGCCATTATGGAAAACAAAATAATATGCACGAATAGCACCAGCAGTAACCAACGAATCCAGATTATGCTGAATCAACTCGTGTAGCTTCCTATCTTCTTTTTGTTCCTTCGGCGTATGAATAGCGCCCTTATTGATTGCTTCAAGAACTTTGTCTACAAGCTTATTGTATCGTTCGTTTTCAGCGGTATCGCGTTCTCTTTCTCTTTTTGCGGCTGCGTCTTCTGCCTCAATTTGAAGTCTCTGTTTCTCTCTTTTTTCTCTCGCTTCAATGCGAGACTTAAAAAACATATAACACAAAAATACAGCAACACCAACTAAAACTGCGAAGAACCCATACGTATTTATCGCATTAACAAAAGCCTCCATAATTATAATTCACTTAATCGACAATCGGGATCATTTTTGTAAAAGTTTTGATCCGCGCGTCGAAGCTCTTATAATTATCGTGATATCTTTTGGCCTCAACAGCCCAGATATCTGCCTGCTTGCGATATGGCATAATATTAAGCAGAACTTCTTCGCCTTTTAGTGCGACTTCTTTATCTTCGTTCAATTCCGCCAACTCAATAAGTTCAACAATTTTTCTGCGATAATCTTCTGTTGCTCTTGCAATTTCTGCAAAAATAGCCTCCAGATTACCGTTATAATCTTCATATTCTGCGTGAAGATCTCCGCGAACCGGTCTTGCATTCAATTGAATCATTAAATCGCTCCATTCGTCCGCAACTTGCGGCCAATAATGAGCATAAGATTCGTGAACAATATGCGCCGTTTCTGGATAAACCGAATAATCAATTTGATAAACGCAATTATCGCAAATCATATTAAGCAAAAAACTATGAGTAATAACCTCATTAAGCTTTGCTCTCGTTTCCTCCGACATTAGCATCGTTAAGTTCCCCCTTCCCTTTTAATTTCCTTTTATTTTTAATTTTAAACTTTTTGCCACAACAAACACAAACACCATATTTTGTATCTGGAACGACCATAGTCATAAAATTATCTAAAATTTGGATGGTGGAATTTTCTTTACCAAAATCGTGAACACAATTTGGATTTTTCTTTACTCTCATAATTACCACCTCATATTGTCTTCGTCGTATTTCTCGCGACAATCATCGCACAAAATACCATCGCACTCCGCACCGCAAACAACACATTTACCAATTACTGGTTCTCGCATTGCATACTCGCGCGTATCTGCGGTGTCTAAGCCGCCATCCTTCGAAGCGGCCGTATTATCATTATCGACCTCAGAATCGTCTTTTGCCGGACGTCCAACTTGCCCTGTAGAAACAGTATCTGCAACAGATTTTTGCTCATTAATATTCTCTTGTCTAACCTGCGTAACGGTCTTAAAATCGTCGTAAATATTAAACGAATCAATATACCTTTGCGCCGCACGTGTGTCTCGAATGGTAAAATCATATGCGGATGCAAGTTTTGGTAAAACAAATGTTGCACCCGATACAAATAATTCTTTATCCCTCTTGATCTCATCGTTAAACGTAAATATACCGCCCCAAATATGAAGCTTCCATTTATATCTCGTTCCAATCAAATCATTAATAATCATATTAAGAACCGATTCGAATTGAAGCGTAACAAAATGCGCTTCTGCTTCTGCAAGTAATTGGGCCGTTTTAACTTGCGAAACAGATGGCTTATCTGTTGTTGTTACAAGCCCTCCAAGCCCGGCACGAGTAATAATGTTCTTTGTAGCATTGGCAGAAATCTCTGAACCGTTTGGTTGAGCAGGAAGTGACAAGAGTTTGAAATTCTTCAATGGCGCAAACAATGCTTCAAGATTAGTCGAAGTAGAGGAATTGAAGTGTTCTTGTATGCCGGCAATCGTTTCAGGATTCAAGACCGATTGGTCTTGTCCGGGATTCGGATTTGGGATTGTTTCCGCTTCTGCAACCAAAAGTGCAGTTAAAGGAGTGCTTTCAATCAATCCCTGAAGAACATCATAGTCTGCCAATTCGTCCAATGCGAGAAGTAGCCCTGAAGTGTCCGGAACGACCCACGGATTAGAAGAATCACTGCAAAACGTATAACACAGTTCCTGCGGCAATTGTACCCAGAAGAAATAAGACCGATCTGCAAGAGAACGATTAATTATTTCAAGATTTCCACGAAGAACCTCTTTTCCTGTAGATCCTTTATATTCATAAGAAAAATTTACAAGTTTACTTACATCAAAACCCGGAGTAATTTGTTTTCCATTTTCTGCAGAAAACCTCCCATATGGTGTCATACCACTACAACAACCGCCGGGAATAAATGCACCAGAACCAACGAGTTCTTCCCAAATATCTCGAATAAATTGGGGATATTGGCAAACTGAAAAAGCAGGGTTTAAAAACAACATCATATTAAACGACGCAATAAATCCGTGTTCTCCAATTTTTACCAATTTAACATACTCGCTCGGAAGTTTTTGCCATGTAGCATAATTGACTTTCTTCTTCTTTCCTTCTCCTGAAATACTATTACGAAGAAGATATGTCGCTTTTCCTTCACGTTTTACTTCCATTGCAGTCTTTTTTAATGTAACTGGCACACTAAAAGTATCAAGCCACTCGTCAACAAGTTTGTCTTCGTTGACAAAATCATCTTTTTTATATTCTTCTTTTTCAAGAAGTTCTGGAACAACATAATATTTGAACATCGGAATATCTTGCGCCATACGCAAAATCTTATAATAAAGATATTGCGTTGAACTCATCGTCCAAGCTTCTGCTCGAAGTCCCTGTTCATTATTTCCAGGATCTTTTAATGCTTTTGTCAATTCTTCACGAGACATTGTCCCCGGAAGAGTGTTCAACATTTTTAATCGATCGTTTTGAAGAAAAGGATTATATTGATTAAAATCCCAACCGCCGCACCAAGTGCCGCCATCAATTGTTCTTTTATAAAGACCACTTAAATCTTTCATAACATCAACCAATGCGACTTGCGAACTCTTCTTGCTCACCATTTCAAGTCTTTCGGGTGCAGAATCAACATTCGAAGGAGTTTCGTTAACAACGGGTTGAACATTTACCTTCGGCGGTCTTCCGCGACGTTTGGGCTGCTGCCCGTTTGCAGTTTTTTCTGCCATTTAACTTCTCCTTTCTAATCTTTTTAATTGTTTTCTTTTTGATTTTCTTTTGCTTCTGCAATTCGAGCTTTTCGCAACTCATCCGCTTTTTGAATATTTTCCTTAATTCTTTCAAGCGTATTTTGTTTTGCGTCCTCAATATATTCTGCAAAAGCATTTTCGTATTGTTCTTTGAAAAAAACCGAAACAATGCTATTTTGTCCTTGACATTGCTCCGGTTTAATTTCTTCACAATAAAATTCAGGCGTTATCTTTTTTGATAACATCTTTGTTAAATCTTTTTTGGTGTAACCATATCGTAAAAACGCAATGGGCATAACACCATCAAAAATTATATTAGATATTTTAGATAATTCATTAATTAAATTATTGATATTAATTGTTGAAATATCTAAATGAATTCTATAACACTCTGGATAAAAGTTGTCTTTTAATTCTTTTTCTTTGCTTTTCACTTTTACTCCAATCACCGTCTTCTGAACGGATTCGATCCGCCAGCAAACGGACTTCTTCTTTTTTGATTGTTTATTTTGTTTAGGGTTTTAGCAGACGCACCGTAAAGTTTGGAGAAATCCATTGTATTGGACTTTCCTCCGAACTCGTCCTCTTTGCGAAGAAGGGAAAGGATAAATGCAGCGGCACTGAGAGTATATACTCTGTCGTCGTGAGCCTTCTTTTCAACAGACGGAGCTAATCCATATCTGATATTTCCCTTATCTGTCGTCATTTTTTTGATAAGTTTTACTTCTTCTTTCATCAAATCAATTTCAACAAGAGCTCTTCTGTCTTCCGATGTGAGTTCCGCTTCTCCGGATTCAAAATATGCCACACTTCCGCGAGGGCACGGTTCGGGGAGCTGAATTAAATCCTGCGCCATCATTTCTGATAAAGCAGAAAACATTGAATTTTTAAATTTCTGTGGAGTATAAAGATGTAGAATTCCTTCTATTGCGTAAGGATAATTAAATCTTTCTTTCGAACTGTTTTCATCATCCATATCAATAACTCCACGATAAGTATTCCCATATTTATCGGTCCAATCTTGTCGTAGGAAATCGGCAATCATAAGACCGCCTCCTCCTGAACCAGGATCGACAAACATAATAATATTTTCCCAATTTGGAGCACCCCCATTATATCTAACCATAATATCTCGAATAAAGTCTACTGCTTCTGGCATCGTATATAATTTTTTATCTCCATTTGGTAATAATTTTATCATATTATAACCATTAACAACCCTTCCCATCCATCCTCTTTGTTTATCTTTCCATACTTCCATAATCAAACAAAATGAGTTATCTATCTGGTGAGCAGGGTCAATTGAAATAATATATTTCTTTCCGGATTTTGGATCTGGATTTGCAGTTAATGGCAAATATTGTTTTTCATTACGATAAATTGTATCGCTTGAAACAATATTATCAACACCGCCAGTAAGATCAAATAAATTATAATACTCTCGGCGAGCTTTATATTCATTCGAACGAAGGGCAGCATCAATTTCTCCTTGTGTAAGAAGCGGCGTGAAAGGCTTGCCTTTCATTGTTGGATGAAGAGGCATTTCACAATTAATATCGCAAACAAAATAATCGCGATACCCCATCATCATACGTTTTGCTCCCTCTTTATAAAGATTCCACAAATGCGTACTTGTATCTTCCGCCGAAGAAAAATAATAACACTGATTTGGAATATTTTTAGGATAAACTAACGGATCGACACCAGCTCGGAAGTTGGAATCGACCGCCGTAAAAGGTTCCGTTAAATCAAAAAACTCTTGATTAAGTTTTCCCGCCTCATCATAAAAGTTACCAGAAGAACGAATTGCAACTAATCCTTTTGGATTACCGTTCAACGCCGTTATGCTTGAACCATTATAGAGATCGACATGCGGGTCGCCAGATGCAGTCACAAATCCAGTTGCGTTTCCGTTAGTCTTTATTGTTTCTCCAAGAAACACGTCGTTTCCTGCAATTGTTTGCAAATTACGCATTGCGATGTCCTTGATTTTATTGAACAACTCATTCGACTGACGCGCTGTTGGAGCCATAATATATGCAGCATATGCAGGATAAAGTATTGTTTTTGCCATAATAATCAGCGAAGCAATAAATGATTTACCGCTTGCACGAGACTGAACATATATAGCTTTTTGAGCAGTCCAGCCGCCCAAAATCATATATCTTTGATAGTCCATTAACGGACATCCTAAAATCTCTTCAATAAACCAAACCGGGTTCTGCCTTCCATATTGAATAATAGAACCCCATTTTTCCATTTGTTCAAATCTTCTGGCATTTATTTCAACATTAGATTTTTTATTATAAATTGAAATCATTCGTAATCACCGTCCTTTGCGCCATTCTTCGGATAATAAGTCCGAGTATGTGCTTTTTTGACAGCCTCCTGAACAATTTCTTCATCTGTAATTCCTTTTTCTTTTAAGTCTTCAACATATTCGTCCAAAAGCTCTTGCTTTACTTCTTTTTCACGAAGTAATCTATTGGCTTCTGATAATTCCTCGACTTTTGACGTTAGATTTCGCACCAATTCTGCCTGATCTTCAATCATCTTTCGATAATCTTCGCCAGTAAGCTGAATTTGATTAAACATTGATTGAGCACTAATATCTGCAACTTGTTGCATTGCGTTAGATGTTTCAATATCAAATCTATTGACCGCCAGTTTATCAAAATGGTTTTCAAATCCATCTCTCACAATACTCGAAAGAGTTCCTGCGCCCTTTGCTTTCGCAGTCTGATATCTTTCGGCAAATCCGTGGTCTTTCGAGAAGTCTGTAACCATTTTAGTTTCTTTTGACTTCTGATCAATCAACTCTTTCAAAACCTTTGCATTTTCAACCATTGACTGCGGCGTTGCCTGAAGTTCCTGAATTGTCTGGCCGATGACATCAATTCGATAAAACGATTTAACAATCTCAATCGCCGCACGTTGACGAACAAGGTCTGTTGCCATTGCATCATCATAAAGAGTAATCAAGTCAGCATAAAGCCGTCCTCTATCTTTTGCGGGTTCTTTATCAAACGGGTCGTAATGAAACTTTTCAATAATTTCCTGTCTATCTTTTCGACCCTGCTCAGACATCTCTTCCATCACTGAAAGATTTCTCTGTTTCCTAATAATATATTCAAACGGCACGTCTCCATCGTCCATAAACGACTTTCGTTCAAGGCGAGGATCGTCTTGAACGGCTCTGATATATAGTTCATACGGAGAAATAAATTCACTTACTTTTTCTCCGTTCTCATATTCTCTGTCTTCCTCCCACACGCGATGTGCGAGAGCATCATCGTAATAAAGACCAATAAAAGCACACAATCTATAGAGCGCCTTATACTGGTTCCCGTATTTCTCTTCCAAGCGCTCGCAAAACTTTACACAACAATACATACAAAATGTTGCTCTTCTGCGACCGTTCTCTCCGACCACATAAATATCTGCGCCTGAAACATATGGAAACTCTTCAATCGCACGAGTTGTTGTGCAACAATCACAAACCGCTTGCTTACGCGGCTTATCGAACATTTCCATCGGTTGATATTTTAATGCTGGCAACTCCGGAGGTTTGTTTCCAACATACTTCCGGTCACTAACCCTTCTTTTATAAATCATATGAGGAACTACCCCCTTTCAATCACCTTTTAATCAAAAACAGACCGCCCGAATATTTCCGAGCGGCCCTTATAAATGTCTTCTCTGGGACTCTTCTTCGAGAGGAGCAAGAAGTCCTATCCTATGAAAGTCCCGGCGATTTGAGCTTCTACGAGAGGCTTGCCGGGTTCTATTTTAATTTAGAATACAAGTATAGCTTTCGATATGCCCATACTTACGATGAAAACCGTAAATCGAACAACTTGCCTTCGATCCAACCATCAGCTTATCTGCATACGGGCAAGAACCAATAAAACTTCCAAGCGTCAATGTTTGAATGTTATGGTGTTCTCCTTCTGCCGTAATAATTTCACGAGCGGAATGAGTATGTCCAAGAAACACATAATCATAAAATTTACGGTCTCTGTTCGCAAGGTCTTTGCTTACAGTCGCCGGATTGTTAATCTGATGTCCGTGCATCGCTTTACAATTAAAATCCCAAATCTTAAATTCAAGACTATCTCGATCGGTATCGCCAATAATTCGAATTCTATCGTTTAATGCAAGAACATCTGTTAAATATGCGAACATGACCTTTCCCATATCTTCCGATGCCAATTCGCTCGCCTTTGTTCCGAGCGGACGAAGCTGATCGTGGTTCGAATAACAGACCATTAAGAACTCGATTCGACAATATGCGCTCAATTTATTCAAGAAGTCTGCAATCAGTCGAACTGCGACAACAAACGAGTCGACAACCGGTCCTTCGTTCAAACGAAGATCACTAACGCGCAGCAAGTTTTGAAGTACGTCCCCGAGTGACAAAATCTTCAGCTTTGAAATATGTTTCTTCTGAACGAAGTTAATCATACAACCAAGAAGAACATCAAAACGTCTCTTTGCTTCCGCGATAGAATACGAATTGTTTACTCCTTCGAAACAAGAACCAATATGAAGATCCGCAAGACCGAGAACGTATTCCATATCCTCTTCGCTATCGCCATCATAATCAATCGGCGCAATATAATCTGGAGGAGGAAGCTGCTTAATCTGATCTGCAATCAGTCGATAAAATCTCTCAAAACGAGAGTCCTGTCTCATTAAACGATAATACGGCATCTTTTCAGTTGCCGTTTGATATCTCTGACGAAGTTCGAAATCTTCCGCCGTAAAACTTACAACGGATTCTTCTGCGATCGGTTCTCCCTCCACACTTCTTGCTCCGGCTTCAACGCCTTTACAATATGTACGATAATTTTTGCGGTATTTCGATTCGCTAAAAGACAAATCCGTCTCTTCATTAATAATGTCGGCAATCTCTTGCCAAGTTAAACGATTTTGCTGACCAAGTTCGCAAGCACGAAGAATATAATCATCAATTGATTCTCCGTCTCGCATTTGATACTTTTCGTCTACCACTTTCATATCTCCTTTTAAATCTTTATTGTCTGCTAATGGCAGACGAATTTTATTTTTTAGAACTGATGGTCCGATTTGAACGGACGCGGAATTTAATCTCTCGCTTACAAGGCGAGTGCAATCGGCCACTATGCGACATCAGCATATTTGCCCTCGGATCCGTAGACTGCTGAGGGACGATCTGGCGCCTTCTGCTGGACTCGAACCAACGACACACGGATTAACAGTCCGCACGTTCTACCGACTGAACTAAAAAGGCGTAGGGTAAGGGGAGACGTCGTAACGCCGCCCCTGCGAACGATTTCTCGTTCTGGTAACTTTTATTATTTATTTTATTCTTTTATCCACTTAATGAAATGAAATGTCCTTTATTCCACTTATAAAAAATAGCAATATTTACGGTGTTTTTGCTTATTTTTTAAAATAGACTATTTAAACGTTCTTTATTCCAAACCCTTTTTCCAAACATCTCGACATTTATTTCTTCTTCTTATTAAATCTTTTTTGTAGCATTCTGAACAAATAAAAATTTTTGTATCTGCATTTGCTAAAAACAATTTCCCACAACTTTTACAGACTAATCTCGTGTCAAACCAACCATCATACTTTACAACATCATATGCATTCCAAATTTCAAAACAAACAATATCGTCTTTTTCTTTATGATCTTCGAATTCATAAACAAACAAAGAATAATCTTCACCCGAAATCTGATCAAATTGTACTGTTTCACTCTTTTTAAATAAACCAATCCTTAATGATTCGCTTAAAACGCTATTTGCACAATTCGGGGTAATTTGGCAAGAATATTTCCCAACATACTTGGCATAATCACTCAAACATAATTCCGAAATTCTCTTTCTTCCAGTAAACTTGAAATAGCACACTATCGCAAGAAGTATTTCTTTTTGCCAGATCGTTTTTAATTGACAAGAATTTATCAAATCAATTTCTCTTTGATAAATTTTACGATTCTTAACTGGCGCAATTGTAACTCCATTCAATTTTTCCCATTTTTGTCCAAAAACGCCTTTCCAACCGTTCGAATCTTCTCCGTGTCTTGATTCAAAAATCTTTTTCCAAATCTCATACGCAGAATTCATATCTTTATGAAGTCGTTCCTTCAAATATTGGAGAACCCAATTATCTTGGGTGTTTTCAGGAGGTCCTTCTATATATTTTCTTGTCGCAAGAATTTCCTGACAAGCCTTTTCTCTATCAACAAGTTCCATTCACAACCTCCCAAAACCTTTCCGCACATTCCAGCCCACTAATTGTCTTAACAATCTCACCAATCTTACCATCATTCTTTTTAGAAATCATCATCCCAATCGAATAATATGTCGTAACCGCATTTTTACTTCCAGTCACCCGCATATCTAATCCGAACGAAACCAAATCGGCAAAATCCTCACATCTCAAATTTTTCAATCCACCCAATTCTGCAAGCTCATCGATCTCGAATCTAATCCATCCAGACTCGTGCCAATGGAGTTTTTCGAAACAAAGCAATGAATAAAATAATCTTTTTATTTTTTCTATTGGAAGTGATTGAAGAAACTTAATTTCCTTATCGTAAAAACTAATTTTAACCTCATCGAGCAAATACTTCTGAATCTTTTCAACCCAATTCCCCTTCATCTTCTCGATAAGTTTCTTTTTAGATTCTTTATGTTTAACGGAAGGCAAAACTGAATCTTCAAAATCTTCCGTTGTTTCAATTCCATTTTTTGAAAAAGAATCATAAACCACTTTAATCTCTTTATTTTTCATAATAACTTTGCCTCCTCTCTATCTATTCATATATAGTATACCACACAAATCTTATTTTGTCAAGTAGTTTTCGAAAATTTCTTTATTTTTTATTTTTCCTACTTCTAATATATACACGCACGCGCGCACGTTATTATTTATATATTATTAATATCTATTACTAATACTTATATATTACTAGTATTTAACTAATAAATATATTTTATTATTTATATATATTTAATTATATACTAATTCTTAATTATCTATTCCCGCCCAACCACCCCTATTATACACCAAAAATCTTATTTTGTCAATACATATTTTAAAATTTTTTTGTAAACATATTATGAACATCATAATCTTTATTCTAATCTATTCTTTTTATCAATCTTCTACTCTTATTTTTCTATTTTTTTATTTCTCTTATCTATATTTCACAATTTTCTTTTAAAATTTTTTCTAAAAATCACAAAAAAATTTTGTAAAACCTCTTGACAAACAAGTGAATTTGTGGTATAATATGAATAGAAAAAGGGAATGCCGGGTTCCCAATAATTTAAATGGAGGAATTTGATGTAATATGTTTATGATTACATACCACAGTTAATTCTTATGGATAATAACCGACAAAAGAAAATTAAACTTTTTATCGATGCAGATGATACAATTTTAGAATCGTCTAAGGCATTTATTGATATTATCAATCATCAAAATAATATCAATCCACCTAAAACATATGATGAACTTCGAGATTGGAAATATAGATCCTTATTCCCATATATGACAGACGAAAAAGTAATTGAAGTATATGATTCTGAAGAATTTTTTAGTATCGTAAAAATTAATTCTGATTTTGAAAAATTTTATCTTGAACACGAAAATGATTTTGAATTTTATATTGTAACGAAAGGCCACAAATCTAACATCGAACATAAACAAAAATATTTTGAAAAGCATTTACCAAAAGCAAAGGTAATCGGATGTCGATTTAACACCAACAAGAATGAGAATTATGACAAATCTCACGTTGATATGGATTATGGAATTCAAATTGACGATCGAACAGATTGCTTAATAGGAACAAATGCTAATATAAAAATTTTATTTAAAAATAATCGAGAATTTTATTGGAATCGAACAGATATGACACCCGAGCCGATTTATAAGATGAATACGTGGAAAGAAATTATCGAAACATTAGAATTTGCTCTTAAAAATCCAGATGTATTTATGACGAGGTGTTAATCGTGAAATCGACTAAAATTATTTTGTTTTCAGGATTCGCAAGACACGGGAAAGATCAAAGTGCGAAATTCTTGAAAGAAGAGTTGGAAAAAACAGGAAAGACAGTTCTTGTATATCACTTTGCCGATGCTCTTAAGTCATTGTGTGAAAATTCATATAATTGGATTAAAGGCGACAAAGGACCAATTGGAAGAACAATTCTACAAAGTGTTGGAACATATTATCGACAAAACAATCCGCAGTGTTGGGTGAATATTGCTCGACAGATTGCGCTTGGATGTTCGGAGGAATATATGTTGATTCCAGATTGTCGTTATAAAAATGAAGCACTTGGATTTTTAGATTTCGATTATAAAAACATTCGTATTGAAAGACCGAATTTTGACAATGGACTTACTCCAGAACAAAAATCACATATTTCAGAAACAGAAATGAGTACATTTTCTGAATATGATGGAGTAATTATTAATAGTGGTTCTCTTGATGATTTAAGAGAAAAGGTAAAACAAGCGTTTCAAGCAGAGGTGGAATAATGCCAATTAGAGAACAGAATTTGTATCAAATCTACAAATTCTCTTCCGCATTTATTTGCGAAAACAATTTAGACATTAAAGATTATACTCCGCGAAGAGCAGCACAAGAAGGTTGTTTGGTTTCTTGCGGAGATAATATTGCGTTTGACCAAGCGAGAAAAATTCGCGGAGATAATCGTAATTATAAAGAAATATTTTCTAATATTCAGTTTCTTCGAAACTCTCTTCACAGAGCGAAAAAAGAAGGACGAAATAAAGAAGCGAAAATTTTCTGGCAAGCAATTTTAAATACGCTATTTGTTAAAGATTTCGTTGTTGTTGAAGTTAAAAAGAAAGAAGAATATAAAAGACTTACAAAATCCGGATTTTATATCAACGGGATTCGATACATACGATTTAGCGCATCGGCCGGCCAGGTAAGGCATAATTGCGTTATGATGGTTAATTCCGAAATTGCAGAAGAATTAACCAATCGATTAATGTGCGATTTTAATAATCGAGTTAAAGAATTCAATCTCGCTAAACTTTCTGCATATTTTGCTCTTTCAACCTCTTCAATTTTATGGGTTTCAACTCCGCGTGTTTGTGTTATTAAAGATTTTTTCACAACGCTTCCGAATCAGAAACTGGATTGGATTACAACAGATGAAAATGGAAAGAAAGCGGTTGAAGAAAGAATTCTTGATATTACAATGAATTCTTGCGACGGACAGGGACTTGTCTCTCCGGAAATGGCACAGAAGTGGTCTCAAGAAATGAACCTTGGTTATGTCGCAAGTTCATATGTTGTTCGTTCAATTTTTGTCAAAGGAAACCTTGTTCCATTTGACTTTCACGCATATGCAAAAGAAAATGGAATCGAATATATTTACGACAAGTGGGGACATCCATATAAAGTCGACGAAATCGATGTTTTGCTTTCAGAATCACAGTTCAAGATGCATAAATATTATTCGAGCTGGGAAGATTACTCACAATACATTGAAATGGCGCAAATTGGTTGGGGTGTTTCGAGATATAATCGAAAGTTTGATGATGAATGGGTGCTTGCGAATTATCAAATAATTCAAGTGCTCAATATCAATAAAGAAGATATTCGCAAACTCGTTCAACCAACAATTGATTGGATTAAGAAAGTATGCACTGGCGATCCGCTTTATGCAATGCTTTATTCGCTTGGTGGATTCTCGGAAGACTATCAAATTGAATATAATGATCTTTACACGCGAGCACAAAATCTTGCGATGAAAGCGGTTATTAAAAACCCTGATTTTCTAAAAGATTCATATGTTCAAAAGAAAATTTATCGGAATATCATTAGAAGTATTAATCAGGCAAAAATCGGCAAGATTTGGGTGAGAGGAAATTATTCATTTATGATTTCTGATCCAATTGCACAATGTCGAAGTGCATTAGGACTCGATTCAAAAGGGGAAGTCCCCGGAGAATATATTTATTCAAACTTCTGGAATAAAAGATACGACCCCGGAAAAGACATCGTGTTATGCCGGTCGCCACTGCTGGACAAACACGAAATTAATCACTGTAAGTTATATAGAAGCAGCGAAGCAGATAGATGGTATAAGTGGATTGAAAGCGGAGTAATTTATTCAATTTATGACTTGAGCACATTAAGGCATTCGGACAGTGACTAGACCAAAAGTTAAGGCCACCATCGCAGTGATGCGTTGTAAAAAACCTTGAATATGCGGGAAACTCCTAAGAGCTTAAACTACTAATTTAAGTCGCTAATTACGGCCCATATATAGTAAAAACGTTTGAGATTGGACAATCCGCAGAGATAGCGTCAAAAGACGAAGCTCTCAACGACTACCAAAAGGCTCCGAGATAACATCAACGATGATTGTATAGTCTAAACCCCTAATAAATATCGGGAAACCGAGGGTATTGATTGTTGACGGGGATATCGTTCTAACTTCAGATAACGAAATTCTCCTAAAAGGTTCGATGAAAGATGTGACAAATCCAATTTCTTATCAAAAACAAAGTGCTCCTTCTCACAAAATTTGCCATCGTGAATTTGTAAAAACAGACCTTCGCGGATTCGGAACAAAGGTTGGAACATATAGCAATTATTCCACACAACTTGAAGCAATGCTTCCGTTGTTTCAAAGACCAGAACAAAAACGCCAGCGAGACGAAATTGAGTTGCGTAAAAAGCTTCTTCGTGAAATCAACGGACAAGAAATCGACCGTATCAAAGGGGTTGAGGCAAAAGGTCCCCCGAAGGATGAATGGTTAAAATTTCAAAAAATTAATCAAGACGATTCTGATGATGTTAAAAAAGAAAAATATTATCACAACTCGTTGGTAATTGCTAAAAAACCATACTTCTTCAGATATCTTTATCCAGAACTCAATACTTCATATAAAGTTCACGAGAAGAAGTATAATGAACTTGCGAAATGTATGTTCAGAACGAAGCTAAAAGATCTTTTGGTCAAAGAAAATAAAACGCAAGAAGAAAAAAATCTTATTAAGCGATATCATAAGTTTTCTCCAGTCATTAACACAAACTGTACGATGAATATGTTGTGCCATATGATTGAAGATATAGATTTTGACATTCAATACGGCAAGAATTGTGTCAGTATGCTTCCGCATTATGACTTAAATCAATATCCAATCGATCCAGACATTCTTCGCAAATTCCGCGATATGTATCGGAAATTTAACGACAAAAAAGCAATTACGATTGTGAATCAAATTTTCAATGGTTCAGATGAAGAAAAAGCAGATGAAATCCGAATGGAAATTCTTGATTCAATCAGAGATGAACTTCGAGAAGAATACTCAGAGCTTGAAATGCAACCAATGGATGCGCTAACATACATTAAGGCTCTTTCACAAAGCTATTCAAAGTTCAATTATGATTTCGCTTGGAGTTTGCTCGATGAGCAGATTCTCGACGTCATTGAAGAAAAGGATGCATATGCTCCCGTTGAATGTGAAGACGGAGAAGAATATCTCGGAAGACGATTTAAGCTGAAAAAGATTCCGAAACAAATTCAGCAAATGATTATCGATCCAGAGACCGGTGAGGTTTTGGAGAAAGGAGAAGAAAAAAATGAGAATTATTAAACAAGGAAAACCAAAAGAAGAAGAAAAGACAGCTCGCTATGTTTGTAATAACTGCGGAGCAGAAATAGAAATCGAGATTGATGAATGCGCGGATTGCTGCCCTTGTTGCGGGGAAGAACAATTAATATTACTTCCGAAGATCTATAATAAGTCATTCCGTAAAACACTTTCTGCCGGAGAAGCTTTTCCAAGTAAATATTATCAATTTGGAATATCTGAAGATGCTAAAAGAGAATCGGACGAAGAAGTTCGTAGTATGATTGATGAAGCCGTTCAAACATATTTCAAAAGCAATTGTGGATATTGCTATAATGGTACAGGAGATACTTTCGTAGCGGTATTCCAGTCTGATAAAGATGATATTAATGATTATTTCGTAGTTGTTGGAAAAAATTATTATGAAATCAATTCTTGCGAATTAACCGATGATAGCGAGGAAAATGATGATAAATAAGTTTAAATTACTTGTTAAATACCATAATTTTAACGCTGATAAAATTGAAGATTATGATGTTTTAAAATATCAAGAAAAATTTATTAAAGACCTAAAGAAAAAAAGCCCGAACAGGGAAGAATTTTCCAAAAGTCTTCAATCTGAATTTATGTATAGATTTTGGGCAAAGTGCGAGTGGGAATTAATCATTTCCAAAACGGAGGAGGAACGAATTATCCTTTCTCCGTGGATCGGAGGTCGAAATCCAGAGACATCTTCTCTTGATGTAACAGATGATAAAAGTTTTGACTGGATCGGTTTTGCAGATAAATATATTGGTAAACAGAATTTTGGTAACAAGGCAAAGGTCGATATTTATGATCAAATTATGTATGGAGATAGATTTTCAAAACTTGTAGACGAATTATGGTATACTCGGTTGCCATATGAACGCGATCACGAAAAATTTCATAAGGATTAATTAAGAGGTTTAAATTGGAAAATTATAATGTAGAAATGTTAAAATCTCCGACCGATGAAGATTGGATGTGGGTAAAAACTTGTACTCTTAATACGGTTGGAAAGAAATCAACAAAGCTCCCAACCGATGAATGGAAAAAGAAACTTATTGAAGCAGAACATAGTCCAATGCGTGAGTTGTGGTTTGGATTTAAACTCGAAATCCCATACTGGGTTTCAGTACATATTGTGCGCCATCATATTGGCTGCAATCATTATGTTCAGTCACAGAGAAATGACAGACAAGAAAAGTATGATAGAACTTCCGCCCCGCAAGGAGAACTTGTTAGTCACATTCTTTCTATTAACGCACAGGAGCTTGTTTTTATGGCGCATAAGAGATTATGCGGCCAAGCATCTCCAGAAACGAGAGCGGTTGTAAGAAAAATGTGTGACCTTGTTATCGAGAAATATCCTGAATTTAATAATGTTCTCGTTCCTCTTTGTCAATATAGAGGCGGGTTATGTACTGAATTCTATCCGTGTGGGTTAAATAAAAAGTTTCAATCAAAAGAGGAGATTAGTTAAAATATATGGCCAACCGTTTTAAGGACTATCACGCAAAAATCAAGAGTAATAAAAGTACCATTTTATCTGACGAGGAGTTAAAGCTTTATTCGAGAACATCAAATAATGAAGGTATTTCTCACGATCATAAAGAGTGGGAGAGTAATTATATTCGCCCGATTGCAATAATTGATGAAGATGCTCCGGAAACTCCGGATAATGCAGATAAAGAAAAAACAATTATTAGAAATATGGAACGTGAACAAAAGGTAAAAGAGACGCAAAGTCAAGAATCGGAGGAAGAGTGATAATGGCAGAGAAAATTGTAGATATCGATAGGGAGTTTTCTACGACAGAAGTTGTAGATAGCTCGTATGACGTTCGAGATTATCGAATTGCGGCAGAAAAGGAATTTCCAGAAACATTTGAACTTTCAAAGAAGGTTAATATCAAAAATCAGGGCTCAAAACCAACTTGCGTTGCTCACGCACTGTCTTCTCTAGTTGAGTATCATAATTTAGTTGAAACTGGAAAATACCGCAAGTTCAGTACGGAGTTTATTTATGGTACTCGCGATATTGGTTATTATATTGGCGACGGTATGATGATTCGCGACGCACTAAAAACAATTCAGAAGTACGGAGATTGTTATTATACTGATTGTTCTGGAAACTCAAATGTACAAGATGCGATGAATAAAGTTAATGAAAAAGTAGAAGAATATCGAGATTTGGCTTATCCTCACAGAGTTGGATCATATTATCGAGTAAAAACTCCTGAAGAAATTAAAACCGCTTTAATGAATCACGGCCCAGTCGTTATTTCGATGACGTGCAAAGAAGGCGCAAGAATTGTAGATGATACTTATACATTTACAGAAGGCGCTAAAGACAGTGGAAGGCATTGTGTTCTAATTGTTGGATGGAATGAAAAAGGTTGGATTGTTCAAAATTCGTGGGGCATTTGGTATGCTGGCGACGGGTATTTCATATTGCCGTTTGATTTTAAATTAAATGAAGCGTGGGGAACGATTGACCAGGAAGACGATTATTCTCTTTTGAAGAGAAAAGCAAGAAACAAGTTTATGAATAAAGTTTACGAAATTATTAACAAAATCGTAAATTGGTTCTACAGCAGAAAGAAGCAGAAAGAATCGTAAAAAATTTTGAAAAATTTTCTCAAAACCTCTTGACAAACGAAAAGTTTTGTGATATAATATAAGCAGAAAAGATTCACAGAAAGTTGTTGGAGTAATTTATAATATGGGGAAACCGACCTCCGAGAAATGTGGCGTTGATTCGCAGCACGAAAGTAATCTTCGTAATATCTACGGGACTTTTGCCGCCGAGGGTATGACGATTAGCAAATCGACCCGCAGCAACCTTGACCGGATTGCCAGCGGGCAGACCAGCTACCAGCAGGTCTTGGCCGAGCTGCGGGCAAAATACGAAAAGAAAGAACAAGGAGATAAAACTAATGACAAATATTGAAAAACTCCAGGCAATGTCGATTGATGAATTTTCGCTTTGGCTCGATGAAAACGGATTGTTTGATAACTCTCCGTGGATGAATTGGTTTGATAAGGAATATTGTGAAAACTGCGAAGCTGAAAAAGTTATGATGGAAAATGGAAAGACTTGCCCGTGCGCATATTGCGAGATTCACGAACACTGTCGATTCTTCCCGGACATTCCAACTCCGGTAAATTATGACATTATTAAGATGTGGCTTCAAAGAGAAGAGACGGGAGAAGAAAAGAAATGATTCTCATATTAGTAATTTGTCTCTTTTTGATAGAAGATCTTAAGCGAAAATAATCGAAAAATTTTTTAGAAAATTTTCAAAAACCCCTTGACAAACGCAGGAAAATATGGTATAATATATATAGAAGGAAGAAAGAGCAAGGATTTAAGAAATTCCTTCTGACGGTGACTCCGATAACCGAAAATTTTCGGAAAATATGGGCGGGTATCTCAGTTGGATAGAGGAACGGTACTCATAATTGAGTCTTGACAAAAGACTCGAACAGCAATTATATAATTGGAGAAATAGCCTCCGTTAGTCGATGGTTCGAATCCATCCCCGTCCACCAAAATTAAATACTTGTCATTCGACAAGTATAGAACATAGCAAAGACACGAACAGCAATCTTGTTAATAATAATTTCAAATTAGAAGTAATTATACATATTGTGTCTTGTGAGCCTATGTTCTATATTGGTCGAATGACCACTGGGGCGCGAACAGCAATTTTTTGGATTCTACTGCTAATAGAAAATACCACTGCGCCCCGGATTTCATATAAGAAATCAAAAAAGCGAGGAAAAGGAAATGTTTATGGATGCTATTCGAGATAATATTCTCGAAAATCACAACATATCGATTACTGAAAACGGAGCAATCGGATATGAAACAACCGGAAAGAATCTTCTTGATTTGAACTTCTCGGTCGCCTCTCTCCGAAATACTTCGGAAGCAGAAATCGCAAAAAGATTTTACAACGCGTTTCTCGAAGATAAGAATCTTGCGATGCGCTGGCTGTTTTTTGCAAGAGATATTCGTGGAGGGCTCGGAGAGCGCCGTCTGTTTAGAGCTGTTATTGAAGCTCTTTCGATGGAAGACCCTGAAGTTGTTAAAGCAATTATTCCGCTTGTTCCGGAATATGGCAGATATGATGATCTCTGGTGTCTGCTCAACACTCCTGTTAATGATGTTGTGATTAGCTTTGTAGCAAAGCAGTTCGAGAGCGACATTGCCGGTCTGATTGAACGTAAACCAATTTCCCTTCTTGGAAAGTGGGCACCGTCACCTTCTGCTTCTTCGAGAGAAACGAAGCGCTATGCTAAAATTATCGCAAAAGGACTTGGTTTGACGGAAAGGGATTATCGTAAGGGATTGAGTAAGATTCGTAAGTATCTCGACATTGTTGAAGTAAAGATGTCTGCGAAGAGATGGGGTGAAATCAATTACGAAACAGTTCCTTCTCGTGCAAATCTGATTTATAATAATGCTTTCCTTCGCAACGACGAAGAGCGTCGCCAGGAGTATCTTGAAAGCCTGA